TCAAAAAACTTGGCGAGGATTTCTCCTTTGGTACTCTTTGAAGCCATGGTAAGACCTCCTGCTTATCTGTGTGAGTTTCAAAATTAGGTATATTATACCTTACTTCCAACTTTTTTTCAAGATGGTCTATGCAAATCTCTATAAGTCTATATTTATCGATATTGCGACATTATTTCGAAGTCGTTTTTGCCATTCCAAAATGGACTCTATGAAAATCTCTGTAAGTCTATATATCTTTTGAAGATTTGGTGTCAAAATTGGTGTCAAATAATTAGGAAACAATCCTATTAAACTGTTTGATTGCCTCTGCTTCGGTCTCTTCTTTTAAGATATGAGTATACACTTTCAAGGTTATATCGGGCGACGAATGTCCCATGAGGTATTGAACCGATTTAACATCCATCTTGGCTTTGACAAGCCGTGTACAATATTCGTGACGCATACTATGGGCAGTGACTTCAGGCAATGGTTCATCATGGCAACTATTATAGGCTTTGATTAGTCCTTCAAAAATTCTAACAAGGTTTTTATTCGTATAGGGCCTTCCAGTTTTTGCTATAAACAAGAAGTCGGCTTGCCCATCTATTATTCTCTCTGCTTTTACAATCGGACGTTGTTTTACCGCTTCTTCAAAAGCAATGATGGCGTCTTTAGATAATGGGATAGTCCTTATCCCACTTTCTGTTTTTGTAGGTGCTAAATACAGCCCGCCGCTCTTTCCATCGTACACCATCTGATGAGATATAGTAACAGTGTTATTATCAAAATCAAATGACTTTTTTGTTAGCCCGCATAATTCTCCTGCTCGAAGTCCTGTCTCGTGCAAAAGCATCACCATGCCAACATGCCTTTTATATACTCGACTAGATTTCATGAACTTGATCAGATTTTGATACTGCTCTTCTGTTAATATTTCTTTTTCTTTTGAGTCACATTTGACAACTGTATTTAATTTAAAAACGAATGGATTTCTAGGAATTATATTCTCATCAAACATTTCTTGAAATGCCGGTCTAGCTAAAGACATGACATCTCTGATTGTTGTATAACAATATCCTTCGTTATCCAATTCTCGTGCAAATTGTTTTACATCTCGCACTAAAATATCAGTTGCATTCATTTCCCCAATTAGGTGATTCTGAAAGATTTTCAAATTCTGCGATTTTGTTTTATAGCTGCTTGGCCTAATAGTAAGTTTTGTTTCTTCGAGATGTCTTTTTGCTAATTGGTACACTGTGATTTTTGAAGCAGATGTTATACCCAAATTAAGTTTTTCTTGGATTTCAGCTTCTTTTTCTCTCAATTCTTTAAGTGAAGTGGCGTATATTATTGAGCGTTTTCCAAGTTTGTTTGTCCATCTATATTGGTATCTCCCATCCTTTCTCTGGCTCTCGCCGTCTTTTAAAACTTTGCCATTATTATCTTTACGTCTTATCATGATGCAGAACTCCTTACGTTATATAAGAAGCTCTGGTGTGACACCATGAGTATACCACATCAGAGCCTATATTTCAAACAGAATACGTTTGATCTATATATTTTTCGAGAGCCTTACGTTTGATAAGACGTTTATTCCCCACCCAAAGTACCAATGGACAGTTTTCATCATCAGTAATCGCTCTTAGTCGGCAGACCCCAATCCCCGTGTAAGCAGCCGCTTCATCTAACGTCAGAGTCGTCTTTTCCCAAATTGGGACTTCCTTCATTCAATCACCTCTTCCATCTTCTCTTCCCCATACCTCGCCACACACACATTATATAAGAGCATGGCACGTGTCATAAGGCCAACTCCGCCGATACGAGGTGTAACTTTGATATCTTCCATCTCATAAATATCATCGGCGCAGTCTCCGTGTTGCTTTCCGTTCTCGTCATAGTTGATGCCAACATCGATGCAGACTTCAACCCGATCAAGACTAAACGGTGTGATAAAGTTGCGCTTGCCCACAGCAGAGATGACCACATCGACCATTTCAAATCCAAGAGTAGTGGCCTTCATGCGGGAACCCGTGCTATTCACAGAGATCACATTACAGTGCCGTTTAATCAGCATATCAACCAGCGGACGACCAACAATATCAGATTGACCGCATACGAGTACATTCTTGCCATCCAGATCGTAACCGATGGAGTCAAAAATCTTCATAACGCCCAGCGGAGTGCAGGGCTGAAATTTAGATGTAGAATTAAAGCCATCAACGTCAAGTTCATCTGGAATACAAATATTTTTAGGGTCGATATGTTTTGGCAACGGAAGCTGAACAATGATACCGTCCACATATTCCCAATTATAATCTTCTAAGATCTTGTTGTTCAATTCATCTTCGGTAATATTTTCTGGCAGTTTGACAAGCTCCACTCCGATTCCAACCTCTTCACAGTCACGCAGCTTGCCGCGAATATAAGCATTGGATGCAGGGTTGTCCCCTACTTGATAAATATGTAAAATAGGAGCATAGTCATCTTCTGCGATGACATTCTTGATTTTATTTTTGATATCCTGTGCGATAGATTTGCAGTCAATAATCATTGTGAGTCTCCTTTATAAGAATGTCTGAAATAGTTTCCTAAGCTTTGCGCTGAGAGCGTTATTTTCAAGATATGACGAAGAATTCAATCTGAACTTTCTGTACGGAACGTTTTCAGATGATAGATAAACATCATAATTGATGTCGTCTATTGTGAAGGACTCATTAGTGACAACTTTGGCGGTCGGTAAAAGACATTCAAGCAATGAAATATCATAATTGAAATCCTGACAAAGAGATTTACCAAAATCATCAATATCTGGAATCTTCTCATTATCGATATAGTCCCAAATATATTTTATTCCAGTTAGACCATCTTTCATGAGGCTATCCGTTTTTACCATTTTGTGTAGGTCTGTATCAATCAAAATAAATCTACTATAGAATCCAGAAAATCCTCCATTAGACTGTAAAAGCAGCTTCATATGTTTTCTCCTTTATACTCACTACTACTATACAGAATATTTCGTAGCTGATTGATAAAACCATCAACAACGCATTCACTGCAATCTAAATTAACCGTACACATGCCACAGCTATCAGTATAATGGTGCAGTAGATCTTCGATTGATCTTTTATAATATTCTGTTTGGTCTTTATAAAACCCTAATTCTACCGTAAATTCGCCGCTTTTATTTAACGTATTACCGCTATTATTTTTACTCATTTATTACCTCAAATAAGATGAAGAAGCCATTGTTTGCTCCAATCGATATTTTTCATGTTCACCCAGCATTTCACGTCGCCATCTTTGAATAAATATTTCTGATTGAACTTTCTTAATGTAAAATGTGGCTCGCAGTCCGGCCATGAAAAATTACCGGGACATCTCCACACAAGATATAAATCACCCGGAATTAGGTTTGACTTATTTGTTGTCATACAACTTAACAAAAGTGTTTTAACGAATGGATTATACATATCGACATAGGCTACTACGTTTAAACATGGGCGCGTGACGTTATTTAGATATGGATGAATGAAGTTCCTTGAGATTCTAAATCCAGGCTTAAATCCATCTATATCAATCCAATATGCGATTTTCCATCTTGGAGTCCAATCTCCGTAATCTACTATTGTAAGGTATGGTCGGTAGTTCACAAAACAAATTTTACCATCCAAGTTCAACACCACTTTCGTTTACAATATAGATGCCGTTGTCTTTCAAATACTCAATAAATTCTTCGTGTGGCAACTTATGGGCGAGCTCACAAATAGTGTAATTACTTCTGCCTTTCACCCACTTTGTTTCTTTTCTCAAGTTAGACCACTGATGTACACGAAATTCCTTACAACGCCATTTTAAATGAAAGGTATCCGCACACGAATCGCAAATTGGTATCTCTACATAAAAGTCACCCGGATAGCGTTTTCGTCGCCACCACTCCATATCATAGAATACAATACCATAGAGTTCAGGATAATCTTCAAATCCATGTTCTCTAAGGTAAGCAAAACCCAATCCATTGATGGTCCATTCTGGCGACCTTGGAACTGTATATCGAAGCTGCGATTCTGTATGCGAGATACAGGCATTGTTATATTTTCCATCAATGCCCATAATGTACCAGTCGGATTTATAATAGCCTATTTGCTTAGTCAAACTCTTACCACCTCATAAAATCTAGTTTTATTTTATAAATCCAATCCATTCTCCATCTTTTGTTAATGCACAGCCATAACTATTTGGATGCATTTTGCAACCTTCTTTTGCGATGCACGTACCACAGTTTGGATGTTCACCGTAGCGATACTTTTCGATGATTTCATTTTTGTTTTCTTTCATTGTCTGCCCTCCATAAATCATACATTTTACTGCATACTCACACGATTATATACTGACCCATTCTTATCAGCCAGCAAGCACTGCTCTAGATGTTTTTGTTTTTTCATAAGCTCGTATTTGGCAGCGAAAATCATACCATTATATTCAGTTGCCGCTTCTTCATAAGTGTCTGCGAAACGATAACAATCAGGATTTGCCCCAACGCTAAAAGTCTTTGATCTCGTTTTGTTACTCAAGGTATGGAACTTAGAATAGTAACTTCTTTCTTCAAAAGTACCAAAGACAGGCTCACATTTGATGCCAGCCTTTGTATCGTCAAATCTAAATCCAGTACACCATAGAGGAGTATCTTCTGGGACTGTTTTAATGTCGTAAACCATATTTTATTCCTCAAATATTATTCGCCGCAAACACAAACGACCTATTAAAAATATCTTTGAGATTTTTTTCTTGAATCTTATTTCCTTCAGATAAAGTAACCTTGATAACTTCATCGTCGGTATATGTCTCATCATATTCTGCCGTGTCGCAAATCTTATACAGTTTGCTGTCTTTATTTTGAAATAGAGCTCCCTCACCAAGTTTTAATGGAGCTGTTTTCTTTTCTTCTCGAATATGTGCTTTCATGCGACCTCGATTCTTTCTTTAGCAATTTCAAAATATTTCTGATTAAGCTCTATTCCAATATAATTTCGTTCAAGCTTTCTAGCGGCGACGCCACTTCCACCAACTCCCATACAATTATCAAGAACGGTTTCACCTTTATTCGTATATGTACTGATAAGCCACTCCATTAAAGCCACTGGCTTTTCGGTTGGATGAAGCATAACAGAACTATGCGCTCTTGGAAAAGTCACCAAAGATTTTGGATACTTCTTTGTGTCTCCTACTCTTTCCGCAGATGCCTGATTTGTAGAATTAAAGTTGCCGTAGTTGTTGTTTTTACGATTTCCATCTTTATATTTTGTGCCCATTCCGTGTAGCGGTTCACCTTCTGTGAATTGTGGATTATATGTAGGAAGCCTTTTATAAAAAACAACAATTTCTTCTGTACTGCGGAGTGGCATTCGTTTTGCATTCAAAAATCCAGATGAAAGAACTTTGTTCCACACGAGATTATATCGCCACATTTTGCGGTTACTTTCCATAAGATCTGCCATAAACATTCCATCGGCAAATAGGCAAATCGCACCGTTATCTTTAATAATTCGGTTGTATTGATCCCACAGCTTGTCGAAAGGAATCACAGAATCCCATTTATTGTGAGTGACACCATATGGCAAGTCACAAAGAATCATATCGATAGATTTATCTGTGATTTGTGGCATAATTTTCAAACAATCATCATTATAAAGTTCCATTCATTCACATCCTCTTATTCCTCCCACCCACCCATAAAATTTACCTTTTACCAGAATGAATATTTCGTTCTAATCGAAGGTGTTTCTACACTTTTTGCAGGATTCTCCAGCGTTGCAGCCGATGCGATAATTTCACCGATGCTCTTCTGGAATTCCTGCAATTTCTTCAATTCGCTTTTAATATCAACTTTCACTTCGACATTTTCAATAAACCCAATGTCCTCAAGACATTTACAGTAACCGGCAATCTCGTTATAGAAGATGTGGTCGTATTCTTCCAAAAGCGTGTGCTCGTCAAACAGCTTTACTTGCCATGCAATTCCAAATGGAGCTTCTTTCTCGTAATGAGATTCGATAATATAATACTTCATTATATATTCTCCTTACTTGATGCTGTCCTTAGCTTTAACCCTCTTTAAAACATCAGCTTTATTCTCTTACTGTTTTCCGGTACTTCCAAAACCACCGGCTCCACGCTCAGTTTCGTCCAATTCGGAAACTTCTTCAAAATCAGCCTGCCAAAACGGAACAACTGCCATCTGAGCAATACGGTCACCATGAGTAATCATTTGAGGGATGTCGGAATGATTATGTAAAGCAACGATGTACTCGCCACGATAATCCTGATCGCAAATACCAGTTTTATTCGCAGGAGCAAGTCCCTGCTTGGTTGCCATACCGCTACGAGCGTAGATAGCGACGTACCAACCTTCCGGCAGAGCCATTCGCAGACCAGTATGTACCTTAACTGTCTCACCCGGCTGAATCATAATGCAGCGGTCGCCATTCTTGTTTACCATCGTTGCATCATCAAAACTAATGTAAGCATACAGGTCTGCACAAGCAGCATTTTTAGAACCATAAGTCGGCAGACGAGCATCTTCGTGCAGTTTATTGATCTTAATGTTGGGGCGATACGGCATCCGACTCATGCCATAGCCAAGATTAGTAGTTGCGTTTCCTAAATCCATATTATTTTCCTTTCTCTTCTGGAGTCTACCAAAGGGTTGGCTCTTTATATCCAAGACTCCATTTAATATCAATTACTCGTTGGTTCTTACTTCCCATATATGGAAGTGAGATATCTTTTTCTGCTTCAATAAAAGGACCATCTACAAGGACGTTGATATCCGCAAGAATGTCAGCCACAAGTCCATCTTGGTTCCATAAGTCTTCCCACTTGTATCCAGTCCAGAGCCAGACGTCTTTTTTGCTTAGAAATTCAGTCCACACACGATGGACGATTTTCTTAACAACTTCTCTATTCTCCGGCAAGAGTGGATCTCCACCAGTAAGCGTAAGCCCCTGAATATAATCAGGTCGAAGTAAATCTACAATTTTATCAAGCGTTTCATCTGTGAATGGCTGACCACCATTCGGGTCCCATGTAGTAGGATTCTGACAGCCGGGACAATGATGATCACAACCCTGCACGAAAAGTGTGACGCGCACCCCTTCGCCATTTGCTATATCACAGGGAACAATTTTAGCGTAGTTCATTTAATGCCCTCCATTTTTGCCCCACAATAGGGACAATACTTAAAAGGCTTGTATTTCTCAGAGCCGATACAAGGTGTCTCGCGCGGATAGAAAAAATCTTCGTAAAACTGTTCGTTGCAATTAGAACAATGATATACAGAGTCTTCTTCGTCATCGCACGGCCAGTGATCCCAGTGTGCAATAGCACGAACTGTATTAGATTCTGCTTTCGGAAGCCCTAATAGGTCTTCGCGTTCTTCTGCTAGGAAATCGGAATAGTCATCTCGTTCGTCATAAAAGCGCATATGTTTTAAGCCACTGTCAATCTCATCTAGCAAAGGAGTGATGTCCGCCCATCGAGCATTTTCAGGAATGTATTTCGCCATCTTAAACCACCTCAATGCTTAAACGTCTGTAGTGCTGCAAACACGACAATAGCAACGTTCACAACTCCACAAAAGAACTTCTGTGTTCTTTCGTCATCAAAACTTGCCTTGGACACTTCAACGATAAGTTGCTCACATCGGATGCAACAGCCCATCATAATTAGAGTTGCTAAGACAGCAATCGTAAAATCAGTCAACATCGATTAACACCTCCTCGACAGGAATAATCTGACCATCAATGTAGTAGCACATCTGACCGTGCTCATTATAATAAGGAGACATATAACCATAGCCTCGATTGGTTGTACATTTAGAGAATAAGTAATACATAATATGTGTATCCTTGTCGTATACCATAGGGGTATCATTGATACGATAGAACCAACCATTCTCTACAGCTACATTCCCTACTGAGTCTTTCACACTTGTACTGCATCCAGTCAGTATAATCGCTGCTAGAAGTACACATACGGCAGTATTTTTGAAAGTCTTAAACATACTTTTCCTTTCTAATAAAAGCGGGATTTTAGAAAACGTATCCGGCTTCGTGTTCTTTAAAATCCTCTACACCTTCAATTATTTCCTTGTATCTATCTGGAAAGTTTTCTGGATAGAACCAGCCAAGTTCTTGATTTACTCCATAGTCGTAAAAACCAAGCTCTTCCCACTTTTTAAGATAATAAACAAACTGCTTGTATGGGATAATCTTACGAAGGTAAATATAGACATGGCGAGGCCACATAACTTTTCGGAACGTCCAACACATAGTAAAGAGAATCTTCTCATGTTCTTTAAGCCCCATCCTTCTCTTCCTCCGTCATGTATCGCCAATACACTACCTTATCGGCTACTTCATATAAATCTTCGTTATACCATACACCATTAAAAGTAATGCAGGCTTTACATTCTGTACCGTTCTTGTATTTTATAATAACATCTTCTGAGCACATTCCACCTTCTGGCACAGGAGGAGTGTTATTTTTTGCACAGAACCATCGTGTATCAATATTCTCTTCCTTATATGAAATCAACTTTATATTATGATAACAATGCTCAAGTTTGTCATAGATGTCGCCTTTAATTGAGTTGATATCTTCGTCTCCGTTTTCATCAACCAGAAGTTCAAGGATCACTTTCTTCACGTTCATTCTCCTTTAAATACCGCCATACATCAGGCACTTTTAAATAAGTAAGCCCCTTGTCTGGCATCCAATTTCCTTTCATTGAATACCACACTCTAGTTTCTCGTTCTCCGTATTTTGCTATGACAGTGCTACAAGGCTTCGGAAGATTTATCGTCGGGACATTCCAGTCATCCAACTTAGTTTCCGGCCAGTCAATTCGAGTGCCACACTGACCGCAATAACTATTTCGATTCCCATCTTCATTACAAAGATACTCGCCGCTGCCACAATACTGGCAAGCGATAATGCCTTCCTCTACAAAAGGATTGTTAATCATGTTCAGCCTCGATTTCTTTCCATCCAATAAAATCACAAACACAAAGCTTTTCTGGATCACATCTGTGGAGCAAGAATTTATTTTGTCCAGAAAGCCTAGATCCACCAGATACTTCAGCGGGTTTACGCCCATCTCTAAACATTTCGGAAAGAGTCCATTCCTCAACAGCAGATAAATCAACATCATAAAAAGTGATGTAGCGATCACATCCACGGCATTTAAAAATTTTTACGTATTTCTTTTCCATGTCAATTACTCCTGTGGATCATCGGGCAAAAACATCCAACGAGTTGGCTCTACACGACACCAATTACGGTCAACAATATCATACCAGTGCCCATTCTCGTGATAAAATACTACCGCCTTCCCCATTTCTGGGTCATAAACAAGAACAGGCTCGCTTTCACAAGTCTTTGGATTAGTTTTGGGCAAATCTTCTTTTATGCTAATCCACGAATCACTGCCAAAGGATTCCGCTTGGAAAGTCTTGCAAAATACGCCTTGTTCGTTTTTCAAAAGAATACGTTCAGCTTGATTGAATACATCATCAGGAACAGAGAGTTCAATTGTTCCGTTGTTTTTCTTTGCAATTACGTTAATAATGAACTCATCCGCATCCATATTAGCCAGCCTCCTCTTTCTCTTTATCATCAAAAAAAGATTCATAATCAAACCACTTATCCTCAAGAATATTGCCGATAATCTTTACTGTACTGCCCCAACCTTTAGTTGCAACACGGACGTATTTCCCTTTCATGCCCTCATACGTACTACAGCCAACCGTATCCATAATCCGCATGATGGCCTCAATGCCGGAAGCATAACCTTTAAAGTCTTTTGCTCCTACATATCCTTTACCAAGGACGTAGCCACCATAGCAACAACAAGGGCCATGACCATCAAGACTCAGATAAGAAACAAGGCAAGCGTGATCTTCCATACTAAGAGACACATTCTTAATTTCTGCATTCCAAATTTCGTATCCTTCAGCCTCAAGCTGCTTTTTTGTCCATTTCTTCATATATTTACCTCACAAAACGGCACTTTTATAAAAGCACGATGACTATTTCAGCCGTATTTAGGGTGAAGTAGTTGTCGTCGATCCGAAGTAATGTAGACAACCCCATGGAGTTAAAGCAAATTTTTCGTAAAAGTCATCCTCAGAATTGTTTTCTTTTGAATCCAATGTATTCGTCTCGTACTCAAACTGTCTCACTTCATTCTTAGTGAGCCATTTCTGCCACTTGCCACAAGTAGAGCAATACAGACCAATCTGGCTACCTTTACTCTGGATAAAGAAAGATCCCCTGCCACACTTACATTTAAAGTCCATCTTAGCCACCTGCCTTCTCTACATTCTGAACCATGCAGCTCATATCGGGATGAGATTTTTCAAAACGATAATATGCCTTATTTATAGCATCATTCTGATCCTGTGCCTTGACCATATATGTGTTGAATGCCTGATGTCCATCATCGTAGTACATTATTTCAACAGACCAATAATCCATATAGCTCCTTTCATGCCACCACACCCACCCTGCTAGTTAGTTTACTTGCTTCGACTGCCCTTAATGAAGCACTCAAGCAAAATAAGAGCCAACCAAATACCTGTTGCAACCTTAACTGTAAAAGTGATGTTCAACAGCTTAAAAATCAGCCAGATAATACCAATCGTGGCAATCCACGAAGTAAAATATGTAGCCACCAGAATCAGAACAATTCTGAGAAAAGAACCAAGTGCCTTAAAGAAATTCTTCCACACTTCTATGCTAATCACCTCCGGTCAATCGTCCTCGATATGGACACAAGCTGGAACAACCATCTCAGAGTCGTACAGGCGGATTAGTACCCCATTTGCAAGTTTTACTGCATTTGCATGGCAGTTATTTTCTGTTATAGTAGAAACTTTCATGCATAATGTCTTATTGCTTCCGTAATAAAATGGCTTGCCTTGCTCGATACTTTCAAATTCAACTGTTTCTTTTTCCTTTTTTAGAATTTTCATTTTATGTAACCCCACCAACCCACCGCTTATACATTATTTAATTGTCGCTCAAATGAACCACTCGATCTCGAATTTCCTGAGTGCGCCCCTGATTCCAAAAATTGGTTCCCAGGTAACCACAAGTACGTCTTACGACATTCATTTTGTTCTGGTCACGATTACCACAATTCGGGCACTCCCATACAAGCTTGTGGTTTTTCTCATCTTCTACAATTTTAATTTCGCCGTCGTAGCCGCAGCACTGGCAGTAGTCGGACTTGGTGTTCAGCTCCGCATACATGATGTTGTCGTAAATGAACTGCATAACACTAAGCACCGCAGGAATGTTCTGCTGCAGATTTGGCACCTCGATATAGCTAATCGCCCCTCCTGGAGAAAGCTTCTGGAACTCGCTCTCAAACTTTAGCTTAGTGAAAGCATCGATATGTTCACGGACAACGACATGATAAGAATTTGTTACGTAGTCATGGTCAGTAATATCTGGAATCATACCAAACCGCTTCTGCAAGCAACGTGCAAATTCATATGTAGTGGACTCCAAAGGAGTACCATACAGAGAGTAATCGATGTTTTCAGCGGCCTTCCACTCGTTACACTTATCATTCATGTGCCGCATAATTTCGAGAGCAAAAGGTTTAGCATCAGGATCGGTGTGGCTCTTGCCGGTCATATACTTCACACACTCATACAGACCGGCATAACCCAGGCTGATGGTAGAGTAGCCGCCGAAGAGCAACTTGTCGATCTTCTCGCCCTTCTTTAGACGAGCTAATGCACCGTACTGCCACAGGATAGGGGCCATATCAGAAGGAGTGCCGAGTAGACGCTTGTGACGAATCTGTAGAGCTCGATGACACAATTCGAGTCGTTCATCGAAGATTTTCCAGAATTTATCCTTGTCCCCTTCTGAACTGCAAGCCACGTCCACCAGATTGATGGTCACGACGCCCTGATTGAAGCGGCCATAATACTTATGCCACTTAACCCAATTCTTGGCATTAGCTACGTTCTCAGTGGTGCGGTCAGGAGTAAGGAAGGATCTACAGCCCATGCTAGGCCACACACCGCCTTTAAGCTCCTTCATAACCTTTGCGGAAATATAATCAGGAACCATTCGCTTGGCAGTACACTTAGCTGCCAGCTCAGTCAGGTAATAATACTTAGAATCAGAATGAATGTTATCCTCATCAAGAGCATAAATGAGCTTTGGGAAGGCCGGAGTGACCCATACACCAACTTCATTCTTTACACCCTGAATGCGCTGTTTTAACACTTCTTCAACAATTAGAGCCAAATCATCACGAGTCTGACCTTCTGGAACTTCATCGAGGTACATAAACACGGTGATAAAAGGGGCCTGACCGTTTGTCGTCATCAAAGTGACGACCTGATACTGGATGGTCTGCACGCCACGAGCAATTTCTTTATGTAAACGCTCTTCTACAATTCGATTGATAGTTTCAGACTCCGGCATCTTATCGATTTCATTATTCTGAACCATCTCGTAAAATTCTTGGTGTACTTCACTTGTGATCTTCTTGCGGGAAACATCTACGAATGGAGCCAGATGTGAAAGTGTAATACTCTGACCTCCAAATTGCATCGAAGCTACCTGTGCAATGATCTGGGTGGCAATGTTGCAGGCGGTGGAAAAGCTGTGAGGTTTTTCAATATAGGTGCCGGAGATGACGGTGCCGTTCTGGAGCATATCTTCAAGATTGACCAGATCGCAATTATGGCAGTGCATCACAAAATAATCTTTATCATGCACATGAATTAAACCACTTTTGTGTGCATCTCGGATATCCTTTGGAAGTAGAAGTCTGTCAGTTAGTTCCTTAGATACCTCTCCGGCCATGTAATCACGTTGCGTGCTATTGATGGTTGCGTTCTTATTACTGTTTTCCTGATTGATTGCGTCGTTCTGGGCATCAAGAATTTCAAGAATACTTGCGTTGGTTTTCTCTTTATCTCGAATTTCCTGACGATACTGCCGCCACTGACTATATGCATTTGCAACGTCAATAAACGGGCTATTTGCTAGACTGTCCACTACGATATCCTGAATCTGCTCAACAGAAAGAATGCCCGGCATGTCTGCGATATAGTCAGCAATCGCATTCGACACACGAGCGTCGATACCACCCGGTGTACAGGTCATCGCCTTCTCGACTGCATTCACAATCTTACTTTTATCAAAAGGGACTTCCGTTCCATCGCGTTTAATCACATATTCCATGTAATCACCTCTTACTCAGCATCCTGCGCATCGTTCTTTTCAGAAACAATCGTCGAATCGCTTACAAGGTTCACATTCTTAGTGACCTTTGCATCGTAACTGTTGGCACGGACAATTTCCTTCATATCAATGCCAGTTGCTTCACGAACGGCCTCAAAAGTCTGAGCCATGACTGCTGGGACATTGCCGGAAATCTCAGAAACACCATTTGCGTTACTGCCAATGATGGAAACCTTGTCAATGGACGCCAGCGGCTTTGCAACCTCAGCTGCAATGCTAGGAAGAATCTTAATGATCATTTCACCCATAGCCGCACCATTGTACTGCTTGTAAGCTTCAGCCTTCTTCAGCATAGCTTCTGCTTCAGCAAGACCCTTCTGCTTGATGGCCTCAGCTTCCGCCATGCCAACCATACGGATGCCTTCTGCCTCCTGTTCCTTAGCGAACTTTGCGGATTCTGCAGAACGCTCTGCTTCGTACTTCTTTGCTTCAGCTTCCTTCTGACGCTTATACAGGTCGGCGTCTGCCTGCTTGCGAATCTCCGCATCCAGCTTTTGCTGACGAACTTCTGCTTCCTGAGCGGCCAACTCAACCATCTTCTTCTGCTTTGCAATAGCTGCGTCAGCTTCAGCTTCCTTAATTTCCTTATCACGCAGATTCATTTGAATCTCACCAGCAGCTTCTGCATCAGCATTTGCCTTATCAGCCTCCGCCTTCAGAGCGGCCTGAGTCAGAAGATACTCATTGTTGCGCTGTGCAATAGCGGTCTTGGATTCAATTTCCTTTTCATTTGATTCACGAGCAGTATCCGCCTTAGCACGAGCAATATCACGAGCGGCTTCGGCCTTAGCAATCTCTGCCTGTTTCTTTACCAGCTCTTCCTGCTGAACACCAATTGCCTCAATGACACCATGATTATGACCCTGAGCATCAATAGCATCCTTAATATCCTGAACATTGAAAGTAACAACTTCCAGACCCATCTTTGCTAAATCAGGACGAGCATTCTCAACAACGGAAATTGCCATCTGTTTACGATTGGTCAGGATATCGTTGACAGTCATCTCAGAAACAATCTCTCGCAGATTGCCCTGAAGGACATCGTTGATCTTCTCGTTAATGCCATCTTCACTCATGCCAAGGAAGTTGGAAATAGCAGCCTGCTGACGAGCACTAATGTAAGTCTTTGCATCCTCACAACCGGCACTCTTAATCTCATCATCAGTTACAGTAGAGTTCTCAGAGTAAACCTGAACAGTAACAACAGAGTCCAGCCACAGAGAAACACCCTCTTTAGTCTTTACACCGGTTTCAGGAGTCTTGACATCAATCTTGAGCAATCGCATATTCAGACGGTCAGCTCGCTGAATAACCGGAAGGACGAACACGCCACGACCACAGATAACTTTCGGCTTAGACAGACCAAAACCTGTTACGACGATTGCCTGAGTAGGAGGAGCCTTCTTATAGCAAGTAAATGCAAAGGCGATCAGAAAGACAACAACGACAGGAATTGCAATAAACATCATATTCATGTATTTTTCTCCTTGATTATCTTAAAACAAATTTGGCAAAGCCAAAAATCAACATTGTAACAAACAGGGCAAATGCTGCAAATGGTTCTTCCCAGTTGTATCTCATTCTCATTTATGTAAACCTCTTAAAACTTGACCTCATCGGCACAATCAGGGACCACGGCAGTTTCGATGTTTGGAGCATGGATTTCTGGACAGAAAACCAAATCATCCGTATAGTCGGGCTTTGCATGACGAGGAATGTAATCCGACATCGTAGTCAGCTTATCAGTTACCTCGTTAGGGACTTTCTTGAGCGTATCTACGACACTTTCAGCAACCTTCTGCTGTTCCTCTAAAAGCCGGATTTTATAGTCTAAATACCAACGTGCCTTCGTTAAATCTTGAAGCTGAGAATTGCCATCTTTGTGTCCTGCCCGGCTCAAATACTTACCAACATTCCAAAGATAAGCATCTTTGTCCAACTGCCACTCTCGCAGCACTTTAATGGCTTCGTAGGGATTGTCTGCACCGCCGTAATGGACTGGATGGTCTACGTTCTTCTTAATTTCGTCAAGTGTTTCCATTTAATGCCTCCTGTTTCAGTTTGTCGTATTTATCACGAATCTCGTGGAACTTACCACAAGACATCATTCCTTCGGTACAACCATTGCCACAGCAGTTGGGACCAGCACACTTGAACAGATGAGGAGCAATCGGATAAACCAGCTTTAGCATCTCGGTTGCAAGATCCTTTATTTCAGGCTGCGCACGTTCACAGCAACGCAGATTAAAGAAATTGTTCAACGAACGAGCGTTCATTGTAACAATCATCTTCGTGGAACAAGCATTTGGCAGAACAGAACGTGCGTTCTCATTTGCAATCTTGGATGCTTTTACGCGTGCCTTTTTCTCAGTCAAACGAGAATCAGCAACCATCAGTTCTTCAGTAATTTTGTCCTCAAGAATCTGACACAGGTGCTTATAAGAATATTCAGCGGTCTGAATTGCCTGTTTAAATGCCTCTCTTGCTTCGCTATCATCGTCAATAACATCAGGAATGATGATTTCCGCATTATTCATTCGCACATAGCGCTGACTCTGTACACTGAATGATGCAATGCGATGCCGGGTAATCTGGGCAAGTAAAGACCGGCTCACACCTTCGATTCCAAAAGTAAAAGTCACATGCTCCGTAGGACTAGCGTGACCAAGGCTAGAAAGTCGATTTAGAAACTCATCAACCTTCTCATCGGTCAATCCATCCATCAAATTCTGAATACTCGAATTGGAGTAACACAGTTTTGCGGCTGCGGCTACCACCTTTTCAGGATCAGGAGTATGTGTAATCAGTTTAACTACCATTTAATCCTCCTTTACTTTAGAAGTGCAAACTTAAACCAATCTGGAAAATTGGATACTGAAATCCCATACTTGATAAGGCAAGACAACAGCCACAACGCAATCATGATTCCGACCGCAATAAGATAATCCTTAAAAATCTTAATGAAAGCAATCCACATCTTAATCCTGTCTCTCATTTATCTCACCTTTTTATCCCATTCATCTCTACGTTTTAGTGAAACAAGATAATTATGTTCAGTTGTCACAACACAATCATCTGCTTCCCGGTAAATAAGTTCGCCACGTTGTTCAATCGGATACCATCGTTCGAAATAAACTATATCTTTTTGATGATTATCCTTTTCGATTTTTTCGACCCTTACAGCCGAAATCATTGCAAAATAAGGGAGGCCAGATGGAACCTCTGTAATCAACACATAATCTCCAACACCAAATGAATTCCCGTATTGGTCAACCGCCACTTACCTCACCTCTTTCAATCAACTCATCTACAGTAACCTCTCCGCAGAGAACCAATTTAAGTTGCTCTTCTGACAACTGATATGTAATTGGCTCTCCACATTCAGTCGGATATCGAGCCAATGTTCTGTAATATTCTGCAAGGGCTCGTTCCTTACGACCCTGCTCACGATGGTCAATACCAATCATATCGCCCCACCTCCTTCCTAAAGTTTTTCACTCTTGCCAGTCACGACATATACGTCATCTTCGAGATCTTCTTTGTCAACAAACGATATTTCTCCTAGTCGCAGACCACACTTGTTACTTTCTGGTCTGTTGTCAATTATGTAGAAGTCGCCAGCATCACAAAGAACCTTATACCAGTGTCCTTTCTGCAAAGTGGCTTCTGCCGGACCCCACTCTTTATAATCCGTCCTGAAGTACATCCTCATTAGGACTCCTTATAGGGTTCCATATCGCCCTTCCAAATCTGGAAATAAGGATGTGCGTCAATGCCGTAAACCTGACCCTTCATGCCGGTACTGGTGATTTTGTAAGGCTTTCCGTCTTCAAGGCTATTGATAAAGTCCTGATACTGCGGACTCATCTTGAAGAAATCTTTCTTGCCTTGAATCCTCTTTACCTTAATGGTGACCTCATCACCAATCTTTGGCTCCCACTCTTCAACTGGCATTCCAGCCAGAAAGTCGGGGCCACCAGCCTTCTTGATTCGCCGGGCAAGGATTCGTGCCTTACGCTGTTCTCTGCGCCGGTCTTCTCGATTCATCGAATTACTCATATTCTGTTCCTTTCAGCTTATCAAAGTAGGGATCGCCGTCTTGCTTCTCTAATAAGTTGAGCTCCCCGGCGGAGCCTACAGAATACAAACGAAAATTTTTAAAAATCTCAGCGCCTTTAATAGTGGCTAGAGATGCAATTATGTACAATATATTGTGTTCATCTGTGCCATCCGTAAGTTGAACTTCAAGTCGTTCTTTCTTTGGGACGGCTAGTTTTTGGAAATCTGTCAGATAAAACCACCTTCTTCCAATTTCTTCACAATCTGTTTATTGACATTGATTGGAAGACGTGGATTTGTTAACTGTGCAGGAGACACGATGTTAACATAAAAGTATAGAGAAAATTTATCATCCAAATCCTCATATACTGCTGCAAATTCGCCAAAGCCAAAACGATCTTCCGTTATAATATGTTTCCAGATTGCGAACATTCGACTACTTTTATATGGTTCCCACCAACACCCATCATTCGAATGGCAATTTGCTTTGATAATTCGCATAACCTTTTTGCGAGTTTTCTTTGACATATTTTTCATATAGCATCTTCCTATTCTGCTTTCTTTGGGGTGGTTAGTTTTTTTTAAATCATTTATTTTGGCATAATGTATGCTTTCTCATTTTTCCGATAGCAATCAAAAATACGTGCGACAACGTCGTAGCATCTACTCTCAGAGTTATAACTACCAAGGATAATTCCACGCTCACCCATGCCCTGCCTTGCATAAACATTAAGGCTTGCGGTATCAATGATTGCCATACGGTCAAGATTTATAATTTCTCCGCCTTGCGTTAAAAGTAGCATTTTACACCTCACAAATCGGCAAGCTGTGCAGGAGAATTGATATCTGGACTATCCAAATCCATCCCAAACTCCTCAGACATTTCATTCTTGATTCCCCAAAAGTAACCTTCGGATGGAACGTAAACAATAGTCCACCATCCATACGCTTCTTTATTCTTAGGCGTGAATTCACGAGTTGGAATTCGATTGCCGCCGAAGCTAATTGTTGTGGTTTTGGATGGATTCTCAACACATTTGTTATCCAGAATCCGAAGAATGTGTTTAATAGACTTCTTGGAAAGATTCATGCCCGCCCCTCCCGTTCAGCTTTCCACTGAGCATACTTATCATAAGCAATCTTTTGAGCAAGCTCTCTATTCTCAGCGGTTACATAAATAGTCCACACCATTCCATTACCGTAAGGAACCGAATCAGGCTCCCATTCTTTGTCTTTAATATCTTCAACATCTCTATGGGAATGGATTACGAGCCAGTTTCTATTTTTTTCGTAGTGATAAACCTTCCAAACGCCAATCGGATTTATAATACAATCCTCGTACTCTTCGACATCACCGTCGTAAGCTGCAGCGATTCTTTCCGCTTTTTCTTTATCTTCAGTAATAGTAATAATTCGATAATTTGAATATTCACCTTCGGTTACTGCGTAATAAGTTTTCATAATCTTCTCCTTAGCCGTAGCTTACTTCATTCTTATCGTTTCCACCCATCCAATAAAAGGAATCTTTTAGCTTGTTTTTAGGCATATTTACCTCATTTTTGCTCCGCAATTTAGACAGTATTTTGAACATAGGGCTATGACTGGTCCTACAGTATTCCCACAGATTGAGCAACCCCATGCCCCATCGTATCTATCTTTACGCCGAATCCAATATCCTCTAGGCCGCATAGATTCCGCGTCAATTGTCGGAGCGTTTTCAATATTTTTCTTCATGAGAGCGATACCGTCTCGCCAAGCATCGGCTTCTTTTTCACTGTATTGCTTGATTGTCCAATTATTTCGGTCAAGCAAAGCATTTGCGTCAATCAACCTAACATCAGCCATAAGACACCTCGTTCTTGTCATCTCTAAATCTTACAAACGTCGGGAATTGCAGAGACTCAAGGCCGGTCTTTTTATCCATCGTGACCTCTTTATATTTACACTCCACAATCTTGCCGATGTAATTATCAGGATTTGCCCACACAGCAGCTCTCGTAGCATCATCAAAACCGGAACCAACACGAATCTCGTTACCTTTGTAATCAACAACCAGAGCGCCCATCGTACCAGCCAGACGGTTCTGACCTTCTTCAATCACGATGATACGAAGATCAACAGTATAAAAACGTTTTACTTTCAGGCATCCATTATGTCGTGCCCGGCGGTAAGGGACATCTCTGTTACAGACAAGTCCTTCCCAGTCATTTTCAACAGCATAATCAAGCCATTTAGTAATCTGTGAATGGTCGGTTCCTTCGTAGACCATCTCGACAACTTCAATGTTTTGAAGATTGTGCTGCTTGATTTTCTCTTTCAGTTCAAGAAGCCGCTGTTTACGAACTGAATATCGTTCAACACACTCGTCATTTTCAAACTGTCTCTGTAGAACCATATCGAAAATTACGAACTTGATGCAGCTCTTATCTGTAGAATCGCTGTTAATAATGCCTGTCCCAACAACGAAATTTTTGTTATCTGACAGACCATCGACATTCTTACGAATTAACTCTCCATCAAATACATAACCAAAATAGCCAGTATTTTTAATATCGTTGATAATGTGGTCAAGTCCAGTAAACTTTTGCGCCTGTCTGGAAATGAGCTGACCATTGATAAAGGTGCCGCGCACTCCATTTAATTTGCGCGATACAAAAATCATTTCATTCCGCTTCAGTTTAACCTTGTCAATCGGATATCCCTGCTGAACCTCCCAGACAGGAACAATCTCTTCGCCGTACACCTTATTGATGGTAGCTGCCTCGACTCCGATCGGCAGGTTCTTAGTGAACAGTCGTTTCAGAAACTCTTCGTATTCAGGATTTTTATGTAAATAATTCTGGATTGTTGCGATGGATGTATCAGAGCCTGTATTGTGACTAGCACCCATAATATAAAGGTATCCGCAGCTGAGATACTGAACATCGATATCCGGCTTTGCAGCTACCTTCTTATTGATCTTTGCATCAGACAGGCCAGTAACAATTGCCGGGTCAAGCAGGAATCGGAAGAATGCCATCAACTCATCAGCTTCATCTCCAAAATCCTTACGTGCATCCAGCAAAATGCGGGTCTTGTCCGTCTTTTTCTTTGCTTTCTGCAATGCCTTAACCATCGCATCAAGCTTACCTATGAGCTCTTTATCTGTCATAAAGCCTCCTTGCGTATCCTGTGTTATATAGTTATAGCTAATAAAGAAAGGCTTGTCGTTACGAGCAAGCCTTCTCTTTCTCGTATCCTGTGTTATGTACCTAAAGAGAGAATTTTAAGCCTCCGGGATGGAGACTTTTTATAACTATATTATATAGGATACAAATATAATTGTCAATGCTTTTCTGAAAATTCTTTCCGTAAAAATTCCTTCAAGAACGTCCGCTTATATGGAACTCTCGAAGTCTTTACAGCCCGATCAAGAGCGTGAGTTTCGGCGCAAATCATACAATACTTCTTTGCACGAGTGATGGCCGTATAGAGCCATTCTCTCGTCAGCATCAAGTACGCAGAGTTGTCCATACCAACAATCACATACGGAGCTTCACTGCCCTGCAGTTTATGACAACTCAAAGCATAAGCAAGCTCAAGTGTTGCCCAGATATTGTTTCCGCCAAAGTAATGAGGGATGAAGATCGTTCCCCACTGGTCAAAATTAACCAGAATAAAACTACTTTCAATCTTTCGGATAATGCCACGGTTCCCATTGAACACCGGACACTTCTCTTCCTTTTTATTTGTCTTGAGATTGTATGTGTGAAGCTCATAGTTGTTCTTGTTGATGATGACCTGATCGCCCTCACGCAGAGTATACACCCTATCCTTGCCATCACCATAGATTGTGACTTTTGCTTCTGCTTGACCACGACTCGGATTCACAATTTCCTGAATAGCATTATTGACTTCGTAGGTGCAGATACTGCCACGCAGCTTCTGTGGAAGTACAATCTGAATCTTCGAACTATCATTCCCTACCTTATTATATAAGGTACGGTACTGATTGATGATGTGATTGAATGACTCACTTGCGTCTTTATAGATATCAAGCTCCAAATCACGAAGTTCACCACGAATCTCACTGCCAGCCCAGCCATAAGGAACCAACTGCGTAGCGTTACGAACCTTAATGCTCTCCGTGATAATTGCAGACTTGGCTGCCTGACGATGGATCTTAGTCAAACGAGCCACAGGAACAACCTTAGATGCAAGCATATCCTTGAAGATGTTACACATACCGATACTCTCAAGCTGGCCGTCATCACCAATCATGATGAATCGCTTGCCAGTTTCGATTGCCTGAATCAAATCGTAAAACAATTGAGCACCAACCATAGAGGTCTCATCCAGAATGATAATGTCCTCATCCAGAGGATTGTCCTTATCGTGAACAAACCCACCGTTCTCGATGTCATATCCAAGAAGACGGTGAATAGTCTTACCGTCCTGACCAGTAATCTCCTGCATACGAGCTGCGGCGCGACCAGAAAGTGCAGTCTGAGCAAAAGACTTACCACGAAGAACCTTTAGAACACCAGCGACAACGGTACTTTTGCCAGTGTTACCTGTGACACAAATTCTTCCATTATATCTTGTCAGAAACATATGAGACGGAACAGTAAAACAATACTTATATCCATCGCTTGAACGAACAATATCAATATCGCTTTTACTGCCTTTTGTCATAAGAGAAACCTTTCCATTCGAGTGTTGCACAATATGAACATTATACTCTGTGACCATTCTACCGTGCCGTTCAATATTTGATTCATGTACAACAGAACGATAACCACAAGAAGAAAATGCGAACTGAATAAAATCTGCCGTTTCTTTAATCAGTGTACTAAAATCTTTCCGTCTCCCCTCTTTCACATGACCGTCCCAATTTAGAATCTCATCGCAAATTACCTCTAGCTGATGATGATTACAGCTATACCAATACGAAGTAAATCTTTTTTCTTTTCTTGGAGCGTAAAAGACAAAGTTCGAATATTCTAAGTCTTTTGGATTCCACTGATGCTCATCAAAGTATCTACCACTTTCCGAAAGAAGTCTTCTCATGCGAAGTTTCTTTCGCTCTTTTTTTACGTTTACTCTACACCAAGCTGATTTATGATCCTTCAAAAACGATCCATCGCAAATAACAGCACACATTAGTCTAATATCCGCATCGCTCAAATCGATTCCTGGACCATCATAATTAAACGTTGTTATAAAATGTCCGTTAAACCCAGACTTTCGTTTAATATTTCTTTGATACAACTCCCACATTGGGATTTTAGCTAAATTGTTTTTGCTGGTCAAGTAAACAACATTATGCTCTGCACTCAATAGTTGATTGATACTACCCGACTTGTTTTTCATGTGATATAGATATTCACATTTGAATTTTACATATTTCTCAGGCTCAACAAGCGTTGTAGTCCCATTTTCATTATATTGAAGAACTTTGTCGCCCTTAACATAATCTTTCATTTTTTTCCATTGGACACCATTAAAGAACTCCATCTCTGCATCGAGGCATCCGCCGTAGCCTGTTAAGATACAGACGTTGCTAGAGCATACCTTTTTAATAGCATCTCTTTGCTCTTCTGTATATTCGATACCAAGCGCATTTTCTGCCTCATTGATTGCTGCATCCATATTTCGACCAATCGGCTCAACAGGAGCATCCGCCAGACGCTTGATTTCCTTCGCAATACTATCTTCCAGATTCCACACTCTAGTTAAAGCAAATTCCTGACGGTCATCGCTCCACCAAAGTGTTTCACGTACATCATGCAGATGAAAAAGTGCCCTCTTAATGACCTCTTGGTCTCCCTCGTTCAATTCAAGTTCCTTGATACAGCTATTGATTGTCTGGTTTGCCGGAATGATAGAATTGCCTTCTTCGGCACGGGCGGCAAGAAAATGCATGACGTAAGCTTCGATTCTGAATTGCGAATTGTGCTTTAAACCCATATTCAAAGCAAGAGCGTCAGCTTTTTTCCAGCCGATGCCATACGCATCATCGATCAGGACGTAAGGATTCTCCTCAATTTTTCTTACCAGAGTGTCTGCACCGTGATACTGACGAACAAGCTTTTCAATAGCACTGGGAGTCAAACCGTACTCAATCAGTTTCGTGTACGCTTCACTGTTATCAATGTTGTTTTCAAAAGAGTCAACAATCTTTTGTGCTCGACCTTCCGTAATACCGCTAACAGTACAAAGGGACTTGATGTCACCATTCTTGATGATTTCATACGGATTCTCGAATGCTTCGTAAAGCATCTCAAACTGATGGTCAGTCAAAATAAAACGGAGAAAGCTTTTTTGTTCTTCCGGATCAGCGATCTCTTGAAACTCATTCATATAGATGATTTTGTACTGGTCACCAAACTTTTCATGGTGAACATACTCACCACAGAACGAATAAGTTTTATCCATATCGAGGCTAGGAACGTTGCCTTTTAGCCGAAGGTCGCTGTATCGGCTCATGATAGGATTTCCCTGCTTGACTTTTACCACCTCGGCAGAGAAAGTGGCGAAGCCGCCGGGCTCCACCTCCCTCCCATCTTTCGGATAAAAGACTCGTTTTATCCTGATGTAGCAACGGATCATATTTTCATTAAATTTCTTATCTGCCACTTTACAATCCTCTTACCTTATCTCTCTATCATGCAGCCATTGCCTATAAGGCTTGAAGTCATTCGCAATAACGTGCGATTCATCTTCCTTTTTTCCGAGCACAGCTACCTGACTTCCCTTTACAATCAAGTCCTGATAATCTGACAAGACCCTCGGCCATACGGTCAGCTCAATGATACCATCGCCAGAATATAGATTTACAAATGCAAACTGCATACCAGTCTTTGTTTTCTTCTTTTGGATCTTTGCGATAATACCAACAAGCACACAAGAATCACCTTCTTCAAGCTCCGAAAAGTCCTGAATATACTCGTATGCCTTTTCAAACGGGTTCTTATCAATGATGAACGTCTGCAGCGTCTGGAACTCCCAGAACTGTTCGTCTTTCAAATACTTCTCCGATTGCTCGGCCATATATGATTCTTTTTTCTTGAGCTTTTCAGTTTCATGTACGACACGGCGCTTTTCGTTATAGATTCGTAGGACAGTTTCTTTATCAACCTTTTTACCAACCTTATAATGCTCCGTATCAATACCCCACTTACTCAGCAAAACCGCCTTAGTAGGAAGCGTGTTCACAGGCTTAAACTCGGATTGTTCCAGCCCGCTGGCAATGTACTTTTCCAAAAATACTCGTTTGTTCTTTGTAGGAATCGCACCGGATTTAACCAATGCAATTATCTGTGTTTTCGTTGCACGGACACGACTTGTAAAATCTTCAAGCCCCTTGAATTTTCCATTTCTATCTCGTTCTGCAATGATAGCCTCAGCAAGCGTATTGCCAATACCACCGATAGCAGATAAGCCAAACAGGATTTTACCATTTGACACAGTGAAATCCATACCGGAACGATTGATACTCGGAGGAAGAATCTGAATATCAAAGCTGCGTGCATCCACCATAATCTTGTTGACCTTACCAACCTTTGCTTTATTTAGGTTCAGCATAGCCTTAAAGAATGCAAGCGGATGATGTGCTTTTAAGTATGCCGTTTGAAGGCAAATAACAGCGTATGCCTGAGAATGACTGGCGTTGAAACCATAGCCGCCCTTCGTTGACAACTCGTTGCAAATGTACTCGGCGGTCTCTTTGTCGTATCCATTCGCAATAATCTCATCATGAAGAAGTTCGACTTCTTCCTTGACTTTCTCAGGTTTCTTCTTTGCCAAACACTTACGCATTCTATCAGCACCGGCATCGTTTCTACCACCAAAGACCTTCGTGAGCTTCATGCTCTGTTCCTGATAGATATTCACGCCATAGGTACTGCGGAAAATTGGTTCCATATCAGGATGGAAGTAGTGAATATGTTCAGGATGGTACTTGCAATCAACGTATGTAGGAATCGACGGCATTGCATCAGGACGATAAAGAGCAATCAGAGCAGACAACTCTTCAATCGACCTCGGCTGAAGCTGCGCAACCAGATCTTTCATGCCGGACGATTCAATCTGGAATAGATTATCTGTCCGGCCAGAACAAATCAAATCGTAAGTTGCCTTGTCGTTTTCAAACTCAGGATTATTGATATCAATTTCCCAGTCTGGAATATTATCCTCACGCTTCGCTTCATCAATGGCAACCAGCGACGCAACACCAAGAATATCAAACTTAACAAGTCCAATCTTCTCGTCCATCACCTTGTCAACGGAAATAACGTGCTCTCCGTCAGTACCATGCCGGATACCGATATATTCATAGTAAGGATGTCGGCAGACGATAACACCACCAGCATGGATGCCATATCCTCGTGGACGACCATTGATGTGACTTGCGATGTCAAGTAATTCCTGATACTTCGGATTTTTTGCAACTTCCGGGTTGGCTTCAAGGCAATCTTTCCATGTCTTTTGAACGAACTTCTCGCTGATTTTTCTTATTTCAGCATACGGAAAGCCGAGAACTTTACCAACGTCTTGAATCGAAGTGACCGGAGTAGTGTACACGATGTTCATAACCTGAACTACTCGATCTTCTCCGTACTTCTGTGTCAAATACTCAACAACCTTTGCGCGGTCGCTAACATCCACATCAACGTCAGGAAGGTCTTTTCGCTCAATAGTAAGGAATCGTCCGAAGTCAAGCTCGTACTTAATTGAATCAAGTTGGGTAATACCAATCAGATAACATACAAGAGAACCAGCGGCAGAACCACGACCAGGGCCAACAATGACATCATTTTGCTTGCACCAGTTGATGTAATCAACCAGAATCAAAAAGTAGTCGCAGAAGTCTTTCTGTTCAATAACATACAGCTCATCATCAACACGCTTGCGGTAGATTTTCTGTTTCTCTACATCAAACTTATCGATGCCACGTTTCTTCCATCCCTCTTTTACAAGGTCTTTCAAGTAAGCTGCTGAGTTGGAATACTGTGGAGGAATCTCGATTTTAGGAAGTTCAGGTTCGTGCCAAGGCATATCCACATAGTCACACAAGTCAGCAACCTCATCAGTGTTGTTGATACACCATTCTGCTGCATCATATCCAATCTGTCCGTCAAGAACTTCATGTTGCTCTTCACGAGACATGAAATAACATCCTTCATAGATCTCTGCGGCAGTTTCCGTATCATGTGCGATACGAAGGAAGTAGTCTTGATAATAAAGATCCTCTTTGGTAGCTGCATGAACATCGTTTGTGACGACTACTTTTATATGAGTATCGTTTGCCAACCGCATGATTTTCTGGTTGTATTTTGCCTGTTCACTGTTTGCGTGAGCCTGGACCTCAAGATAATAGTGGGGGAATAAGCTCTTATACTCTTGAACCAGTTTGACACAAGTGTCATAATCATCCGTTCTGGACAACCTACTCACCAAACAAGCAGATAAAATAATCAGATTATTCGTGTCTTCTTTGGCGATGTCCTCTTTTGTAATGCGAGGACGGCTGTAAAAACCACGAAGATGACCAAGCGTAGACAAACGATTAACTGCCTGACGGCCAGCTTCGTTCTTGGCAATAATGATTAAATGCCAATATTTGCTGTTCTTATCCTTGACTTCCCTATCTTCACACTCGTATGCCTCGATACCATAAAGAAGTTTGACGTTCGGATACTTGTCTTTTAATTCTGAATAGTACGGCCAGCTCGTTACCTCACCATGTTCCGTAATGGCAATGGCTTTCAGACCAAGCTCAGATGCTCTTTTTAGATTTTCTTCTGGAGAAGAGAACCCATCTAGCAGACTGTAATTTGAGTGCGTGTGTAGACTACTTGACATTCTTACTCCTTCCTCTTATCTCCAAATTTAACAACGTCGTCGAAAAGCATCACATAGTCATCGGTGTACTTGTTACCATGGAAATGGCCGAAGTACCAGAATGGTTTACAATCGTTAGGATAGCATTCGTATATATTATCAAAGAATATTTCAGTTGACTGGTCTACTGTGCTTTGATCAATACCACCGATAAACAATTCAGTTGGAATGAACCGGAATGGACAGGTATGCGTGAGCATAACATCAATATCATCAATTTGAGGGTCATGTGTAATATTCCAGATCTTTTTCTTGGTCTTTTCATTCGGCTGTTCATCCGACCACCAATTCCACCCACGCTCCAACCGATAACATTTATCTACGGAATAAGCTCCGCCACAAACAAGACAGTTCAGAATTTCCCTATCAGCAAGAATCTGGTAAACCTCACCATCAATAGCAAAATACTGGTTTGGAAACTGCGGGTCATACCACACTCTTCCGCAAATATCACCACAAATCTTCCTTAGTTTGTAACCATCCTTACGAGACGGGCGGCGCTCGTGATTTCCATGAATGCAGAATAAATTCGCAGGGATGTCCGCAGCAATGGTCTTAATGCTCCATTCACGAGAATCATCCTTGCCGTAGTAATTCAAACCAGCATCGCCAAGGCAGATAATCCAATCATTCTTTCCAAGATTGTGTCTAATGCAAAACTTATTTAGCTTTAAGAGACGATTAAAGTCGCCGTGAATATCGCCTGTAATATAAACCATATACTCACCTCACTCAAAATCTTCTTTATCAATCACATAAGTTCGTGGATAAAACCTATCGTTTCTATCACCGAAAATATCAACAAAGTAGACTTTAACAATCTCAAACTCACGATTACACTCTTTGCTTTTTAGCATTTTAACTGCATCTCTTGCATTTTCAGCGTAGATTTCTCTGTGTAAGTTGTGATATTTCTTGAGCGTATAATTATATGTACGGTAATCAATTTTGTAATATCTATATCGTCGTTTTTCCATTTTTCATTCAAAATCAAGAACAATCATATCTCCCATTCCTTCGTAGAAAACATGATCCATCTTGAATTTCTCACTAACCGATCCGTGGTCAGTTTCGATACAAATCTCCCAATCTGGATGCTGCTCTGCAAATTTATCAAGAATATGAGTCAACTCATCCGGTTCAATAATGTGAGCACCATCATTTAAAATCTGATTAAATGCTGTACCTTCCCGAAGTAGTTCTAAATCTGCAATAGTATGTGCAAGTGATTGATGTGCTTTGTCAAGCAAATTTAATGACAAATCGTAACTATCCACTTTATTCATTGTCAACCAACTCTCCATTCTTTACTTTTACAGCCTTATCATCCCAATATTCATCAGCTCCAACCTTTCTAGGAGCAGTGCCAAAATGCTCTTTCCACTCAGGAAGACTCTCATTGATTGCATCAAACTGAATACCCCAATCAAAGCAAGCCTCCATTGCATCATACAGAAGCTTTCCTTCCCGACAAGTCCAGAGAATCAGACCAGCACCGTGCTTCTGTTCTTGAATTGCCTGGTAGATCACATTCCAGTTTGGTTCACCGATATCAGGATAATTATTCTCACAGAGAGTGCCATCAAAGTCGATGGCAATAGCGCGTTTCCAATTTCCCATATCAAATCACCTCAAAATCAACAATCTGCGCCTGCGGAGTTACTTTGTTTCCGTACTGATTTAAAGATAACCGACATACAGCATTGATATATTTCTCTTCCTGACCACCATAGAAGTCATTATTGATCCAGCCAATCATCCGGCCATTATCTGCAAAGCACACAAAATCAATACCCTTCTCTTCGTCGCTGAACCGCCACATATTTCCGTTCTTTCCCATTGGCTTGCAACTATCATGAGTAAGCGGAATCTTCTGAATAAGAAACAGTGGCTCAGGAATACCTGGTGCCCATACCTTCTGCATTTCATGCATTTTCTTAATAAGTGCAATACCAAGCTGGTCGTAATCAAATACAAAATCAAATACTGTGGCATTATCCATCACGGTATCCTTTAGCAATTCATCACAATCTGTAATAGCTTTAAAGATATTTTCTTTTTTGATTCTTACGCCAGCTGCATTTTCATGCCCAGAAACGGATTCAAAATCTCCGGTATTTGTTAAAAACTTTTTGAAATCTTCAATCGGAGATCCATCTGGATTTCGCATTGAACCGCCATAAACATCAGGCTCATCAGCAAAATCTCGAAGTAACACACACGGGCGACTATACATTTCTGCCAACTTAATAGCCACCACGCCAGTCAATCGGCTATCCAATACTCCTGTAGAGTCACAAAAAAGAACCTTGCTCTTGTCTGCTCCGTTTCTCTTGATGGCCTCTTGAAGTTCCGGGATTGCTTTGTCCCTCATTTTATTTTGCTGATACTTGCAAGACGAACACTCACGAGCTACATGTTGCGCCAGAGTCTCATCAATCGTGACACCGGCATTCTTGCCACGAGTCGGAGTATACTGGAAGGTCTGTTCCTCTCCGATCATCGCACGGAACATTCGCTTCTTTTGCTCGGATGAGCCAACACGAATCAGTGCGTTCATCATCGGAACAACGTAGAACTGAACATCATTGATAGTCGGGTCACCCTTGATGTTGAAGCTATTCGCCTCAACCAAAGCACAAATCATCGGATTTACAATTCGTGCCAGACCTTTCGTGCAAAGGCGCTTTGTCTCATACGAGCGCATATCCATGACATCACCGATGTTTCCGACTGCCACCAGATCAAGATACCGGTCTGCAACATCAGTCCAATTATATTCATCAACAGCCTGAAGAAACTTATACACCACGCCAGCGCCAGACAATTCCTTATTAGGATATACACCGTTCTGGTTGTTGACGATTACTGCGTAAGGATTCTCTCTGTCGCAGATGTGATGGTCAAGAATCAGAATATCAATGCCATTTTCGCGGAGTTCCTTACACTGTTCAACATCGTTGCTGCCAGCATCAGGAATAATCAGCAATGTAGTTTCAGGTGGAACCTCAATTTCTTTAGAGAGCCCATGCTCCTTTCCACTATGATGCAGAACATTGATTTTTCCAAAATAACCAATCGTCTTTAAATACTGAAACATCATTGAAGCACTTGTGAAGCCATCCACATCACAGTCTACAAGGATAGAGATAATAGACTTATTCCAGATGTGCTTATTTAATAGCCTGACAGCATCTTCCATGTTGTCCAGTTCCCACGGAGAATTCAGACAAGAATCATCTAGGTTCATGTAGGTCTTATAATCTTCAACCCCTCTGTTCTCCATAATTGTTCTAATCGGGTCCGATAGGTCGTTCCTACTTCCCTTCCAGAGTTTTACATTCATTTAATTCTCCTAACGCAGTTCTCAATCAATACCTTAAATTTTTCAGAATTGTCAGTTGGGGCTTCCTTTTCATCCAGAATCCCCTTATCATCTACTACAGCATACACACTTACGCCATCGACGAATCGATTGGCGAGAACCATAAGCTCACTAAGCTGAACGTCTTTATCAAAGACGAAACAAATATCAACGCAAAGACGTGTCAAAATTTCAATTTGATTTTGTGAAACCTTCTTCCCGCCAGTCGCCACACAGTTGCAGACATCCATGTTCCACATCTGCATGACAGACTTTTCAGCTTCACCAACATATACCAGACCTTTATTCTTAATATACGGCTCTGTCTTATACAGGCCATACAGAATACGGTTTCTGGCACACGGCTCAAGATATAGATACTTTAATTCACCTTCAGGCGGCTTACCAAAATATCTTCCCTTTACACCAACCAGAGTACCAATTTCATCTCTGATTGGAATCGTGATTCTATTTGTCAGTTCATCAAAGCCAATCTCAAACTCCCGCTGTGTCTCGTAAGATATCCCATCGTCAGCAAAAATCTGGTTAACATAAGGTTTGTAATAACCGAGGATGGCTTCGGAGATGGGGACTATCGGACGGTCATCCTCGTGTTCTTCACCTTCATTTTGCATGGCGATGAGCTCTTTTAGAACCAACATACTTTTAGGAAGGTCTTCCTCAAAGTTGTGATAGTAGTCAAGCCCAACCCATTCACAGATTTGCTTGATGGCTTTTGGGAAAGACAGTTCCAGAAAAAACTGAACGACAGAAATCAAATCATAGCTGGTCTTTCCATTGACAATGTCTCGTGTGTAATCTACCGCAGTAAGATTTTCATTCTCGTAGATACAGAGTGCCGTTCTATTGTCGCCATCTGGATTTGCACACTGGTAATACCCAGCTTTGTGACTAATATGATGACACCCAAGCTCTTCCAGAATCGGCTCAATCTGCTGTTCTTCAAGAATGTAATTTTTCAAATCTGCGATATTTACCATTGTAGTTCCTTACTTTCTGGTGCAGACACCGACCTCTTTCCAGACATTCTGGTTCAAATTCACTTCAAACATGATTTTCTTTTTCTCACCAAAACGGTTTTTATCGATGTTTCCAACGTAATACCGCTTATCTGGATTCAGCCGATGGGCACAGTCACCGCCCCACTCAGGGTCATGAGAGATGTATTGATACTTTGCGAATTTATCTTTCGGAATTTCCTTGAATAGAACCATCGTCCAAGCAACATGCTTAATCATTTTTGACTCAGCAATGTTGTTTGAATTCAGCTCATCAGGAAGATACTCATGAGCATTTTCAGCCAACTGAATACTGCCATAGATAAAGATCTTCAGGTTTTTCGCAATCTCTTCAAGCTCTGTGGCCGTGACCTTGAACGCTGCCCATTCACCAATCGAAGCGATGTCGTTCTTTAGAGTATCGTAGAACACATACTTAACTCCCTGAGTGAGAACTGCCTTCTGGATTTCAAATCGTAGGGACTTGTCACTATAATCAGCAGAAACATCTTTTGCGATAATCAAGCCTTGTGATTCGCTCTCAATCCACTGGCAAACATCAAGCACATTGCGATACTCTTCGCTTTCCTCATAGACGCGAGCTGTGAATTCATCAATGCTTTCTATGTATTCCCCGTCTTCGTTTTGCTTTCGGAAGATGAAGTTTCCATTTGCATCTCGGTACATTCCAAGGGTGATTTCTCGTTCATCCTTGTGAAAGCGATGACCATGCAACTCTTGAAACTCAGGATTATTGATGGCAGTGACTAGCAAGCAATACCGGACGGATTCAAGATCCATCTCATTCAGCAGCAGAAGAGCTTTCTGCTTTTGAACCAATGTGACGTAAGCAACAATCGCCATCATGTATCTAGTCTTGCCAGCGTTAGATGGCATACCATTGAACATCACAGTACCCAGCTTCAATCCTCGGAACAAATCATTCATGATTGGGTACTGGAACGGCAAGCCCATATCAGGAACGCTCAGACGTTCATTGACCATCGGCAACAGACCGTTATTCAAAATCTCAGCATCATCGTTTGTAATGATAACCGTATTGATCTTGTCGGCCTTGCCACGAATCAATTTGTAAATGTCCTGAGCACCAAACATTTCAAACTGTCGATGCTTCAAGATTCCTTCAATGTTAAATCCGTTTCTCTGATACTCACGAAGTAGCGAATATTTCTTCAGAATATTGAAATATCCCTTGATATCATCGTCATTCGCAAGGCTCATGTAGTATTCAATGGTTGACCAGCCCTTCAGCCGCTTGTATTGGGACAATCTGGACTCATCTTCAGCCATAAACGTTAAAACAGACGTTTTATTAAATTCTTGAGTCCGAGTTTCATAAATAATTAACGCTGCATCGTAGAAAAATTTTGTTGCTTCATCGGCAAAATCGTACTTGCTCTTGACATAATGCCCATACTCGACCAAAGAGTCAGGATGCTTGTAAATTGCGCCAACAAATAAAATTTCATTCGGGATATTTGAAATGAGTTCCACTCATCCACCTCCCTCTTTTATATCTCATCGAGAATTGCACTTATATCAATTTCATTCTCGTTTTTACTCTGTTTCGGTGCTGTTTTCATACGTTTCAGTACCGTTTCAGTCAGATTTTCCTTCGTTTTGTCTTCGCTTTCACTGCGAATCGAAGCTAATTTTTCTTTTCGTTCGAGATAACTAGGATATTGCGCCAGCAAAACAGCCAAATCGTAATTCCATCGCTGACTCATATCGCAACCCTTTGCTTCTTTCTCGGCAACTATCTTATCTAGTCGGGGTTTCGCTAGAACCCACATATCGTAAAGTTCTAGCGGAGGAATAGAACCTCTATATTTGTAATAATTACCGGAAATCAGCTGCGTAAGTTTCGAGTAGAAGCTACCAGGAACAACCGCCGGGGCGTATGTATCTCGAATATGGTCGAAAAGAATCTTTTTCTCTTCCTGTTTGATATGAGCAAGCTCACGATTTTTGTCTTGCTCTCTCTTTTTGGAAAGAAGATCATCGACCTTTTTATCCGTAGTGTCATTCACTTTGTCAAAAAATGCCCTTAGCAGGTCATCTGTCCAAGGGCGTTTTTGATTTTTCTTTTTTTCTACAAAACAATCCTTATGGTAAAAACCAGTCTTGTCGTAGAAAAACGTGCTACGGTCTCGCTCGATGAAAATGTTCTTCCCGCAAATCTTGCATTTACGGGTTAGTTCCATTAAGCCAGTTCCTTCTCCATGACTGCGGCGACCTTCTTCAGTTCCTCAATATCAGTCATAGAACGGAATGCAGTAGACAGGCCAGCCGCCTTAACAGCCTTCTGTGCTGCGCTCTTCTTCACAGGAGAAGCGGAAGCAATCAGGTCGTTCAGCTTTGCCTTGATGTCATCCATAGAAGGCTCTTTACTATCGGAACTCTTATCTGCCGGAACATCATCCGGCTCATCGTTTTCGATACCAAGGTCACGCATACTCAGCTTAACCTCAGTCTTAACAGCATCGTTTAAGCCGTTCTTGATGACGTTCTCCCGATTCTTTGCGCTACTAGAGATAATATCCTGATACTCAAGCAGGGTCAGATCCTCAACGACCTCACCGCCCTTATGCATACCGGTACGATCCTTATCGAAGAAAGCGAGCTGCTGACCATCCTGAAAATACAGGCGGAACTCAGTATCAACGTTGTACTCCTGACCAGCAAACCCATCAGGAATCTTACGACCAGTAGGCTCACTTACGATAGAACCATTCACAACCTTAGTATGCTTCTCGTCCTTCTCTCGGCAAACAACGATGTAGTTTACACCAGATGCATTCAGATCCAAAATCAGAGACTGACCCTTGAAGTTCAGGGTATTGAAATCCTTGAGCTCCATGCCAGCACCCTCAATCTTAACTGCCTTTTCATCACCGGTCAGACCCTGAGATGCGGCCTTAACCTTGGCACGCTTCTGCGAGAAGGCGGTGAGGCCCTGGGTAGCAGTCATCTTGAGGATGGAAGCGGAGTCAACAACCAGAGCGTCTGCACGGAACGGCTTACCATCTGCATCCAGATAAACATCTCCATTCTCATCCTCGATATCCTCATCGTTGGTAACCATCTTGATATAATCCTGAACTTCTGCCAGAGACTGGGTGTAAACAATCAACAGATTATCAGGATTCACACCATTGGCTTCCAGCTCCTCGGTGTAATTATCAATAGAACCATTTTCGGTATCCAAATACAGAACACGGAACGGCTTACCGTCTGCATTCTTCAAATAGCACAGCTGCATAGCAGTACGAGACTTACCAGTTCCCTGTTCGCCATAAATCAGCATATGAAGCTTCTTACGAACAGCAGATGCCTTACGAATCATAGCCATATATGTAAATTCCTCTCTAAATCTTTTCTTTTATTAAACTTTCAAACACTCATACCACGGATCGCCCGTTTCAACTGCATGAGCAACATAATCCAACTGACGGGTGATGTTATCCACACTATTAACCAGAAGGTCTTTACACCCTACCGGAACAGCACCACCATCGCATTCCGCGTCGGCTTTAGCTTCTGCAATAATCTCAGGATGCGTAGTAAACACAATAGACATCATCGGAGAGTCTTCTTCAGGTTCCTTTTCAAGCGCTTCGATGTAGACAATGTAAAATTTCATGCCATTATAAGCGGTATATTCAAGAGTATTCTGCATAACTAAACTCCTTATATATTCTGTATTGTATAGCTAAGGCTAAAACAAATTAACCCCAGTCGTCCTCTTCCTCATTTGCAGGAGTTGCAGTAGACTTGTTGGAACCGCCCCACCAAGAAGTATCATTCTCAGCAGCCTTTCCATCGAAGTCCTTCTTGGCCTGAGTGTTAGCAGCAATCTTTGCACGTGCCTCGGAGATATTGTCCTCAGTATAAGTGGGCTCCGCATCCTTATCGCCAGGATTCGGATCAAAGGAATCAGGATTAACACCCTCGATATACAGCTTGCGAACTGCCGGAGTGCCCTGACGCTTCATCTTGTTAGGACCACCCCAGATATTCTCAGTCTCAACTTCCTCAACCTTCTGCTGATTAACGACGGGACCAAAGCACTCGAAACTGGTGTAGGGCTTCAGACGCTTGCGAATAGAATCAGCCAGAACCTTATTCTGAGTGTTTGCCTTATAGTCAATGAAGAATTCTGCATCCTCGATGGTGTTGTAATTCACGATCTTTGCATCGACAACTACCTCATCGCACTCATCGCTCTTGCGACAACCAGTGTAAACAATGGTCTGAGTAAACAGAGCCAGCTCCTCGAAACCCTCTGCGTCAAAGTCAATTTCCTTAGAGCTCAGAGAAACCTGAGTAGGAACAAAGCGAATTTGGTGCTTTCCGTTATAAGTGCTGTACTCGATGTTGCCACGGACATACACATTGTCACCGTCATGCAGATTCTCAGAGATTTCCTTAGCTGCATCGAAGTCGGTCAGAGTCTTGTTGTCGTTGATAACCTTACCAGACTCATTCGTCTTCTTGGTAACACCGACCTTAACGCCAATCATGTCATAGCCTTCCGGTGCAACATAAGTCAGGCGATCCTTCCAAGCGACTTCCTTCTTATCCTTCTCGATGCCCTTGTCCTTATCGGCACGGCGGAAGAAATAAACCTTATCACGAGGCATACCAGCCAGATCAACATAGAAAGTATTTTTATTGGAAGTCTGAACGCCAAAGCTCAGGACACGGCGCATAGCACCACTCTTAGTCTCCTTCTCGTTATAGAAGTTACTACGCTGGGTGCCGGTGACCTTACCAGCCATCTCAAAAGAACCACGGGTTTGAGGAAGATTAAAAATTCTATCTGCCATATTAAGTCTCCTTTATGTAATTTTGTTTCATTTGCAATCACTTATGTTTCTTTTTATTGTCTTGAGTCAATTCATGCACTATTCATTTTATGTATTATCCTCCGTTTGGCTTACTGATGGCTTATATTTCATACGGCACTCACCGTTAGAAATCGTCCTTTAAGGGATTATGTACAAACATTGCGCCGAGCACTATTGGGAGCCGTTCTGAACACTCAGGACACAAATCAAAACTCAAAAACAAACCATCAAGTTGGCTACCATAAGAGTATTGATGCTCAAAACTGATTCCCTGCTCGCTACCTATCGGCTTGATTTCACGACCACACCAGTTACATATTTTTTTACATGTGTTCATACGGCATTACCCCATTTTTAATATTCTCTATCACGGAACATCTTAGATTGAGCACGAGTCAGTCTGTTGCTCCGTCCATACTTAGCTCTAAATGCAGACTGTAGCTTGTTGTTTGCGTATTCGAGGTCACTTTCCAGAATCTTAGCAGCTTCTTCGATGTAATCTCGAATGGCACAATACTGGTCGCTGTTGATACAATGTGTCTTTAGATAATCAAGCATATCGACTGCCTGATTTTTCAAAAGAAGTGTATCTTCAAGCTGAGTTTTACGCCGTTGGAAGAAATCTATATTCAACCCTGCACCTCCCACTTCTGCAGTCTTTCAAGCGTGGGACGAATCGTTCTCTCCCAATGCCTTACAAATCGCCAATCAAGTAATTGTCCGCAACGTGGACAGAAGTTATCAAGATTTGATAGTGTGTAATAACAAACCGGGCACTCATAACGTTTATAAACGTCATCGAGAAGAGGCTCTTTGTAATCTGTTCTAAACTCATAAAGTTCAGCTTTTGAAAGGATAATTTCGAGAGCCTTTGTTAAATGCTCACGAGGGCACCACTGGCCTCCTTCTTTACCAAGACGAATTTGTTTCTCTACAATTTCCTTCGCTTGGTCAAAAGTCATGTTCTCAATCTCTTTTTTCTTTGCGTGCATCCAATCTTTCATAACACACCACTTTCAGCAAATGCATAATTGTACTTTGCATTCTTATCCATCCACACGCTCCAATCCATTTTATGTTGACACTCTGGACATTTCGGTTCAAGCTTCTCCAACTTCGTCACACAAAACGGACAAAGATATGTGCTCTTTTCCTTTTGGAAGATAGGACTTGCTGGAAGGCTCAAAGAACCGGAATCAATGGTTACATTGATAGAAATTTTGTTGTTCATCGTGTCACCTCTTGTTTGAATTAGCCTTTTATGAGATTTTCTTATCAAGTTTTCGTAACTCTAACTTACTGGGAAGAAAATTTCTACAGAAGTATGCACTTCCAAAAGACACTCCCTCGACAGGGCTGTCTGCGTGTTTAGGGTCCATGAATCCTATTCGAGAATCAAAACATAGCATCTGTACGTCATTTTTGAAAATATCAAATCGCGTCTTACCCTGAATACTATTTGCAGGAAGCAGTAGAGCAAACGGCTTTCCGAGTTCATAGGCCCTACGTAATACTTCATCCTTCTTGCTAAAAGGAGGATTTGAAATTATAACATCCCAATTTTCTGGTTCATATGTAAAGAAATCTTGCCCGTTATCAATGTGGCTACATTCTACTTTATATCCAGCATCTCTGAACACCTTCACAAAGGCAGACCACTCTTTATCAAACGGACACCAAATCACTGCTTCACTCGACGGGGGGGCAAATTCAAGCAATGGAATAACCGCGTAAACCGGTGTGTATCGCTCATCGCCTGCCGCAGATCGGTCAGCTGTTAAATATCCTTTGTTTTCTGGCAAATTATCCTCCTTGCTTTTCTGGAAAATGCTTCTTAGTTACTGCAACGCAGAACGGTTCGATTTCAGATCCCCAGATAGCAGTACCATCACCATACGTACTTTCAAAGACAAGCGGAAAGCCACCAATCCCATCGAAAAGACTGCCAAGCGTAGGATTTTCACCGATATACGGCTTCATTTTCTGGAAAATCCAATACCACTGAGGCAAAGCGATTGAATTACCGAGTGCCTTGTACCGAGGAGAATCAGCTGGCTTGTGCTTTTTACCATTCTCGTCAACCCACTCGCCAATATCGGTCCATCCATCAGGAAAACCCTGTAACCGTTCACACTCGACAGGAGTCAAGCGGCGAACAATCCAATTGAGAACACATCCAGTAGTAAATCCAGGCCGCGTACCATTGCAAAGCGTAGTAGCCACTTCATCGTAGCATTTCGTATTTTCTGCTCTAAATCCAAGTGGAAATCCAGCACATTTCACCTCTTTCTCTTCAACTACAAGATCAGTTGCATCTTTATAATCACGAGATTTCATTGTGCTGGCCTGTTCGTTTTCCTTATATTCACCAATACGCTGCATAGCAAAGGCTTTCTTTTCAGCGACAAGCGGCATATTATTACCACCAGTACCCCATTGAGCCGTACAAGCTGGGCTTGTATTACCTTGCTGAGTGTATCGAGCATCCTGACTATGGCTTTCAAATCCCGCTGTGGAAATATTTTGTTTTAAATTATGTAAACTAGTTTCTTTTTCCAATCTATTCCCTCCTTAATGCTTTACACAGAACAAAGTCTGATCTTGCAAAGTGGAGAGAGTCGCACTCAATTCATTCTGCACGAGTGCTCCTTTACCCCCCCCCCTGCGCAGCCAGAACGAATCTTCAAAGTGTAGGATCTTTCATCTCCCACCAATGAATCATCTCCTGCAGTGCATCCTTCAGAAGGTCGGGCAATGGTTTTCCACGTCTTGATGCTCTTGTCAAGATCCCCTGACACGCCCGTTTGCTCAAATAATACTTTTCCGGCACATTGTCCTCTAAGGTCCATGACAAGCGCGAGACGTTTTCTACGCTGGGGAACACCCCAACCACTAGCGTCGAATAATCTCCACGCCAAGGACCATCCGTTTCCGGCGATTGCTCCAGCTTTTGCCCACTTACATTCTCTTCCCGAAGGTCGAGGAACTGAAACACTTGGTTCGACAATGCGTGCAAATTCTTCCAAGACACATCTAAAGTCTTCTCCTTTGTTGGAAGAGAAGGCTCCTGGGACATTTTCCCAGATTGCAAATTTTGGACATTCTCCATTGGTGGCATCCCTCATTTCCTTTATCACACGAATCATTTCCATAAATAGACCAGACCGTTCTCCAGCCAAACCTGCCCGCTTACCGGCAATAGAAAGGTCTTGGCTAACAAGGTGAACCACCAGTGATACACGAGACAGGCTCAATCTTAGAACCACCAATCTCGCAAATACTTCCATAATGTTTCACCAAACCACCTCCTTTTCGTATCCTGTGTTATATAGCTAAATCCCCGAAAATAAGCAAAAAACAATAGACGTATTAACGTCATATTATTCATTCGCTTATAAAACAAAAGTTCTAGCAGATTTTATGTACGCCCTTTCGGGATGGTGGAATAGTCGAGATTTGAACTCGCGTCTGACAATTATAAGTTGTCGGCGCTAACCAACTGAGCTACTATTCCATATAACCGCCAACTTTCGTCGGCGCGATGCCAGTGGAGGGATCGAACCTCATCTCTCGGTGTTTCCGAGCGCTTTTACCATTAAGCTATCCAGCCGTATACCTCAGAATTTAATTCTCACTATCCAAGCTACGTCGCGTTCCAATATGATCACTCTTGGCAACCATGTCGTAACATATAGGTTCCTTTCGGCTCTGAGTAACCGGTGCAGCGTCAGGGGCTGCGTGTGGAGCGACTGACGGGGGACGATCCCGCAACATTCAGATTGGAAATCTGACGCTCTGCCAATTGAACTACAGTCGCATAAGAACCAACCTAGCAACTGGCATCACTAGGCTGGGATGCTCGGCTTGCAAAGGCACGCTGCACTCTTTCGAGCGAGCCGAGAATAACGTACATGGATAATTTCGTTAGCCCCTTTCGGGGTGGTATCTCGCACAGGCGCAGCAGGATCTGACTGCTAAAGATCCTACCCATACGAGATTGGAGCAGCGAATGGGAATCGAACCCACTCCATCGACTTGGAAGGCTGATGTACTAGCCGTTGTACGACCGCTGCATGAAAACCCAGCTTACAAAGCACTACTGCACCATCACTGGCGAGCCGGGAATAATAGTGGCAATCAAAGGAGATCAATAAACGGTACGCAACCATTCTATGACCGTGGTGCCACAGGCGAGACTCAAACTCGCAAGCCTTTCGGCGTCTACCCCTAAAATAGATGTGTAGGTCAATTCCACCACTGTGGCATATAAATTGCGCCGGAAAGAATCGAACTTTCGCAATCGGGACTTCAAAGGACCCTGCCTTAACCGCTTGGCTACGACGCATTATATACTTGGCTTGCTGTGTCCTATTGCTCCATTTTTGGAGAGCCAAGAATAATAGGAAATGTATTTTATGAAAAGCATGTTGGAAAACCAACTGGTCGAAAACGTCAGATTTGAACTGCAACTCCTGCTCCCAAAGCAGGCGTGTTACCATTACACCACGTTCTCGATATGGTGCCGCAGGTGGGATTCAAACCCACGATCCATATTTCAGGCGTCCCGGTTTAAGCGGGAAATGTATGTCACTCCATCACTGCGGCATATATAGAAGCTGTATTTTTTTTTTACAGCTTCTTTTTTATCAACGTTAATTTTCCTCTTTACTGTTCATATCTAATTTTCTGTATGGTAAATCATAATGCTTGCACCATTTACGTATTGCATTTCCTGATACTCCATATTTTCTTCCAACATCTTGAAAGGACATTGAAGCTGTGTCTACCCTCAATTGCTCTTTATCAGGAAAATCAATGCGTTTACTGTAAGGATTTCCTTTTAAACAATTTTTACAGAGACATCCTTTTGCACGCGGACTCATTTCTTTTCCGCATATTGAACAATATTTGATTTTTCTTCTTTTTCTTTCTTTTTTCTCACGGATAACCTTTTCACGTGGAATTTGAGTTACGTTGTTTTCAATCATTAGTTGCCTTGCTTTGTCATACCACACTCTCGCAGAATAATAAATTCCAACTTTTTCAAGAGCAGCATTTATAGTTGATGTTGTTTTTAACGCATCAAGAAAATCTTTATCGCTCACGGTCTTGTATTTTCCGATATTATTTTTGCACCAATTATCAGTTTGTGCATGACAATTCGGGCAAAGCAACTGAAGATTGTCTAACTCATTATTTATGTGGTTTCCGTCAATATGATGTACTTGCAATGGAATCTGTTTGCCCATCTATTCAGAGTTTCCACAACATTCACACTTATATGGTTTGATAGAAAGAAGTGCGGATTTTAAATCCTTTATTCGTCTTCCATTTTTAAAACGAGACAAATCCACGTTCCCTTTATTCTAGCCCTGCCCAGTGAAATGAGAAGTATTTATATTGTGCGCTTTTGCATAATCTTGAAGTACATGATTCGTACTTCCACCATTTTTTGAATATCCAAGCTTCTCCGCAACCGCAGCCTAACTTTTGCTTTCCTCAAAAGCTTGCTCAATTTCTTCTTTTGTAAGTTTATCAATCTTTTTCATAAAATGCCTCCAATATCTAATAGATGGACGTTCGGGCTCTGGTGCCAAGGACGGTATTCGAAACCGCATGTGTTTCCACAGCGAGGTTTGGGCTCGCCCTGTCTCCCATTTGCAGCACCTTGGCATATATTGCCGGTCTTTCCCGGCTGTCAGCCCCGCTCAGGGCATTTTCGGAGGAAGAAAATGTCTTAATTACTCATTACCAAGCGTATCAGCGATATCCTTGAAGTCATTCCACTTGATTTTGACAATTACTCGATTACCTCTGCGGTCTTTCAACTCAACCTTTGGACGACCAACCAGACCTTCCATATAAATGTCATTAATCGAAACCGTAGACTTCGGATGTTGACACACAAACTTGATACCGTCTCGAATCGTCCCTGTAAACAAAATAGGAACTACTTGGATACCAAACATCTGAGCAGTCTTTTCAACCCACTCTCTACTCTGGTAGTTATCACCAACCAGGACATCGAACAAGATGAACCACTCATCAGGTCGGTATCCATGACCACATCCTTGAATTTTGCCACCATAACCCTCTCCAAAGAGGATTACTTCTTTATCACCGTAAGTCTGTTCAAACAATTCCTCTGCTTCAGAAGTACCGAAAATTTCATTTAGTGCATCCACCAAATTCTTAGGAAGTTCGGCACGTTCAGTTCGTCCGGCAAAGCTGACTTTATGACCGTCCCAGCAAACACGCACATTCGTGCCATCCACTTTCTCAGTAAATTCCCACTCATTATTTTGTAGGAACTCAATGGTTTCATTACGAAAATCACCGATAATCAGCTTTTTAGTGCCTTCGATATCACGATTAAACACCGTTTCGATTTTTTCGTAGGTTTTCATCAAAAATCACCTCAAAATTCTAACGTATTTTCGTTAATTATTTTAACGAAAATCACGATAAAATGTCTATTTAATTCAACTCTTCCAGCTTCTTCATTAGCTGGTCAACGTCCATATCTTCAAGTTCCTTGTCCTTCTTCTTTGCAACGATCTTCATAATCTTATCACGTTGCGCCTTCTTCTCTGCGGCGTCCACACGTGCCTCGTACTCGGCCAGCCTGACAGAAACGATGTATTTGACTAGCTCAATCTTATTTTCCAGTTCAGTATCCTCGGCGCTTTTAGCGGCCAGTAAGGAGTCCTCATCGGCAGTTTTCTTCTGGCGGTTCAGAGTCTTAAAGATTGAGTCCAGAGCCTCAACGTTCAGATCCCACAGATCTTCAATAGTCATAATGCCCTTGTAGTTGAAGCGATAGCGATTACGGGTTGCGATTTCAAACAGATTCTTTTCCATAATAATTTCTCCTTTCAGATTTACAAAAGTGATTCACAAACACATTCCTGTTCTACAAAACTTTGGGGAATCAGCATTTGTTCTGTCCAATAAAAACCACAGCATTTTAGCTTTACAGTTTTTTGAGACTTAGAATACTCTTTAACCTCAGATTCCATTCCAGCAAGGCGAACCATATTCATTGTTGGAATTGTACGATAACCGGCATTCTTGCCTCCAAATGTTTGGTAGACCGTATTGATATTCAAATCCGGACGAACCACAACATGATCGCCGGGCTTAAATCGAAGTGGAATTACATAATCCATAACGACCTCACAGAAGGGATTCGCATCGGCATTCATTATTATTTTCCGAGCCTTCAAACATATCGTCGGTCCATTGAAGACTATTTGTTTCTTCCACATAATATTGGCCGGCAGCAGAATTATTTTTAATATGGACAAGCTGCCCATGGAGTTTGACCATTTTATTTGTCACGACATTACGATTGCCTTCTGGATAAGGGCCAGACGTCATATCATAAGAGGCTACATATTCGAGGTCATCTCTAACCCAAACGGCCTCTCCTATTTTGTACCGATAGTCCATTTGGCACCTCACAGAAGAGATTCGCAGTAGCATTCGTTGCCAGCCAAACCAACGAACATCTCATCAGTCCAGCGCCATCGTCCCGAATCTTCTTTGATGTAATAAGAACCACTACGAGAATATCCAGAAATATGAACGGTTTTATCTACGAAGTTCAACATATCGCCAACAGCTGCAAGCTGTTCTTCGTTTCCATTTTTCCCAGAACGCATCCAATAACCGAGGCCACATTTCAAATCAGGCCGAACGAAAACTGCGTCTTCGGGTTCGTATCGATATTTCATCAGACCACCTCACAACAGCGAAGCACAAACGCACTCATTTAAATCAGCCGGCAGCAGCATTCCATCGGTCCATGAGAAACCATATTCTTCAAGTCTATATCCAGCTCCCCTATCACAAACTCTTTCAATCGTGGCAAATTTACCAGCCAACTGTTTCATACTAGGTGTGACACTGTAAATACATCCGCCATGCATTGGCCCCGAATACATCTTATATATTTCACCCGTTTTAAGATCCGGACGAATCATAACCTTATCGCCGACATGATATTTAAGCTCCATCAAATCACCACTCTCAGAACTCGCTCAGTTGCGCCCTGTACCTTGACGACAAAGCTGTTGTGCTGAGTCTCAGAGAAACCAACACCGGACAGCTGGTCATCCACCGACTGGACTGCCATCTGAGAACCAAGTGCCTCAAACACTCGCTTATGCTGCAGCAATTCCGCCTTCAGGAATTCGTTGTAAAATCCGTTCGGCTTTTCGGGGTTGACGCAATCCTTGAGCATGAAGAAGTAGTGACGATTGCCATTGCCGGTCTGTTCGTCCCAGTAGTTCGGAGAGTACATCGCCACAGACACAGGTACGAACTGGTTGGAACTCACACCCCAAATTTCACGGGTGCTGGTAGAACTGGGAAGCAGTTCCTTGATAGAGAATTTGCCATCCTTCAGAGTGACCTTTGCCACAGCTACATTCTGACCACCATGCAGCGGCTTATCGTAGTTAAACGAGTAGATGTTGCCATCGAATTCGATTTCAGCACGGAAACCGGTTTTGCCGCCGCGACTAGCGAAGCAGTTTACATAGAAGCTGTACTCGCCTTCCTTCATCTTTTTGATGTCAGGCCAGGTGATATTCTCGACCGCGGCCTTATAGCGAATGGGACGCATAATATCTACGTCCAGGCGGCCATCAGTACGAGGGTGCCACTTGCTGCCGAAATAGATGTGATTCTTATCGGGTTCAATGCAATGAGCATCCTCATCATTTTCATCCCACTCGCCCGGCTTATCGTTCCACTGAATAGAGAAACGCAGCACGCCATCGACTTTGCCGCCAGCATTCTTGACGTTCTCCCGAATCTGGCTGTCAGTCATGTTGCCGGTATATGCCCAACTGAAACCATTAGGCCACTTGAACATAGACGGCGCAGCCTTATCCTGCAGAGCAATCAGAGACATCATATTCTTCTCGAAACGATTCTCCATAAACAGCTCTAGGCCCGTTGCAGTCGGCAGCACGTCTCTGATGAACTTGTCGATGCCGATTTCCTCCGCGCGACCGAACTTCTTAGGATCGGTGCCCATAGATTTTGCCATTGCCTCGAACGGGTTCATTGCCCCCATTACACGAGGAGCGGCATCGCGGTTGCAGAACAGAATATTGTTGGCAGTAATATCATCCAGAGTGGCAAATCGGCGACCCAGACTGTTCATGTAACCCAACTCAGTAACGGTTTTCTGTGCATCTTCCAGCATCTTCTTAGTGAAAATAGCTTTGGGACGCTTGTAATTGGCAGGAGCGACAACCTTCTCAAAGGCGGTAACGGCGGAATCCACATCCATGCCTTCGCTCAAATTGATAAGAAGGGTGCCGATAGCGGTGTTACGAATACGAAGCCGGTTCATCGACGCACCGCCGGGAGCCATCCAAACATAAGCGGACTTCTTTTCATCAGGCAGACGATCATACACTCGCTTATCGATTTTGAAGCCACGAACCAGAGATTCAAACTCCTTGCCGCGATACAGGCTGTTCTGCGCAATCAGCTCAAGTACGGTGTCCACGGCATCCATGGTCAGCTCCTCCAGAGAACGCTTGAACACATTAGCAGAATCACGCCACTCGGCCATCTTGGTAGTCACATCGCAGGAATTGACAATGAACCGCTGAGGAATCTCGACAGCGAAATGATCCCAGGTGTGAACCGCCTTATGATCAGCATCGTACTCATAGTTTACCTCCGTGCCGAACTTGCCATCGGAGATCAATATTGCGGCTAACATAATACGGATTCACAACAGCACAGGTTTTCACATAAGTAGCCAGCGCATCCACAACCGGCTGATAAACGTCGGACTTGGTATCGAAATCCCAGACGGTAACCATCTGACCATCCATAAAGGAAACCAGCTTACCAATGTTCTTTACGAAACGACGGCAGTAGGAGCAATCATACTTACGCCGCTTACGGAAGATGGAGTTCGTGCCAGCCGGGAAGCTGTCCAGATAGAGGTCATATAGCTTATCCTCATCTGCATTGGTGATAAACAGAGGTGCGCCATCCTTCACCATCTCATTGAAGTGATCCTGCAGTAGTGCACGAAATTTCTTGAAATCAGACATTGTTATTCTCCATTCAAATACTATTTTTAAGTATCCTGTATTATATATCTAACGTATTAAAATCAAGGAGCCGAAGCCCCCTGTTTTTAATTTTTATGGAAATATTCGACCCAACCTTTGTATCCTTGTCTGAAGCTAATGTAGGCAACCTTGCTACACTTTCTTCCGATAATGTCTGCAAGAGGGTCTTTACCATTTCCGAAACTAAGTTCTGCAAGATTAAATTCTGGATTATTCTTACAGTAGTCGTAGACCTTCACGTATTCGCCGTTTCTGGTTAGATGCCTTCGATCTAAAGCCTTTGAGTGATATCTTTTTTCGAGGATGTTATTCAACCGCATAAAATAGGTATGAATTGTATGCACAGACATCTTTGGGTCACTGTCTGCACCGATACTATCCTCGGTTTTACGAATGATGTAATCACCATTCATGACATAGAATGCCCTATACCCTCCCTTATTGGGAGCGTCATACTGTTTCATTTCATAACACTGCTTAATAATATCCATCAACTTTGCATCAACACCTGTCTTATCAAGAACAGTACAAGATTCAAAATCGACATCGTTAATCGTCAGGTTAGAAACTTCTTCAGAAGTAAGGCCAATCCAGTACAGTGCAGCAATCACGTTCATACGAATCTGATATGGCTCTTCATACTTATTTAAGAAGTCAACAAACTCATCAACTGATGCAAAGTATTTATCCGCATACATATTGTCTGCGCTTACATCGCTCTCTGAAAAGTCAGCCAGATCATACATGCTTGTTTTGTTTTCGCTTTTGATGTAGCCTGTGATTATTGACTTCACATTTTTAAACGAACGACTCGAGTTCACCCAATTATATTTGGCAAACATCTTTACGAAATCATCTTTTGTGAAGTCAAACAACTCATACCCACGCTCAGCCTCGTAACCCAGAACATGGTTAAGCGTCGATACAACAAACTCACCGCTTCTATCAGAATACTTTTCAGCAAAAGCTTTGATCTTTTCTTCAGTAAGCATAGTGGCACACTCCTTCTTATTATATGTAGTGTACCATTAACCATTATAAAAAATCAAGCAAATGCGGCAAAATTTTGAAATTCCATGGTATGTTGTACGCCGCTCAGGAATGCTGCGAGTAAAAACGGTTCATCCTTGCATCTTGCCATTGCGATCATATTCATATGACGCTCAGACAAGACACCAAGCTTTTTGATGAACTGTCCTTTGTTAAGTGTATCAGTCTCTTCACAAAGAACAATACTATCAACCTCTAGGAAATCGCAGTCTTCTTTCGAGAGTAGAACATGAACCGGAGAACGCTTGTATATTCTGGAAGACAACGGATTCCCTTTGATTGTGGGACTGAAGAAGTTGCGCTTGTTGTTGCTTGTCACAACGAACGGTCGAATACCGCGCTGCTGATGACCTGTTGCATTGGACAAATCGACCAACCAAACCTCTCCGACCTTTGGGTCAATATTGTTGTCCATAGTTTTTCTCCTCTATAATAGTGTAGCTCCGTTCCATAGCTATATTATACAGGATACCATTTCAGAAGTCAAGAGGTTTTTGAAAATATTTTTAGTGCCCGTACAACTCGGGATTCTCTGATACGAACACGCTTGTGTTATCGAATATCATCTCATACGCTTTCTCTTTATCGCCCGGTCTAAGCTCAATCCTCCTTGCTTCGTGGCATTCTTGCCGCAGCTCAATATGACTTTCGTTTCCGAAGAAGCCAATGCCTTTAACGATCCCATGTGTCTCTGTTCCAACATCGTTCATTTTGTTACAGACCATGTGAACATCTACACCATTGCAAACAAAACAAACCCACACTCTCTTTTTTCTTATGTACTTTAAAAAGTCATCAACTCGTATGACCTTCAGAACCTTTCTCTCACGCATTAAAACACCGCCCTCCACTCATTTAGACAACTTTCAAGATATATTATACACATCTTTTTGTTTTAGTCAATATATTATACATCTTTTTGTTGTTGTAAAAGTTTAAAATTTTAGATGATGCCATTCACTCGGCATCATCCACAACCAGTTCCGCGTTGTAATAGAACCTATGTGCGCCAAATTGTCCAGCGAACGTTGCTCCGCGCTCGTGCCAACTGCCGGAAGCTGCCGCCGGGGTCACAAACCATTGAATTGGTTTGTCTGAAATTTTAGCGCCGTAATCAAACACCATAGACACAGCCAATTCGTTCTCTGCCGTCACCTTCCTATTATATAAGGAACTATAACCATACTTCTTAAAGACCTGCTGGATGGTTAGACCATCAAGTACGGCAGAATCATAAAGACATTGAGCCACAGCCATCTGACCTTCTAGGCTATCAGCACCTGCTTCACAAGCAACGATCTGCTCCGCAAGAGCACGCTCATCATTAGTGAGTTCGCGCTTTCCCTGACTGAAGTTTACCACACGCGTTTCGATAACAGTTTTTACGATGACTTCTGGTTCCTTTTCCTCTTGCTGCACAACACTTACTGCCGGAGGACTACTATTATAAAGGTACGAATTGCTCTGATTTTGAATTACCGGGCTGATCTTCGATACCAGATTCCCTGCCAGCAAGCACATTATACACACAATGGCAACACTTTGCTCACAATTTATTAACAAATTAGAGTTAATGAAAATCACTTCCCTTCAAAAATATTGGTTTTATAAGCTGCGCAAAAATTCATACAGTTCAATTTCACCTTGCAGCCAAACGACATCTCCGCCGGCCTTCAAATACACCGAATAGACCTTATCAGGATGCTCGAAGATGGATTCTACCTTCTTAGCTGCGTTCCGATCAATAAGTACACTACTCATAGTCTTATTCTCCTTCTTCAAAAAGCATATCCGGCCACCTTATTATGCAGCGGCGGTTCAATCTCGAATGCTGTGTCACTCTCGGCATCATATTTAAACCATCTCGTCAATTCTGGACTTGGATACAGACCTTCCTCGTATCCTTCAACGACTGCGTAGTTGTAACAATGTTCAAAGATATCAGTCACGTTTTCTTTAACAACTCGAATAGCCTCTGCTAAATCTGTAAAGAATCCAGCGATCCAACTATCATCCGGCATCCAGTAAATTCCTTTAGTATTTGACACTGGCGAACTGAATTTCGCATTCTGCTCGTTCTTAAACGAGTCAATCATTGTTACGGTATAAATCATTTTAAAACACCTTATTATCAAAATGTACTCTATCTTCAACTGGTTCCTGTAACCATACAATCCATTCAAATTTATTCTTTGGATAACGATCTGGATACTTCTGAATGTTCTCAAGAAACTTTTCAAGTCCCATAATGTCTATCTTTCTAATTGCGTCAAGTCGAGTCACTTCATGCTTGTTCTTTTCATGATTTATTTCGCTCATAATATTTTCCTCCATTAGATCTTAGTTTTTATTCGACTCGCTTATTCCACGCTTCGATAAGGTCGGCTTTGATTCTTTCCTTGTCTTTTTCAGAGGAATCAAAGTAGTAAGTTTTGCTTTCCATGAAAACATGGCAGTTGCACTTATTTTCTTTGTTTCCTCTCGTAACATACATCCATCGTGTTTGGCGATAACTGCCCTCTGCAACGGTAACTTCTCCACCACAAAAAGGACACGGCTTTAATTCACTCATAACTATGTCTCCCTAAATCTCAGCATTTATTAGACATACCTTTTCACTCAAAAGTTATCCAAATCATTTTTAGCAGCTAACACATTATAATGAATTTCATGCTCGTGTCCTTTTACAGAATCATTTAATCTTTTAGCGATCCTTTCCGCTCCTTGTTTTGAAAATTGCCAACTTGCCGTTTTATCTTTTGTCCATCCATCTATACATTTATATTTTTTGTACTCAATACCATTTTTTGTGGTTTTAATTACATAGAATTTCATAGAATCCTCCTAGAACTTAACTTTTATCACATCAACTACGTTCTTTAATCAAACCATTAGCCGATGCCTCTGCTCTTAATTTTATGAGTTCTTTCTTTGTTTCAAAATTTATCTCATATCTTTCCATAAAAGCCTGAACGTTCATGTTCTTCTGGTTATTCGGAAAGATAAATTCATCTAAAATACCATCTTTTGTTACCGTATAAATATCCTTTGATGTATACTGTTTTTTCAATTTCACCTCAAAGCCATGTTTTAATAGCCAAGAGATAGCTAGTTCCTCTTGTTTATTAAAGTCCCATTTTTTATTTTCAAGTCCTTGTAAATTCATAAGTCCACCTCATTCCATGCTTGCGCATTCTGTGGTTATGCAAAGCATAACAGCATAACCAGTTATCGTCAAGCTTTTTTCAGTAATTTCATAAGAACCCGGATTTTATTCCGATTCCGCTTTCCCGCCAACTCCAACGATAAACACATTATGCCTACCATTCTCGTCACGCTGCCAATCACCACCAAGCATCTCGATAGTATTTAAGACCGTATGGTACACTTCTACTGCGTCCATCGCCTTTTCTTCATTTTCAAAATCATTGGTATGAATCCAGCGCCAATTATTATCTAACCAGCTGACAATTCTCATAACACCAGCCCACAGTTCTTTTTCTTTCTTACTGCTCATGTCCATCTCCTCCCTCCACAGAATTTAGGTTTTATTGTTTTCGTAAAGTTTTAACATAATTTCTAACGAAATAGAATCCAGACTACCATGTTGAACCAAATTAAGCGCCATGTAAAAATTCCTTCGAATATTAAAGTCCACTACGTCCTTTATCTCACCGCCTTTTTGAGCGTGATACAAAATATTATTTAACTTAAACAGTTCCTGATAACTTAACTTGACAACGACATCGCCATCTCTCCCTTTTGGATTTTCATTTCCATTAAAGCTCAAAATATTCATATTTGCACCTCCAGTCAAATATCTAAGTCTTTAAAATCAACCACTTCTGATTCACCATCATATTCAATATCTACATTCGATAAATATGTTTTGTACATCTTTTCACGACATATAGCAGCTTCCATATTCGGATGTCGAATATCATAAAGCAACTGTTTAAGTTCTTCATCCGTCAAATTATACTCTTCTTGCAACATACTCATATTCACACCTCTCAATCAAAATGCAAACGGACTATTATTCACTGCTATTATCAGTGCCACATCGAAAGCAAACATTACAAATGCGGTCATTCTCTATCACCTTAATCTCTAAATTCAATATCTACAACAATATTCTCAGGCTCTGTCATGTACCTTCGTGCCAGCAGTTCTACCATGCGTTCCTTGTCTCCAAGATTACTATTACGCAAAAGATACGAACAAACTTGCCTGCCTCTATACAAGAACACAGCCCATGCATTTCTTCTCAATGGGTTTGTTGTATTAATCATTCCATCGCTTCCTCCAGAGATGTGGTCACATCACCAAAGTCAAAATCCAGAGCACTAATCATATCATCTAGAGCATCCATAGCATCGGACAGTTTTGTACAAGCCTCGTCTGCCTTGTCATACCGCTCACTCCCCTGCAGATTCTCCGGCATGTTATCACGATACTCTTCTTCTTCCCACTGGATATACTCAACATCGGATCTTACACTTTCGACCTCAGACACAAGCTCATCCAGCCTCTTACGGATGGAATCAAAACGGTCAATGGTCTGCTTAATATCTCTTCTACGAACGTTATTCATTTTCAAATCTCCTCTCAATCTACGATGCCAAGTTTGCAAATATTTTTCGGATCAGTGATGTAACCAAATGTCAATGTATTTCGCAGATACCCTTTATACTCAAATCCACGGTCACGAGCTGCCAACCGGCATACATCTCGAATCGCAGATTCTCTCGGCCAAGAGATACCAGCCAGCTGATACTTCCACTGAAGATCTCTCAGCTTCTGCCACTCAATCACAGGCTTCTTTTCATCCTCGAAACATAAACCATTCTGCACAGCATACTTCAGAGCATCACATCGCTTACTCTCTTCCGATGTACAAGTCCCCCATTCGTTTTCCAGACGGCGATACGCCTTATCAAACGGTGCTTGCTTTACTGCATCAATTCCAAATGCTGCGCCAAGTAAACCCAAACCGAGTAACAATCCCATAATTTGAATCTCCTAAAATCACTCTTTTATTAAAATTCATAAATAATATTTTTAATCAACTGAGTTACCGTACAAGGAAAAAAAGAACAATCATACGGCAATTTCAAGTGAAAAATCTTTTGTTCTGCATCAGAGCTGGACTCTGCAAAGACGATATAGTCTTTCTTATACACCTTACAACCGTCATCATATTGGCCTGATACTTTGTACCAATTACCCATAAGCTCCTCCTAAAATATTACTTTTAAGCGTCTTTCTTTATCAGCGGACGTCTATGCGTCGCGTTCTTCAGCCAATCACCACCGCTAGGCATCTCCCTAGTCACTTTTGTGTTGCGACCACTCCCTATCGGACAAGCCCGGCGATAGTCATCAACAGTCTTGCAACCAAGAGATTCTGCTTCATCCAGAGCTTTTCGCACATAAGCCCATGTACTACCGCCGAGATCAGAACACTTTCCAATCACAGCAAGCACAAGTTCATTGCCCATGCGCTCAACATATTCTGCTAAAGCCTTCTTCCCTGCAACACCGAGCTTCCCAATATCCTCTCGAAATACATCCTCGATGGATTTCGTCGTTGTCGTCTCATCACAAGACGAAGACGATATCTTATTTTTTTCTTTCTCTTTTTCTTTTTCTAGCTTTGTTTTGCTTGCGTTTGCTTCGTTTTGCTTACGCTTGCTTGATGAGCCACCAGCTTTACCAGAAATTCTCTTACCTTCGATGTATTCGGCATCTTTATCCAAATCTCTCTTTACAGCAGGCCACACATACCGCTCATTTCCGTTGAGTTCAGGATCCGTTCCAGACGATTTATATTTCATCATCGCCAGTACCAGACGCCCCACCTCAGCAGCACTAAGGGGTTCAAAGTAGCTCTCGTAAGTATCCCAGATTTTAATATAAGTATCAGCCATCACACACCTCAGTCTTCCAAGCTGTGTGTATTCACACCATAAAAAGTCTTCTTATAATATTCTTTTGCCTTATCCTCATCAAAACCAACGTACCGTAATGTAATGTCCTGACTACTATGATTCAACTGACCCTGAATCCAAGACAATGCCTGATTATCATCCTTATTAAGACACATTTCACGATAACCAAACGTTTTGCGGCAAGAATGAGATGCAATTTTATAATTAAGACCTAAATCTTTACCAACGTTACGAAGAATACGAGCAAAATGATCAACATCAATAGGATCACCGGCATTTTTGGGTTCTGCGATATGAAGAATACCGGTTTTCCCATATCCACCATTTGTTCTCAAAGACTTTTTCCAGCTCCCCTGTCGAGATGGAAACATCCAATCATCATATCCAAGTTTCGCAATTTTGATGTATGTTTCAACGATGTCCCTCGCTTCTGGAGTAAGAATGATTTCACGATATTTAGAAGTCTTTTCTTCGACGATGCAAGTTCCTGCGTCCTCAACCACCTCAATTTTTCCATTATAAAGACAGTAAGACATATCAGAAACTTTCAATTTAAGCAAGTCACTAGCACGCAACCCAGTTGCAATACCGACATTAAATAGACACCAATTGCGATATTGCTTTTTATCCCAGAAGTATTCAGAAATCATTTGAACATCATCCAAGCTTCTAATTGGAGAAATATTACGCTTACGCTTCTGCTTACTTTTTGTAACACCACGTTTTTTAGCCGGAACAGAAGGTTTCGGATTAAAATAAATCAATTTAGGTATCTGTTCTTCTTTTCTTTCAACAACTGCGCTCATTATATTCACCTCAAACTCCATACTTCAAACAATACTTACCGTAAGATAATCCTTCAGCATCTGCCATTCTTACAATCTCAACAAATGTTGGTTTATGTTTCTTTTTATTCTTGCATCGAATGGATGCCTCATTTCTTATTATCTTACGACATTCATCACAATAGAGCTTTCCACATTTAGGACCATACCATGTAATGCCACAGCGATTACACGTTATGTTTCCATATACCATCATAATTTACACCTCAAACTTGTCAATTTTCCAATGATGTCGATAGTAATTTCCAGAATTCCCACTAACAACGGACACCTTACATGAATCACACCACGTTTCGTCCTGTTTCACACTATTTCCTTACGAATCCCGGCAGTCCTTATAAAGCAAGAACATCTTTTCAGACAACTTCTCTTTATCTTTGTTAATGGTAATAATATTACCTTCTGCGTAAAAATCGCTAGAGTCGATACATTCGTGTAAAATATGAATCGTCATTTTTATATACCTCAATTCTTTTCAAACAGATCGTTACGAACCTTCGGAGTAAACTGACGCGAGTCAAGCTGTTCAATAGCAGCCTCAAGCCGACCATGGCCCCAATCATCGTTATTTCGATGGTTCATCACAATCTCAAGCAGAAGCTTTGCATCCTTAGCTTCTCTGCGCTTCCGGCGAGCTCTTTTAAGTTCCGCCATAAGCTGATAACCTTGCGCTGCATTCACTGTTTTGAACTCAATTGCGTGTTCAATATCGGCAATCTCATCGCTAGCCGCAGTTAAATCACTGTAGACTTTGGCATATAAATCATCGAGGCTGGTCATTGTTTTGTCTGTGACCTCAAGATTTTTCTTCAACTCTATCAGCCATTCAGAATCTTCCATGTGAAATGCGTATGTATTTGACTTTACAGCTGGAGCCGTTATATTCGGACTCTTGCCTGCGATGGCAACTTCGTCCATAGACTTTGGTGCGTAGTGCCCGTTCTTATACCCGGCGGGAAGTTTATTGATTTCACAAATTGCTAATCCTTTAGATTCAAACTGCAATGCCAGATTGATATCACAGGTGGCGCAGATTCGACCTCCCTTCCGTTTCATAATATAGTTATGACCATTCGAGATTACATACATTTACTTATTCTCCTGTCCTTTCATCAGCTGCTTCACAGTCTTCTTAAATAGCGCGAGATTCTTTTCATTTTCGATAAACACCTTAGTCTTCGGATGCGGTGCCTTACCGTGTGCCTTTTCGTAAGCCACAAACAAATTATTCATTTTCTTATAGCCAATACGCTCATAAATCAGAGTGTAAGTGTGCTTATATTGTGGCTTGTCACCAAGTTTTTCCGCCAGAGGCATCATGATTGGAAAAAGGATCTTCGCCGTCTCACTCTGTTTCTTGTTCTTAAGTTTTTTGTTAACGACTTCTTTAGCTACCACATCAATCACAGGAGTAACGTTCATATTTGTTTCAGAAACTGCTTCGACAGCCTTTGGAGTCGGACGAAGTTCATTCTGATTCTGATGCAGACGCTCGATAGATGCTACGTACATATCTGCAACAACAGCCTCCATGATAGATTTCCAAGTGGAATCCTCTTCGATAATGTCGATTATTGAAATTTTCCCACTACGATTCGTTCTCTTAATATACTTTGCACGAGCATCTTCCAAAACAAAACCATAATTACGATTCAGATATTCATAGATCTTGTGAAGCGTTTCTTTATTTGTGTAACCTTTAGTATTTGCAATCACACCAATCTTGCTATACAAATCTTTACGCCAGTCACTCATTTCATCCCGAAACACATTGCGAGGAGTATAGCTCTTAGCACGAATCGAATTATCCATCTGCTTATCCTTAATCTGATGGACACACTGAGACACGCTGCTGATTACATTCAGTGCTTCGTTGCTAGTAGCACGAGCTTCCTCAATTTGGTCACTGAGCTCCTTGCGAGTGGAATCAAGTTCACTCTGAAGGTTCTTCATGCTATCAAACAGAGCGTGAAGTCTTACATCAATGAACTCCTTACTCAGTGCAGCATCCATCTGAGGCGTAGCCAGAACGGTGTCACCACGCATCAAGGATTCCATGATGTCCCAGCAGAAATCCATAAATGCATCGGCTTTCGGCTGACGAGAGAAGCGGCAGATTTCCATAACGCCACGCAAACTGTAAACATAAGTTTGACGCATCTGCGTGTGATTTCCAACCTCGGTACTCAAGTTGAGTACCGAGCAAAACTTATCAAGACGGTCTGAATTGCGAGTATGGATATTCATAATTGCAACTTTTGGATTTCCATATTCAAGTGCTGCACCAATCTGTTCACGAGTCATGTAATACTGGTGCTTGTCATTCTGGTAAACATCCACATTCAGTGCACCAAAGGGCTTAGAGGTTACTACAGTCATAGGATTATTAGTAGTCATTTTTGTTTACTCCATACACTCATTCTTTAATCATAAGTTGTTCTTTAGTCCAGCGCATCATCTTGGTGTATTCATCTATAGACGTATTTTCCCAGACAAAGACTCTGCCTTCGCCAGTTTCTTTATCAATTTCCGTACAAGACAAATCAATTTGAACGCCATCTTCCCTCTGAAGATAAATGTAAATTCCTGGATAATCTTTATAATCTCCATCAGCTTCAGCAACCAGTTTTCCAATAGGCGTGTCAATTTCAAATCTCTTTTCATTCATATTACCATCTCCTTAGAAGAACCGCTTTATTGTTGGGCATTTTCTTCGCCTCCTTGATGTCGGTTGAGCCGCTCGTCTACATCGCTGAGAGCCAAAATATCCACGCTGTCAAGGCCCCCATGCTGTACAAGAGCGTTCAGTAAGATTAAGGATTTCGCCATATCCAGAGATCCAGATTTTCCCTCTTTCCCCTTTGCCGCTTCCCAGATGATGTTGTTCAGGATAACGATTTCTTTGCCGGTCATCTCAATGACGGCGGAACCGGGTTCATTCTTCGCAGAGTCCCAATAAATCAACGAACGGATTTTCATGTTTTCCGGCCCTCCCTCAGTAATATTCGATTTCAACCAGCGAGGTGGACACCAGCTCAAAGCGACCACCTCCAAGAGGAATTTGGAGAAGTTGGTAATCTCTTTCACGACTATAAGTATCGGTGGGAACCAGATCGCTAAAAGTGTCTACAGTGATGGTGTACTTCGGTCTCCTTCTGCTGGCATAGCCCGCGTTTTCGATTGCCGGGGAGTAGACCTTGACATGGTAGCATGGCTTTCTTTCAGCTCCTGCCTCGGCAGTGGCCGCACCACAGGATGTAAACCACAGCGTCACAATCAGCAATGCCGCTGACACGATAAAGTAGATTATTCTTTTTTCAAGTTTCATTTTTTACCCCCACTGTTCGGCCATCGCTTGAGTGTCATATTTCATAATAAAACTCTCCTTTTAAATCTTGTCGGAAATATCAAACGCTTTCCAGCCCCAGCTATATTCGTCTGTATTTACTGTGGCAGAAAGTCCATCAGATTTAATAAAAATATTAGCTTCTGGTAGATCACTAACATTTCCATAACATTCAGTTGCATCATCCTTGATAAATTCTGCCGCTTCTTCTTTACTATCGAAGAAATCAGGCTCAAAAATTTCACCGTCACAACTACACTCAATAACACACCACATATCATTTTTTCCTTTCAAAACGTTGGATCATCTGTCGTGAACATATATTGTTTATTTGTCTTATGGCACTCATTCCACATATCCGCAACCTCTTTTGCCCTCTTTTTGTTCTCACAGAGGTTCGCGACCTTAATGCCCTTAATGGTTAATTTACTTAATAGATTATCTGCCACAGAAATCCTTATTGGATAGGCATAATATTTCCCGTCCGCTTCAACATCGCAGACCGCCCACATATATTTCATAATCAAACCCTCACATTCTCGTAGACCCAGCCAACGCCTTTACTATGAAACTCATCCACCCAACGGAACCAATCATCTTGTGTGAAGTTACTAACTGGGAAACCTCTCCAATTTTGATCAAGAACTAGTTCTCCACGTTCATTTTTGGCCCATGCAAAATCAAAATTCTCTTTCCAAAGACGTTCAACAAATTTATCGCAATCATCTTTATTCCAACTTAGTTTTTGCATCCATTGTGCATCTAAATATGTATTTTCATATGCTTCCACAACAGCACATGGACAGTTTTTACAGGTTTTTTCTATACAAGGCCAACAAGGGCCATTATAATAACTCATGATTTATACCTCATTAAAATCTGCGTTGGCAAGAACTTCATTGCCATATTCAACAAGAGCATTTCTGAACCAATTTTCATTCCTTTTCCACCACTGTTCTGCTTGCTGCGGAGTCATTTCAATTCCATTGTCTTTTGCAATACCGATAATATCATCGGTGCACCAACGTGTTTCAGCAAACCACCTTTCTTTAATATCATCTTCTTGATTTTCTCGCTCCATCTCGTCCAAAACAGTCCATGGATTTGCCCAGTCACACAGGTCGAATAACTCCAATGCTTTATCTTCGGTTTTACACAAATCCAAAAAGTCTTTCCATGTATAAAAGTAAGCAGAGCATTCGGCAAGGTCGTCTTTCGACATCACATAATCAGTTGGAATATCATTCAATGAAACATCGGGAATGTAAATTACTTCATTAAGATCAAAACACTTTCCTTTTGCCTTATAGATAAAACAGTTCTGACCTTGGGTTAAGTCCAATAACGACTCAAGAGTTTTACCAGCTCTTAATTCAGCAACCAATTCTTCATATTTCATAATACTTCCTCCTAAAATTCAACATTTATCAAAGTTATAAGTGACTGTCACAACCTTCTCAGCGTCACCGATACGGCATCGATCTTCCTTCAATGCTGTTTCAAGGCCACAACCAGCGCTGTATGTGATACCGTTTTCAAACACATCAGAACCGATAAATCCAAATGCTCTGTCAATCTCCTTCCATTTTCCGTGATCTTCTCGATAAAGCGTGTAGCCGTAATTCTCACCGGAAAGATAATCGCTATAAGTCTTTACCTCATCACGCATAATTCGTTCTGCTTCATTTTTGGTATTATCCGAACCATCCGTAATAGCTGTCACAATCCAACCAACATTACTATCATCCCATGAACCTCTGAACCGCGTATCGCAATCCATAGACAAACCAGAATGGTCATGTAGCCAAAGAGGAAGCCATGCGATGTGCTTATCAAGAAGAATCTGACAATCACGAATAGAAAATTCACCAGCAACATATGTAGCAATTTCGTTATGTTTCAATCCAACATATATCGGGCCTTCGGAAACTTTTTCATCATAAAGAGTTCCAATACCGCAGATGGCATATCGTTTTTCGTCGCTATAATTTTCATCAACAACAACACAAGTATCTTCCAGTTTCATATTGAAAAGCGCATCCAGAATCTCTTCATAAGAGCAATACTTGTAAACCAGATTATTCCAAAATTCTTCTGCCGTACTCGCATCGACCTTATCACCAAGACGGTAACGAGGATGGAAACAAGCCATCACAGAATCGTGGTCGTCCCACCAACGAGGGTTATTGTCTGCAACGTCGTCGTGCTGAATATGTAAGCAATACAGGTTATCGCCGTAAGTCCATTTTATAATTTCATTATCGTAGCAATATAAGTTTGTCATATCTAAAATCTCCCTTTTATAAAATAATTCCGTAATTCTTCATTTTTTTGATTGTTTCAATAGACTTTTTAATTCCGGTTGCTTTGCCATAATACCATGTCATTCTCTCTTCATCGCCTTCTTTTTGCGCAGTGTAAGCAATATCTTGGCAATAAAAATATTCGTCCTTCAAGGCATTGATAATCTTTTCAACATCATTCATATTCACTCACCTCTTATGCACTAGCCTTTTCTTCAAAAGTATACCAATCAGACCAAATCTTATCGACCTCTCCGTTCTTAAAGCCATTCTTATAATCGGTGAACTCAACATAATAGTTGCTTGTCCACTCATTCAGAGCGTGTTCGTAGATGGCTGCAACACCACGCTTTGTTTCAACAACAAAGCTATCGACTAAAACACCTTCAACATAAGCACCAGTGTATTGTGCTTTATTCTGGTGCATCCAACGGTCAAGAGCACCCGCATTAAGATAAAACCGCGTCATAACTCATTCTTCCCTTTCAATTCCATCACAGCTTCCGGCAATCTTATCAATCATTTTCATATATTCTCCGAACGTTTTACATTTCACTTCCACTCCAAAACAAGCAGCGTAAACAACCAAAGAATCATTACTTGACACATAATTACATTCGTGCCACCAGTCATAAAGCATGGAGTCAGCACTGCCAGAAATAACTCTGCTGTTACCGTTATCATCCTTAACAATTACAATGCAGTCATCCAAGACATCATTAAAAAGCAACATTTTTATTCTCCTTTACTCTGCAATCACTATAGCAAGAACCGGCTCACCAGAATCTTTCAGCTGAAGTTCCAAAATATCACCGCCGTTAACATCCACAATCTCACACTTGCTCAGATAATCCTGAAGGAAGAACATCTGACATTCCTGCCAAAAGATTTCTTTCGGATCTTCATTCTCACCTACGAACACATTCTTGTGATGAAAAGATTCATTCCAAACCCAACCTTCACCATCAAAACAAGCGTGAACTTCCCTCAGATCCCACATAATCAGTCCTCCCCAAACCCAAAAATATGACGCTTGTTAAGGTCATCATAGATAATATCCTCAATTTTATTTTTGGTATTATCATTGAGTTCTCCATAAGGAGCATCATCAAGATAATAGAAGTAAATTTCATTTCCAAGATTCTTATACATGACGCTCACATAAAACCCAGCTGAAATTCCATTCAGTAAAGCATATCCAATACCGTATACTTCTGAATAATTGTTCCCCATTAAATCCCACATGGTTAATCCTCTACAAAAATCCCTTTCTCTTTCAAATAGTCTTTTAAGATATTCTCACACGTTTTCTTTTCTAGCAGAGTACTCACTTCTAATAGACAATAAAAGAACTCAATAGAATTTGTATCTTCATATATTTTGAACATAAGTGTTACACACCCAAGCTTATCAATATCGTAAAATACAGCATATCCAATCTTGTTATCATCTGAATATTGGCATTTAGCTAAAACCCACATTTTATACACTCCTTACCGATTTGAAACCATTCAAGTGATATCCTTTTTGCTTAAAACGACGCATTACCCTATCTATTTTTGCGCTACTCTCTGGAGTGCTTTTTAAGTATGTATTCTTATATTCACACAGCTTCTTATACTCATCACTTTCACGATGGGCTTTCAGTTTCTCACAATGGTCATGGCAACCGGGATAACGCTCCGGTGCCACACAATAACGGCAAGGATTAGTCAATTTCTGCCACCTCCCCAGCTTCATAAAAAGCAACAACGTAGGATTGAGCTATTCTTTTATCCTTCCATCTATACGGAGTAATAATAACCTTGCCGCTCATCCATGTTTGTTCAACATGATACCAGCCATCAATATAAACAATCTTCATTCTTTTGTATTTCATATTCCACCTATCTCATTTATTAGACTTGCACTGATACTTGCGTTCAATCATCTCTGCATCGGCGCAAGTCATACCGTACTGCCAACGCACATCAACAATGGATTCGACCCAGTTTCCAGTCTTGCGGTTCTTTATGACACGAACCTCTTCAACATCTTTGTGAATCTGTGTGCCGGGCTTCGGGAGATAAGTCAAAACACTTTCTTCAGAATGTTCCAAATCGTAAGAGCCAACAAATATGCAATCACGTTTGATCAAATCAAAAATTTTCTTGCGGTTCTGTTTAGACAGGTTTCTCATATTGCAAACTCCTTTTCTCTTGTAAACTTAATCACCAACGCATTCACGTTGGCTGCTTCAATCGTGCTTGCTCTTGCATCCTCGTGATTGCCAGCTCTGAGGAACGAAACACTCTGATCCATCAGCTTACGCCGATAGGAAGAAAGAGCTGCGAGAACGATATTCTTTTCAATGTTGGTCATGTTCTTTTCCTCCTGCTCACGTTCCTTGTGAAATTTTCGCACTTCTTCCCAAAAATCAAACGGACTAGAATTGTGATAAACAAGCTCCATGTATTCTTTTCTACTGTTAAGATGGTTTATGTTAGTATCCATTTTTATCACCTCAATCAAAACTGAACCACTTCATGTTTGACTTTCTCCAGCATCTCTTTCTCTTGTTCTTCAAGACGCTCAACCTCATATAAAACGCTGTGAATACCATAAATAATCAATTCACGATCTCGTTCACGGTTCGCTTTGTTTTCAAGGTTGCTTTTACAACTTCCTTTGCATAATTCGATTTCTCTAAGAACAAGATTATCGATTGCGTATTTTAGAATCCGTTTATCTTTCTCAGTCATATTATCACCTCAATCTTCGTAAAATGCTTTCTTATTCTGACATTTGTAGAATGCAATTACCTCGTGAACATACTCAGGATCGTCATGAATTCGCAACGAAAATACTTCGTTTGCTTTCTTTTTGGTGCATCCAAACTCCCAGCAAAACGCTTCAATAAAATCTCTCCGAATGTTCATTTTTTTGTTACTCCTGCTCCATCGTTACGCAAATCAAAGGCTCATCAGGATATGCTTCTTCGTCAGAAAAACACACACCCTTTGTCACTCCTCTGACCTGAAGTTCTTTCCAGTCTCCAAATTCAGTATTGGTATACATTCCAAAAACCAATTCGGTATTTTCGTCATAGCCAAACTCTTTCAACTTCTCAACAAACTCAGAAACAGTCATAAAAATCCTCCTATAAAAGCATGATTTTAAGCCGTTTTGTAATTTGCACAGCTATTCAAAAACTGCAACACTTCATCTGGGGAGAGATACCCAGCAACATCATCACAGGTGTCGCAGAACTTATTTGTAACCCATTCGTCGTTTTCATTCCATGCGGCCACTTCTGCTGTATTAGAACTTGCTTCTTTTGAGAAAGAGAAGTCTTTACTAAAATAGTTATCGCAGTAATTCCCAGCTCCCCACTGGACGCTTGCAGTAATACCATTTGCAAAAGTCATATTGAATCCTTTATTTGAGGTCGAATTAAACTTCTTCATACCTAACACTCCTTTTATTTACCACGATTCATCAATTAACGTGTCGTGAATCCAGCCCAGCTTATCAATCAAGTCGGCCCTTACATAGTTGTTAAAATTAGAGTCTTCCTCAATTCTCTTGAGAAGTAAAGAGCAAATCTCATCATAATTCATCTCATATTTGAGACCGTACTTGTCGTATAATTCGGGAATGTTATATTCTTTATCCATAATGCTATCTCCTTTATTTCACTCTTACGCAGAAATCATCGTCGTAAAGTCCAAACGATACGATTTCTTTGCCGAGTAAATCTTTATGCTTTTCTTTTTCGTCCATAAATTCAAATATTTTGGTTCGTGCATTATACAGACGATTCAAACTATTGTCGTTGATGATGATATATTTGTTCCAATCATCAAACAGATTAAGCAATATCCCCACTTTCATAGCACTATCTCCTTTATTCTCATGTGTGTATTCGTTCATACTTTCGCATTCTGGCAGCGGTTATGTCTGCCCTAGCACCGCTAATCACCTAACATCTGCTGTTTATACTACCCAGACTTGACTTCTTATGTAGTCCTCAATATCTGCCGGATAACCATTTCTCTTGACGTACTGGCACAGCACACGCTGCACATCACGGTTATCACCATAATCCATCGCGATTGAAATATCTTCGCCGTGAGTGCCTACGCCCAGACGCTCATATTTTCTGACTTCAATATAGAAGTCATGTGATCTGTAGTGTCTGCTGTCCTTGCGGTCGAGAATCAGATCAATAATCATCAGCCAACCCACCCTTCTTCAGAAGCCATATATCCCTCGTCAATAAGGAATTTATGAAAGTCGTCGCTCAAAAGCTGGTCGCCAAAGAAATTTGTAAATGCTCTTGCAACATCCTCACCAGACATCCCAACCAACGCGTCCCACATCATTTCTTGCATATCAGTCATTTTCTTCCACCTCGTAATACTGAAAAGCACAGTCGTACATCATGTTCCCCGTAATCTGATCCACGAATTTTGCACAATGCAAGTTCATCGTATACCCATTTTCATCACACCATTCGGAAATAATTTTTGTAGTCAACGGTGTTACAAAAACATAAAGGTCAGACATATGATGATAAATTTCTGCTTTCGGATATCCGGCATCCAAAAGCCGTTCAAGCAACGTCTTACGCATTTTCTTTCATCTCCTTTACAGTTTCGTCGTCCCAATGAAAACCACGCTTTTCATAAAGCGGAATCCAATGAGCCTCATAAAAGTCGTAGCCACAACCATCAATGCCGAAAATGTACTCAAAATCCTCTTGCTCGTAGATACGGAATCCGCAATCTGCCATTTCCTGAAGATGATTTTCAAGCCACCAGTTGTCGCAACCATCACTAAACTGCCACATCGTTCCCCACATCGGAAAGAAGTCGTCACGCTCGACTTCAAAATCATCTTCTCTGACATCAACTTCCTCGCCAGTACCGTCGAGACAAATTTTATAAGTGTTGTCATCTTCGTTGTAGCTCTGAATCTCACCATTTTCGCCACAGTGATCACCGCTAAAGATATAGACACGATCACCACAAGACGGCGGCGTGATTTCAATAATGCCTTCACCATTCTCTTCTAAATCGACCTTGGCGAGCTTTTCAATAACGCTCTGAGGAATCGCATTAAATTCCTGAACCCATGCGTAAGCTGCATCCTTCTTGGTTTTGTACATAGCCATAGCAGTTGACTCTCCATTTCTTTCGTATCCTGTGTTATATATCTATGTGGTAAAAATAAAAGTCCTATGACGGACTGCCCTTTCTAGCTACATAATACAGGATACTGCTGATTTTGTCAAGCACTAAAATGTAGATTTTATTAACGTCGTATTTTAGCGCGTTGATACGTTTCTTATTCATGACAATTTTGTGAATGTACGGTCAAGCCATACCAAATAGCTCCATTCCGGCAATACCCATGTCTGCCGGATACAGGTTTACAACACGATTATCATAAAACTCTGCAATCAAGTTGCTATTGCAGATGTCTGTATAAGCATCATCCATGGACAGACCAGAAAAATCTTCTGCGTTGTATTCATCATTGCCAGGGAACCCGTATAATGCTTCCTGATAGAATGCCCTCGTCATTCTTGTTTCATTACCATCAGGAGTAACGACAAACAGATTCGTTAAACCATTCTGACCAAAGACTGCAACACAGATACCGCCTGCATTGTTCTCATACACTTCAACAGTAGCACGCATTTTTTATTCTCCTTTTCTTATCAGTGACCCCAACGGCAAACGACAACGCCGTTGATCCAGATGGAAATGTTTGCACCCTGCCGATACCACTCGACAGCTTCACGATGAATGTTAGTGATAACACCTGTTTCATCGTTCATAAACCATTGACCTTTTTTCATCTTGTGTTCTCCTTTACACTCTCATGCACTCATCAAGATAGATTCGTTTACCGAAACACTTGACGTATGCTCTGCCAGACGGTGCATAGATGATTTTCAGATGATGATAACTATGATATTTCTCATCTTCACACAGCGCACCAGACATACCATAAAGGTAATCGTTAATGCCGTATTCGATATCGCCATGAATCTGAAAACCACCACAACGGCTATAGCTGCTATCATAAGCGGTTACAGGATGGCTCTTGCAATATTCTCTTGCGGTCATATCAAACTCTCCTTAAAACATATCTTTTATGTAATTTTTGCAATTATTTCTGACGTTGTTATGTGGTTTATTCTGCCTGTTTTGCAATGGCCGGAACCTTAATGCCCATGCCTGCAATCTTTTCGAGGAATTTCATACGAGTGTCACGATTGCTCACAATCATGTTGGTGTACAGCTGATACATAGCCAGATAGCCCTGCTTATTGCTCTTGGTAAACACCAATTCAGAAACATTGCGGAACATATCAGGACGGTTTGCGGTCATAATCGGAACAAGGACATTTTCGATTCTGTCCATCTTGCCAAAGTCCTTGTTATACAGCTCATGCAAGCTCTTGAGCGTGGTACGAGAGAAGCAGTTGTGCAGACCATACCAACCAGTGCGGACAATCAGACCGATAATCCAGTCAATTTCAGTCGGATTTTTCGCAGAGATTTCCATTGCGGTTCCGATACCGTTGACCTCTTTCATATCAATCTGGTAACGAGCGAGAGTATTCACAAGGGTAATGCAATCCTTATGCTCCGCGATAACACCGGCCTTGCACTTGTCGTGCATGGAAATCTTGGTCATGTTGTCGTCCTGCGTCAAAAACGCTTCTGCCTCATCCTTCAGTTCGAGATTCTGAAGAATCTGACAGGTGATCTTTTTCAAACCTGCTTTCTGAGCTGCCACAAAGCGACCCTGACCGTCAAGCACAAAGAAATACTGCGTATCAGTACGGTAGCTAACAAGAACGCTGTTAGCCTTATTTGCATCCCACCCAGCTGCCATTGCGTTGATACGCGGCCAGCGAGCACCACCGATTTCACGCTGATAACAAACATCAACACGAATCAGATCGAGAGGGATTTCAGCGTAAAGGCAACCGTTCAAGGTAACACCGCTTTTTATGACCTTTTCACAAGCGACCTGACGAGCGGAAATAGCGGCTGCGGTAGTAGTAACGGAAGTGTTGACGTTCTTTTTCATGGTAGTATCTCCTTTGAATTTATAAATATTTTTGAATTGACGGTCACAAAATGGATTTACTTTACGATTATTTCAGCATCAGGATAATACTTCCTTACGCATTCCACAGCTTCTTTTGCGTCTGCCACAATAAGAGTACAGCACTTATTCGCATTCATGATATATGCGCTGTAATTCTCGTAAGTGGTCATCTTCCAGCCACCAAAGTGGTTGAAAACAACGATTTTTTTCATGCTTTTCATTCTCCTTTACTCAAAATTCTTGCAAAGCCCCAAACCACCATATTCACGGGGCAAACGCCTGAGTGCATTACGATGGGGACAATCCATCTTTTCACAATAACGGCAATTTGCATTGTTGCGTTCTTGCTCTGCAAAGAATTTCTTTGCATCTTTCAGGGATTCAAAATAGTGACCCTGATCCCATGTGCAGGAATATGGGTCGAAATGCCACGCCACAATATAGGGCATGTAATAATTTGCCTTGTTGAACAGTGTTGTGTAGGCGTTGCCGATGTCAAGAATAACCAGATCTTCTTTTTTCATTAGTTTAACCATCCTTTCCATTCTGCCACGCCAATAGCGATGGCACCAACAACGAAAACCCATATCATGGGCGCAATACATCCAGCCTGATAGGCAGAATAACCAAAGAACATGAGAAGCGATTTCATAACAAACATCCTTTCTTATTCAACCCAGCATTTTGCGGTGCTGACGTATTTAACACCGGCTTCTGCCAGGGCTTCCTGATAGATTTTCACTAGCTCTGTATCACCAAACTTTATGGCAATATCGAGAGCCGATTCAATCGCCAAAATTGCCATGGTATCACACTTCTCTAACGGTTTCGACGATATAATCGTCATATTGATTTCCGAACGTAACGTATGCGTCCGGGCTGCACTTAGACAGAGCTTCGATCAGTTCTGCTACGGTCATGCTGGTTGTCTTGTGCTCGATGATATCAAGCAGAGCATAGCCGGCGTGGTTCTCTCCGTTGATTCTGACAAATTTCATAATAAATCTCCTCTTTTATAAGAAAAATTTTTCGGTGTTTCTTTCAATTTTCCCTTGACAAAATCACTTCTTTCGTATATAATGATAGTGAAGAAAGAATCTAAACAAGATTCAATCTTCATAATTCGCGGTTCCATCGCCGTAAAGATGGTCTTTAATTCGTGGTTCTGTCGCCGAAAAGACAGTCTTTAATTCGTGGTATACCTCCACCGAAAGCGAGGAACTTTAATTTAAGAGGTGGCGAAATCCACCTCTTTTTTAATGCAAGGAAGTCTTTATGCTAAATTTTTATGATGTAGATCCAGACTATGCTGCATACTTACGCCAATTTGACCATCGTGTTCCACATATCATTTACGATAACAACCGCAAATTCGTTTGTGGAGTAGCTCTAGCCGTCAATGACTGTAATTATTTTGCACCCATTTCATCTAACACAAAGAATCAAAAAACTTGCATTCTCATTAGTGATACTCTTGGGAATATTCTGTCCTCTATCAAGTTTAATTTCATGTTCCCTGTACCCAATTCCGTTCTCACCAAAAAGGATTTCGAGAAGATTCGTGAATCAGACTCAGCTTATGCAGATCTGCTTATTAAAGAGCTTGCATTCTGCCGGTCTTTTGAATTTGAAATCACCAACAAAGCGAAGTCTGTTTACAGAATTGGTTGCAATCCTAAACACTTCTTGCACGATCATTGCTGCGATTTCAAACTACTGAAAACAAAACATGATGAGTGGATAGAGAATCACAAGTAAATAGATCACTTCCCTTCTGCTGTGTGAATCATTTTCACATGGCTTTTCTTTTTGTTCTGACGTGTTTTCATTTTGTATATTTTGCACAATATTTGCATATTTATGCAAAACAAGGCATAAATAAAACGCCTTGCGATAAATTCACAAGACGTTGTTGCTAGGGTTATAGGGTTTATTAGTTGGATTCTAACGGCTCTGCTAGGGAAACAATCAATTCACTATGAACGATTTTTTTCAAAAACTGAGAAACGTTATCGCATTCAAATTTTGCAAGAAAGTCATTTTCAAGTGTTTCACCCTCTTGCAAAGTAAGAGTGCAAGTCTTTTTCCACTGATAAGAGGCGTTTTTTTTCTGCCGCTCGCGCATCGCTGTAAGAATTTCTTCTTTGCTCATATTATCATATTTGCTAGGTCTGCCCACAATCGCACCACCTTTGTTTTTCATTGATGGTACAATTATAGCATGGTTCTGCTGTTCTGACAAGGGATTCATAGCCATACTATCACCTTGCCTTTCGGCCGGATTTCAAAGGCATTTGCGGGTTCAAAGGACGCATATCACCACGGAACTTTCCTAATCCGCTGCCGTCCATATACTCTGCCGTTCTATTCCGGCAACATCTGACCGTTCCATTCATATCAATGGATTCACCATAGATACGTTTAGAAAGATCGTTGTATTCTGCCGTATAAAAATTAGGCTTTGCCCGCATTGCTTTTGTGTGCTTGCTAGGTTTATGCCCAGCTGAATCACGGTTTCTCTGTGCGGATCGAATTTCTTGCCATTCCTTGCGCTCTGATTTACGTTTGTTTTCACGCTCTACAATGCGCATTTCTGTCTTTTGTTCTGCCTTATGATTCCAGTATGTGAGCGTGATTTTTCCGTCATTTGCAAGGCTTTTCACGCTCTGAGAAATAGCAGATTTAAGCATAGCCGAATAGATATTTTTAACGATTCTGCCGTTTTGGTAGAACACAAAAGGCATTTTGTTGAAAGAGTCCATTTTAGGCATTGAAACAAAGACAAAGTTATAATTCTCTGCTTTGATTGTTCCGTAAATGGAATTTGCCGGAACAGATACACCACGAAATACTACAGGTGTATTCTTTTGGTGCAAAGAAATTTTCATTGTGTTCACTTCCTTTTCTGAAATAGGCGCACTTTCTGTGCGGAATTACATCGGTTATTTGGTTAAAAAGCTCTTGCGCCACGTCAAGGCAAACCGATTTTGCAAGAGTAGGGCTGACTATTGCCAGCCCCAAAGGTATTCTGGTTAGATATAGCTTACTTACTTTGCTTTCTTAAAAAAGGCAGACTTGCTCTGAAGATCGTATGCACGGGAACGCTTACCGGTAGATTCATCAAACGACAGTGCATAGCCGATAGTTACAATAATTTCATCAATCAGTGCGTTATCGTTCAGCGTGGTAACAGTGCCCATTTTTGCCTTAGTGTATGCCGTCTTGATATAGGCCATATCACAAGAAAGTGCTTTTGCCGTCAAAGTTTCGGGTAGAATAGCGTTGTAAATTGCCTGCAACTGCGCAAGACGTGTTTCTTTGTTGTTCTTGTTGCTAGTAAAGCAATCAAGCTTTGCATTCCTGAGTGCGTCAAGCATTTTTTCGGAACGAACAGGCTTGTTTGCCGTCAAATCAGTGCAAAGGGATTCAGCCATAAAGCCATTAAACAGCATAATAAGTTTGCCGTAAAAGTCGGAATTGCAAAGCGTATCATACTTTTTGCCCGTGGTATCACGATAAACCTTTTCCAGTTTTGCAAACTTGATACGCATAGCGGATTCAGTCAATTCATATTTGTCGGTTTTGTCGTTCTTTTTACCGCTGAACTTATGGCCGGTATAAGTCGGATTTACGCAATAGGTGCGGAACATTTCATCCCGTTTCATAGCAATCAAAACCTTGCATTTATCGGTGCAAATGGATTCATTTTCTGCCTTGTTGTTGTCCGCAATGGCCTTAATTAAATCAGCCGTTTCGTTGCCGTTTGCCGTTGCCATTTCAGCGGAATTGTTGAGCAATTCCAGCAATTCGCGTGCGCTGAAAGAATCGGTGTTTTTGTTCTGAATAGCGGTGCGAAATTCGGGCATAGTGATAGCTTTACGCATAATAATCCTCTTTTCTAATTTTCTGAATTGTGTGTATATTCGATGGTTTTGCGTTTTAGCGCAAACCAAAACCCACAAACCAGACAAAACGCCTTGCTTATGGGCTTATGGTTTGCCCTAAATAGGGCAAAGTATGTATACCTTTTGCGTCTGTTTAATTTACTGGAAAACAGATAGAAAACCTTTACTGTATAGCCCTTGCAAACTACACTTGACTTTGTTACAATAGATAATGGTATAAACCATAAAAGCAAAGTATAAACTTTGCAATGTGTAACACATGGATATAAACCCATAAAAGTTAGTTTGTAGTTTGTGCAAACTGTGCTTTCTTTCTTGCCCTTGCTTGCCTAGTCTTGCAATGTATGGTCGTTGTCCTCTTTTCTGTACAACGGTTTTGTGTGCACACATTACGTTCCAGTATCCGGCGTTTTGCGGATTGTTTGCCCTCTAATGCCTTAATCGGACAAACGGCTTTTTATGTGATTTTAGGCTTGCATATTCTGTATATTATTTGCATAAATATTCATTTTATGGCATAAAAATAACACCTTATGAGTTTTAGGTCATAAGGTGTTTGTTGACGTGAGTATTCGGTTTTGCTAGAATAGAGACATCATAATTTGAAAGGAAGTCCTTGCTATGGGAAGCAAATGTATAACCATTCACTATCTTGAATCAGAAAAAATTCAATTTATGACGAATGTTTTCGCAAAGGTTGAAGAAGCAAAGTTGAATATTTTTCATGCTTCTCGAAACAATAATATAGATAATGACTTCAAAATCTGTTTAGATTGCCTCTGTGGTTATTGGGCATTAGGTCGTACTAAAAAGTATTCACAGGTTTTTCTAAATGCTAATTCTTATGATCTGTCTGACGCATATCATTACATAACAACAGGCTTTCATTTTGATGGGACAAAAGGAACTGTGCCAGACGATATACGAGAGCTTGCTGCTTTTGTTTTAGAATATGGAGATTACTTTGATTTAATTTTAGAAAAAATTAAAAAAGATAACAAAGATTTCTACAATAAAATCATTTCAGAATCTGAGGTTTTCCATTCTCATCAATGATGAGATTGCCATAAGTGTACGCTTCTGCACAGGCTTTCAGAATCGCATTTTTGTTTGTTCCGTTCAGCTCTGCCTTAGCGGTAAAAGCATCAAAGAAATCAGCATCAACTTTCAGGCCAATCAGTTTTGCCTTATCTTTGCTCTGCTGATACTCTTTTTTATAATCACGATTTGTCATAATTGCACCGCCTTTTCTTGATGGTACAATTATATCATTCTGACGAATTACTGTCAAACTCAAAGTTATCACCTTACTTTCTTGCCGGATTTCACAGGAAACACGTCATTCAAAGGGCGCATATCTCTGTTATCGAAATCACGGGCACAGCATCCAGTGCCGTCCATGTAGTACGACATTCTTTCATCCATGCGGAAGCTATGATTATTCATCAAGACTTCTTTGCCGTAGATCCAGCCGGAAACTGTGATGTATTCACTAGAGCCAAATACAACACGCTGAGAACGCTTTTTCTGAGCCGGTTTGCCCGCCTCATTATAGCGGTCATCAAGACGTTTCTTGCTCTTATGATAGCGCAAAGAGCCCTCTGCATTAGCTTGTGACGCTCTGAGAAAAACTGTTTCGCTCTGCTGCTGTTTTGCCTTTTCCATTACAAGACGCTTTTCTTTCTTACTCTGCTGATAGGCATTCCAGTCATAAAGGGAAACACTTTTTGCGTGGTATGCTTCTTTAATGAAGCTAACAATCTTGCAAGGATGGATAGAAGTCCATCCAATAGACGTTTTGACGTACATAGGCATAAAGCCTGTTTTCATTGCGATAAACGGACGACTGACGAACACAACGCCGTCAAATGTGCCGTAAAGATCAAGCTCTTTGACTTCTGTGCCGTTGTAGATGATAGAGTGTCCAGAAGTGTTCTGACGCACTTCTCCCATCGTATTCTGATAGGATTTCAAGATATTTCACCTCTTTCATGGTATCTTGTGACGGCGTTTTGCCGTTGGTAGAGGTTACTTCTTCCCCTGTACCTCTAGTCGTCAGGCGTGTTATGTATTGCATTCTGGTATGTTTAGACTAACTTCTTAGGTTTGACTTTAAGAGTTCTCAGAGTCTGCCGCTTTTGCTGCCTTGTAAGTCTTTTCAGCATCAGCCAGCTTGATCTTCCATGTGTCAATAGTGTTCTTGACAGTATCAAGGACGTTCTTCTTTTCGTCAAACGTTGCCTGTGCCTTAGACAGTGCCGTTGCATGGTTCTTTTTGGTGCTTTCCTTGACGGTGGTATCGCTTGCATCTTTACGCACCTGCTCTTCTGCCTTGTCAAGATCAGACTTTGCCTTGTCGTATTCTGCCGTAGCCTTGTCAAGTTGTGCCGTTGCCTTGTTAATACGGGCAGTGCAGCGTTTGACGGCAAGGTTATAATCACGCTCATAGTCCTTGAGGAAAACGCTGTGGTTTGCAACGGCCAACATCATAGGCTCAAGAGCTTTGACGAAACGATTGATAGGCATATTTGCTGGGCTTGTGTCGCCGTCCATGTTGGTAGGCAGATAGGTTTTTGCCATGGCAAGGACTTCTGTGCCAAAATTAGGATACTCTTGCATAGAGAAAGTTTCACCAAAAACGATGTTTGCGAGGTCGGACAGACAGTTGTAAAAGTCGTCCGTGTGAACTTTGATGATAGAGGTATCTTTGCCGTTGGTGGTAGACAGGTTGACAGCACAAGCTTTGTTATATACGTACTGTACGGCCTTGCCATAACGCTCATACTCTTCTTTGCTCATAAGCATATAGGACGGCATTTTGTCGGGTTTAGGGAATGCCTTGAGCTGTGCAACACCACCATTGCCGGATTTGTTGGTAAAGCTAATGATAATTTTGCCAACGCTTGCGTAACCACGCTTTTCGGACGTTGTGCGGTTAGAAGAACGGATAGACAGACAAACATTAGACAGGTTAGACATAGTATTATCTCCTTTGATATGATATAATGTGTGTATGATCGTACTTGCGACAAACTACTGTCTGTCGTTGTGGTACAGTACGCTTTTGATACAAGGTGCATACTGTTGACCATCCTTGCTGATCCTCTTAGGTATAGTTTACCTAGGGACCAGTGAAAGACTTGCGTCTAAAACATCTTGTTTGCCAATATGCGCTTTTCTTGCTTTTGGTTATGCGTTTCCGCCCCTACTGCAAAGATAGTGTTATTAAAATTCAAGGTGCTTGATTTCTTTGTGACTTGTCGCCCAAACCGACAAAACAAACTAATGTTTGCCGATATGGTAGATTTCTAATCTTGACTTTTGTTGCATGGTTTTTCTTGTAATTAAACAAGAGTTAAACCAAACAGGCTAAAATCAGAAGTCTTGACTTGTCAATGTGCTATTAGGTTTTGGGTTTTGCTTTTGGGCTTTGGCCCTTGAGCTTGACTGTATTGTATCACGGTTTAACCGTTTTGTCAAGCCCTATTTTTTTGAACCGCTCAAACGGTAAAACGTCAAAAAGTGGAAACTGGAATTTTCCGGTTTTCCAGAACCATCATGTTTTCCGCTTTCCGGTGTTGCCCTTGAGCTTGGCACTATTATAGTCGGTTAAACCGGAAAAGTCAAGCGGTTTAACCGGAAATGTTGCATACGCAACAAATGGATTTTTGCTTTATATTATAATTACCTTATAAGGGAAAATAGAATGCTTTAGCGTGGTAAAGTGATAAAGCAGAATATTTGATCGGGCGGAATGAATATTTTAGTATGGTAAAGTAGTAAAGCATCAAAGTATGAAACACCCGGCTCCGTGTTAATAATCAGCGAACAAAAGGAACACCCGGCAACGTGTAAGCTTGTCCTAGAATAGTTAAAATTTTTTAACTATTATTTGCACCTGTTGATACTTTATCAGATAATAGGTACAATGCCAAAAACCACGCCTTGCCCTTGCCCTGTTGAGTGTCGTATTTTGAGCATTTCCGACACTGGAAAACCGTGGGGCATACTTTCCATTTTTTGGACATTCCAGGCAGCAGGCCGAAGCCCCAGTACATCTTTCTTATTCATCCTCAAGAAATGACGTTTTAACGTGATATTTATATCAAACTCTCTCCAAATAATCCATCCTATTGGCGGCCAACATCCCATACATACTCCTCCTCTCAATCTGTCAACAAATAATTTCTTGACACTTCTCCAGCACTCCCATCCCACCCCGGGGCATACTTTCCCCTGACGAAAACACTCCAAAATATATCCCTATACCCTCTCCTACATACGCCCCTGAATCTCTCATCTTCCCTCTAAAACACCTAAAAATGGCTTAAAATCGCTATTTTTCAATCGGTAACTCATTCGGTAACTTGCTAGAATTTAACGTATTTGCGTTATATTTTGGCTAGTTTTTCTTTTTATTTGTACCTTTTTACCCATATTTTTGTTCCTTTTTGGCCCAATAAAAGCCGAAAAAGCTAGGATTCATGCGGGTTTTTCCGATGTGTACCCGAAATGTACCGAAAATGACCATTCTTCGGAGCATAAAGTACCCATCTGTACTCCCCTATCACCACAAATGGACTGATCTGGCATTCAAGAAGCACTTTCAAAGACTCTAGACACCTCTAAAGAGCATGATTGTAGCCTCTGGCAGCTTATACTGAACACACAGAGCATCTGGATGTTCTTCATAGAAAACAACACTCCTAGAAACATACCTTATTATAATAAGCTCTAAGAATTTTCGTATCCTGTGTTACTTAGCTATTGAAGTTTTGGCAATCTCATGGTATAATGAGTGTAGATAGCTATGCAATACAGGATACTGTAAGGGAGATGGTGAGAGGATGATTGTGATGGGTGTTTATAGTAGTCCTCCCGGACAGGGACCGTCGCGACGGTGGAGAAGGATCTCGCGTCTGAGGACGCTCGTAGGTTTACTCAAATTGAATCTATGTCGCTTACGCTCCATAGCTTCAAGTCGAGTAAACCATTGTTAGATATTTTGTGAGAGTTGTACTTGGACTGACGACTATGTATCTTCATACATATATATAATACAGACTCGTCAGTACAACTAAATTAGAACTGGAGGCAATATGGAGCAGAATAATTATAATGTTACGCAGAATATGGTCAACAAATTAAGTGATGGACAAAAGTTCTCAAACTTCTTGGAACTATCTACTTATCTCAACATCCTTAATAAAAGTGGAAAACCGTTGGGTGGGAATAGTAAAAAACACTTCCTTGAAGAGTTGAATCGTTTTGTTGAGTTTAAAAAGGAAGGAAAACGCTTTGTCATAGTAAAGATTCGTCCAGACAATGAGGTACTTCCTCCTCTACCGACAAGAAATAAAGGAAAGTTCTCATTGCGTCTGCAGAACCAGATTGCTTACCACTTACTTAAAGAATGTGACGGCAGTAGTTGGATGGAGTTCTTTTGGACACCAACTGCAATACTACGAGCATGTGGAATGACTAATAAAAATTTTTATCAATATTCAGAGGATTTACATGGCGAGGATACCTTCTGGGCTGAGATAGTTGGTACACCATTAGAAAGTGTTGCTCGTGAGCAAATGGATGAGTTCAGAGAGAATTTAGCAGCGGATGCTGAGACGTTTCAACAATGTACTAAATCTACAATGGTTGGGTACATTGAGTCTGCGCTTAAATCTATGGCAAAAAATAAGGAAATATTTTTTGAAGACTGCCCTGCTGTGTTTATAAACCATGACCCAGAAGAGTACCATATTCCATCTGAAGACCAAAAGGCCATTTATATGAAGATGTATACGAATGTGCTTCACGAATTCTATACGTCATCTGGTCGAGTGTGTCAGAGTGAACAAGACGTATTTCTGACCGGACGACTTCATGAGTTTTATGAAGAATTAGATAATAGATTCAAGGAAATTTTTACATATGACCTAGCACGACCGATGTACCATATTACGATTGAGCCAAACTCGTTGAAGCGATCTGCGGCACGGACGGAATATAAATTGCAACAGCAAAGTTTTCACGAGATGAATGATGCTATGTGTGAGAATATTCCAACACTTTCTGCCGTCAGAAGAGGTAGAGCGGTATTGGAAGAAAATCCAGAATATTATAATGATGCTTCTCAACCACCATTTCGCTTTGTGCATAGGCAATTGAGTGATGAGGTTCTTCAGCTCTTTATAGATGGAATGATTCGTGTTCCTGCGAATTCTGTGATCCCTCGTGCTGGATTTAAATGGTATGGTTCTTATAAAAGATAAGGAGAGTTTATGAATAAAATTTATAATATAACACAAGATATGGCTGATAAATTATATGAAGGCCAGGTTTTTAAAAATTTCCGTGCATTGTCTGAATATTTAAATATTTTGGATAGGAATGGATGTGCGGTATGCGGTAGTAGCAAAAGACAGATCATGTCCGAATTAAACAGATATGTTGTACTAGAAAAAGAAAAAGGAAGCTTCTGCTACACTGTAAAAAAGATTCGTCCAAAGACTGAAATTTTATCTCCTAGACCAAAGGGCGGGAATAACAAATACGGTTCAAACATCAAAGAAATCATTCGGTATCAATTATCTAAAATTTCACCGGAAGTTGAAAATGGTAATATTGATGTATTTTGGACATTGGATAATATAGCAAAAGCTTGCGGAATGATAAATGAAGATTTCGACAAGCCTTACACTAAAGTCTATGGTGATGAAGCAAAAGTCACGGATATTATTAACTTCAAAAGAAAGGTACGCAGTTCACTTAAAGAATACATTTATTATGCATTGGAAGAAATGAAGAAAAACAAAGAGTTCATCTCTTGTAATTATACTCCTGTTTTTATTAGTAAAGAGTTAGGCCGTGATAAGCTTCATATTCCTACAGAAGTAGAGCTACGAGACTATAATAATTTGTTCAGCAAGGTTATCCATAGTTTTAAAAAATCTTCAGGTGAAGAATGTGAGAACGAGCAAGACATTTTCTTGAGTGGGAAATCATCGTATTTTTATAACGAATTACAAAATAAATTTACAGATATATTTCCGTACGATTCAGTTTATTCTATGTATCATATTATAATTGATACAACTTCTATTAAACGTATGCGGAATAATACAAATGAGGAAACCTGTTTAGAGTGTGTTCACCGTTTAAATGACGCCATTTGCGAGAACATTCCGAAACTAGCAAATATAAAGCGCGGAAGAAAAGTACGAGAAGAATACATCGTATACACTCAAAATGGTGCGGAGACGTGTAGTGATTATGTTGAGAAATCTTTAAGTAAAACTGTTATTAAAAAATTAGTGTATGCATTGATCTACATTCCAAACGAACAAAAAATTCCATGTGAGAATTATATTTATAATGAGGTATCTAACAATGAATTTTGATAACCCCTACTGGATTGATTTAAAGGTAACATATGAGTGCTACCAAGCGGCTGGGAGCTTGCCGGAGTTCCATAAGAAGCATGTTTGTACGAAATGCCGGTACGAGATTCCGTGCTTCACTACTTGTGATGATGTGCGATGCAACTGTCAAGAGTTTAAGCCTAAGACTGTACGGAAGGCTGACAAGTATTTACATATCAATGATTTCATGAACGATGTGGCTGCATTTGATGCTGGCCGTGCAAATTAGAATTAAATAAGAGTTTGTGCGACTCTTGTTTGAAATATAAAATACATATTAAAGGGAGTAGATTTGATGAGTCAGAATTTTGAAATCGTAAGTTTGTATGGTGTATCCTGCTATGAGCAAGATGGTACTGCATATCTTCGACTGGAAGATGTTGCCCGTGGTCTTGGTTTTACAGAAGTTGCCGCAAGTGGAAATGTTTGTGTAAAGTGGACGAGAGTGCGTAAATATTTGCACGATCTTGGTATCGACACGAGTGTCGATGGAAATCTTCCAAGTTATATCCCTGAAAATATTTTTTATCGACTGGCGATGAAAGCTAAAAACGATGTAGCAGAAAAGTTCCAAGCACTTGTGGCTAATGAAATTATTCCTTCTGTCCGTAAGACTGGTGGTTACATTGCTGGTCAGGAGCAAATGACTGATGACGAGCTTCTGTCTGCTGCATTGATTGTTGCGCAGAATAAGATTGCGGAACGAGATAAGCGTATCGCCGCCCTTTCTAGCAAAAATAAGCAGCTAAAGGAAACGAACGAATATTTGACTCCTCGTTCCGACTACTGTGATGCGGTTTTGCAGTCTACTAGCACATATACAGTTACTGATATTGCAAAGGAATATGGCTGGACTGCAGCACGTATGAATACGAAACTTCACGATCTCGGTCTCCAGTATTTTTGCAAGTCAAAACGTGGCGATAAGATGATCACTCACTGGTATCTTTACAGCAAGTTTGACGGAGAGGGCTTCGTTGAGTACGAGACTACTCCTTACTTTGATAAGGAAACCTGCAAAAAGAAATCTAGTAAGCACATGCGTTGGACTGAACGTGGTAAGGCGTATATTTACGAGCGTTTGAAGAAAGAGGGCATTCTTCCCCGTTCTGAAGCAAGCCGCAAGGTAAAGGAGGGTTAAGAGATGCGTATCCAGATTGGTAAATACATTATTAAAAACTACGACGAGCGGAATCTCGTTATTGTTGAGCAGCGGCCAGCTGGCAAGAATCCAAAGACTGGTGAGATGGGAACCGGTGTAAAGGAGGTTACGGTCGGCTATTACCCGAACCTTGAATGGATTTTACATAAGATTAAGGATTTGAATATTTCCGAAAGTGATGCTGATACCGTGGATGTTTTGCTGGCAGAGCTTGAACAGATTGATGAAACGATTCGAAAAGTGGCTGAGGAGGTCAAGTGATGGATAAGTTTGTAAATGCAACAAAAATCTTAGACAGTATTGACGCTGCATTGAAGCAGTTCCGCCTCGTGCGAAATGGTAAATCAGAGAGATTTCTTACGAATTTTGTTACGCTCGGCGTACTCAAAAATATGATTAAAAATGAGATTCAGCATCGTGAGTTTCGCCCTGTAGTTCACGCTCATTGGATTGAACATGAGGCGGATTTTGGAGAATCACTGTATTGTGAGTGTTCCAGTTGTCATGACTCTACTGGAATTGAGTGTAAACTGTTCTGCGGTGCCTGCGGTGCTATTATGGACGAGCAGACGATTATGGTTAAAGACTATTGAGGTTGATGAATGATGCGTACTTACGAGGATGTTGATGCGGAAATTAAGTATTTAATTCGGGATATGAATTATGCCAGCCTGACTCGCCGGGAGTACGAGGCTGCTGACGATATGCTGGATGAACTCTATCAGGAGCGTGAACGACTTTGGCTCAAGGCTATGGAAGATGGCGAGAGTTGCTATCTGTAAAAGCCTGCTTTTATATTTTCCTTTTAACAGCATAACACAGGATACGTTCAAAAAGAACATGGAGGTGACTGCCGAATGGCAAAGCAGCAAACTTGCCAGAAGTTTGTTTTTAAGATCCATACGAAGCGTCTGGTTGAAGCAAAATGGGATTTAACTCTACCATTGGATGAAGCCAGACGAAACCACGAAATTATCTCGCTGGCCGATAGCACTGTTCTACGATGGATTGATGAGTTGAATGGTGTTACGGATGCAGAGGCTAAGGCACGGAGTATCAAGCGTAGAATCAAGATGCTGCGGAATGAACCGTCTTGTTTAGAGAACCGCCGGGAGATTCGGAGGCTGTATACAGAATTGGACGCAGTTCAATTCAAGCCGGATTATATGTGTCTGGTGGTTGATAAGAAGAATGATTACCGCCGGGCGTGTTCTCCAAAGGGGTTTAAAATCAATGGAATCACGTATCGCCGTCTGGTTGGAACCACTGGTGGTGTCAAGAACAGCACGATTGTATTTGTGAGTGACCGTCTTGTTGACGAGATCCGCAAGCGAATCGATAATGGTCGTAACAAGGGTATGGAATTTGTGCCTGCAAAGTTAGAGGCTTATAGAGCCCTTGCTTGTTCTGCTTCTATTCCGGTCACTGACCCTGATGGTGTACTGGTTATAGATGATTGCTACACGCGCTTTAAAGACCATATTGTTGTTCTGGACGATGGAGCGTCTGGAGAACCTACGATAGTTGAAGATAAGGAACACGATTGTGAGTTGTGTGCGAATGATGGGTTTGGACTTATTAGTTATGATCTTGCACAACAGTGGAGTGAGGATCTGAAACTTCCATCCACTGCGTCTGGCTTCTGTGTGCGAAATGCGTTCTGCAAAGGTATGTTATTCCCCTTCCCTTTTCGTGAGTTCGCTAAGAAGGTAGCAAAACAGAATATGTTAAAGGACGCATGGGGAGATTATCGCGACATCAATAGAATTCAGGTCGTTCTTAGCACCTCTATGCTAAAACTCTGGGATAGTTACCATAGTTGTGAGGACTATCTTGAAAACTGTAGAGAGAACCACTATCACTTCTCTGTAACCAAGACTTGTGAGTTAGAGCTTGATGAGGAGCGCAATCTAAATTATCAGTTTATCCAGAGTTATCAGCTTACGAACAATGAGATTCATGAACTTGTGAAACCAACTTTGGATGAAATCAAGGGTGTCATGGGCGGTGACTGGCGTGATGCGTTGCTGTATTTGCGTGGTAGTGGAATGCGTGATGACCCGAATTATATAAACAGTCTGGAAAACGACTATATTAAGGCTCTTATGATTGAGCCGGAAATGATTAACGACCCTTATGTGCAGAATCGGATTCGGTACTTTATTAAAAAGCGAATCTCTCAGGCAAAAACGGGTGTTGTAAAGGTACGAGGAAATTTTCAAGTTGCGAGTGGCGATCCATATGCGCTTTGCCAGTCTATGTTTCGGATGGAGGTAACCGGACTATTGAAGGCCGGTGAGGTTTACAGTCGTTTTTGGAACGACAGGGATGTTAAAAGGGTTGCTTGCTTTAGAGCTCCTATGAGTCAGATGGCAAATATTCGGTGCATGAGTTTGAGCGCATCTGAGGATTGCCAATACTGGTATCGCTATATGAAGTCTGTGTTTATCACCAATGCGTGGGATAATATGTGTGCAGCGCTTAACGGTGAAGATTTCGATGCCGACCTTACATTTTCTACCGATAATAGAGTTCTCATTGATAAATGGGTAAATGAGCCGGTCGTTCTTTGTGTTCAGCGCAAATGCGAGAAAAAAGTTCCGACCGAAAAGGATTTTATTGAATCTAATATCAGCGGTTTTGGAGATAATATTGGACGTACAACAAACCGAATTACAACGATGTTTGATGTACGAAGTAAATTTGAGCAAGGTAGTAAAGAGTACGATGAACTTACGTATCGCATTATCTGCGGACAGCTTTATCAACAGAACGCGATCGACAAAATAAAAGGCGTAGCTACGACAGATATGCCGCAATACTGGTATGACAATAAAGCTTGCGCCGTTAAAGACGATGATAATCCTGATACTATCGAGGATAAGAAGTTCTGGAGTAGTATTTGCGCATGGCGTAAGCCATACTTTATGAGCTACATCTACCCTGCTCAGATGCGTGATTACAAGCAGTATGTGGCCGCAGCTCGCAAGCGCATCAAGTGGGATGGGTTTGCCGGTCTGGATGAGATTATGCAAAAGACCGTCAAGGACGATGTGGATGAAATGGTTATCCAATATTACCTTTATCGGATGCCGGTCGGAATCAATTCTTGTACCATGAACCGCCTGTGCTGGACTATTGAGGACGAGCTGGAAGATTTTGAAGAAGAACTCAAGATAAGGCGCAAGTTTGATTACGACTCGCTCAAGTCTGGCGTTGAGTACACCAATTCTCAATACTATGGTATCCGCTCTATTTTTAAGGATTACTTGAGGTTTGCTCGTGGTAACGCAATCCATTCTGGCAACGGAAACAATAATAAAGAAACTGGCGCAGACCGCAAGGAGCGCATTGCGCTGTATCAGGAAAGTATGTTCCGTAATCTTCATGATAAGTGTTCTAATGATGATGTACTTTGCGACATCCTGCTTGATATTTGTAAGAAGAATGCATCCAGTATTGCAATAGTCTGGGAACTGTTTCACGATACCTTGATTAAACGCTTATTGGAACGCCATAACGGTATGGTGCATTCTCTTGTGCAGGATGAGAATGGCGATATTGAATATGATGGCAAGCGTTTCAAGGATGTGTTGGTTAACATGAATAGCAAGGAGGATGCGGATGATTGTATTGAATGAAGTTCTTTACGCTGAAGAGTGGCTAGAGAAGGATGTGCCTTGGAAGAAAGCGGGGCATGTTTTGCATTATATTGCGAAATACTATTTCTACAAGGGATATTCAAAGGATGATGTAAGAGAAAAGCTTAACGAGTATATGCTGCGTCATTTTGAAGGGTACAATAAGGTTCTGGATAGAGAACTGATTGATAAAGCGATTGCTTCTGCTAAGGGTCGTCCTATGGTGGAACTTGACGGTGTGTGCATTACGAAGGCAGAGGTAGAGAAGATTCAAGCACTTGAAGGCAAGCAGATGCAACGCCTGATGTTCACAATGCTGTGTCTGGCAAAATACCATATTGCCGTTAACGAAAAGTGTAACTACTGGATTACGGAAGATACGGCTGACATCTTCAGGATGGCAAACGTATCCGTGAATGAGAAAAAACAGAACGAAATGATTTGCGACTTACATAATCTTGGCTTCATTGGGTTTGCCAGTTTGAAAAAGATTGACAACTTGAACATCCATATTTTGATTGTGGAGCCGAATTCTCCTCATGAGATTTTTGTGGACGATTTTGAGAATGCTGGTATTCTGTGGAGCCAGTATTGTGGGAAAGAATACATCAAGTGTGATTGTTGCGGAAAGATGGTTGCTCGCACCGGGCGCAGACAAAAATACTGCCGTAAGTGCGCCAAAAACGTAAATATTGAGAAAACCGCACAAAATAGAAAAATGTTTGATTTATGAAATGCGGAAAAGCGCGATATTTTAACGTAGGTACGTTATAATTTTACATGTATAGAGTAAAACACAGTGCGGAAAGTTATGGTAGGGAGAGAGCGAGGACGCTTGTTTTCTTCCTACCTATTTTATTTTGAAAGGGTGTTTTACCTAATGATTGAAATCACTAAGTCCGAAGCGAAGGCTGTGCGAAAGGTCTTCCCTCATGCTTGCATTGCAAAGACCCGTCACAAGCGGTATCTGGAAGAGTCTGCTCGATATCTTGAGTTGCTTCCTTTTAATATTGCCGCTGTCGAGATGCTGAAGCAGATGCAGCGTAACGCACGTTACTAATCTTTGAAAGAACGAGGTATAGACTATTGGACTTTGAAATTCAACTGCCAGAAGATATCACCAACCTGATGAATGGTGGCGGTCTCCCCTCTCCTGAGATGATGAACTTCTATGTCGATGAGAAATATCGCATCTTCTTTATCGACTTTGAGATTGACCAATCTCTGATTGAAATTGAGCGCAAGATTCTGCAGTACAACCGTATTGATAAGGATACTCCTGTTGAGCAGCGTAAGCCTATTAAGCTGTTTATTTACAGCTATGGTGGCGAGTTGGATGCTATGTTCAGCTTTATTGATGTTGTTGCGTTGAGCAAGACTCCTGTTTGGACTATCAATGCAGGTATTGCAATGAGCGCCGCTCTTGTAATGCTGTTGTCTGGTCAGAAGCGCTTTGCTCTGCCTCACTCTACCGCGCTGATTCACAGTGGCTCTGGCGGTGCGCAGGGTACTTTTGAGCAATCTAAGATGGCTATGGACTACTACGAGAAGCAGGTTGTGAAGATGCGTGAGTATATTATGGCTCACTCTACTATTGATAAGAAGACCATGACCAAGAATAAGGCTAAGGATTGGTATCTGGATGCTAATGAGCAGGTCAGCTTTGGTATCGTAGATAAGATTTGCGATGATGTGGATGAGTTCAATTAAGGGAGAGTTGTAATATATGGCTTCTGATAAGACTGAAATGCGTAAGAAGAAGGATATTCCTCAGAGTCTGGATGAGTATTCTACCTTTTATGGTATGACGCTTGATCCAGAACAGAAAATTTTTAGGGACGCTATCTGGGACCCTAATATTGATGTCGTCTTTGCGAATGCCCGTGCCGGAACCGGTAAGACAACCATTGCTGTTGGTGTTGCTGACCTGCTTGTTAAGTATGGTCGTTACAATGGCATTGTGTATATTGTATCTCCTACTCAGGAAGAGAAACAGGGTTACCTTCCAGGAACTCAGGAACAAAAGAGTGCTCCGTACATGGAGCCACTTTTCGAGGCTCTTGAAACCATTGGCGTTAATCCAAATACGGCGGTAATTGCTGATGAAAATCCTGAAAGTCAGAAGTATGGTGCGTACATCCAGTGTGCAGCACATACTTATATGCGAGGTGTCAACTTTGAAAACAAGGTTATTATCCTCGACGAAATACAAAATTTCACTCTAGCCGATGCGAAGAAAGTCATTACGCGAGTAAAAGACTCGTGCCTCCTCATTGCGATCGGACATTCTGGTCAATGTGACTTGTATAAGCACCCGGAACGGTCGGCGCTGATTCCGTACATGGAGCATTTCAGGGGGCATGACCGTACCGCAATTTGTGAGTTGAATACAAATCATCGTGGTTGGATTAGCACTTGGGCTGATGCTCTTGAATGCTAAAATACTTCAATTTTGAAATAAAATATAAGGGAGAATAAAATTATGGTTGCTAAGAAGAGTGTTGTTTTTAAGAACGCTATTATTGATACTGCAGAGGGCACTATCACAGAGATTACCAAAGACGGTGAGAATGTCTTCAATCTGAAGGAAGCTCTGGCAAAGTGGGATGGTATTGAGGGTGTCACCATCAATATTTCTACTTCTGATGAGCTGCTGGGTGATCCGGCTTGATGCCAATGGGTTGCTATAATAAACGGCCAGAAGAAACGAGCGATGACTTCTTTGTAAGAATCGGGAATGCTGTTCTGGCTAGAGAATTGACTTGGGATGGCGCATCCAAGGTGCTCAATGATGAGTTGGGCAAGAATTTTGGTGAGTGCGCATATCGCAAGCGTTTTAAGGCATTCCGTGCGGGTATGCAGTATCAGGAGTCCTTATCTAATAGAGATGTGGGAACCTGCATTCTGTCTATTCCGACCTACATATTCCATTCCAGAAGCCTATTGAGACTTTTAGTGAGTACGCTGGCAAGATTGATATCCTTCAGGTAAACGGAGATCTGGTAGATGAAACCAGTCTGTCGAAGTTTGTATGTACATACAAGGTTTCTCCTATGGATGAGTTGATTGAAGCAAGACAATACATGATGGATTTGATTGAGTTGATTAAGCCCAAGAAAGTTCTTGTGAACTACGGTAACCACGAGCTTCGCATGGAGCGGTATCTTGCCAAGAATCTCGATAACGAGCTTCAGGAGCTTATGCCAGAGACAGTATTTGACCTTCTGTTCACTGACGGGTTCACTCATTATGATAGAAAGTCTCGTGCGAAGGTAAAATATCAGCCGCTATGCGACGTGTTCGAGGATATTGATATCGAATATTCTGGAACTTGGTTTTCACAGTACAAAGATATTATCTTTTGCCATCCAAGAACATTCTCCAGTAGTCCTTTAAAGACTGCTGAGAAGGCCATGTACTGGTTTAGAAATGAGGGTTACACGTTCAAGTGTATCGCTATGGCTCACACCCACCGTATTGGTTCATACAAGATTGGTAACACCATGATTTATGAGCAGGGCTGTTGTTGTGATACTAAGCAAATGCGGTACACGGATGGAAATCTAACTAATTCCCAGAAGGAAGGCTTTATGCTTCTCTATCTGGACAGAGATGGACATTTCTTGGATGGTAAATCCAAGCTTGTCTATTTGAATTGAGGTAAAAATGAATACGGAACTTTATTGTTGTTATTCTCTTCCTCTTAGAAATTTTCTATATAATGGTGGACTTAGATATAAGCTCGCCGCGTTAAACCCAAATAGCAAGAAGTTGTTCTGGGTATATGTAAAGGATGAAAAATTAAATACTTTGTTGAACGAGTGGGCGTCACGAAAGTGATACCCACTTTTATTTATGTTGAAATACTGGAGGTATATTTTATGTCTAAACCGTCAAGAAAAAAGTTATGTGGAATTTATTGTATTGAAAATCTTGCAAACGGAAAGAGATATATTGGACAAAGTAAAAACATTGAAAGACGAATAAACAACCATAAAAATCTTTTACGCAAAAACGAACATCATAATGAGTATTTACAACGAGCGTGGAACAAATATGGTGAAAACTGTTTTCAGTTCTATATTATTTGTTCTTGTAGTGAATCAGTTATTGATAACTTCGAAAGGTTCTATATATCTTTATATAATACTACCAATGACAATTTTGGATACAATTTAGAGTCTGGTGGAAATATCGGAAAGAAACATTCACCAAAGACTATTGAAAAATTGATAAAGATACATAAATCCGAAAGAGTACAGATTTATTGCATTGAGCTTGATAAAATTTACGATGGATTCGTTGAAATAGAAAAAGAATATAATGTTGCAGCACCAGCAATAAGAAGATGTTGTGATGAAAAATGTGGAACCAGTTGTGGTTACCATTGGCTTTATTTGTCTGATAAAACAAAAGAGAATATAAAATATGCATTGAGTTACAAAAATCAATGTAAAAAAGAAGTATATTGTTTTGAGCTTGATAAAAAATTCGAGAGTGAAACTGAAGCTGAAATGGAAACAGGAGCTTCGCATATTGGGTGTTGTTGTAAAAAAGAACGAAGTTCTTCTGGTAGGCACCCAAAAACAAATGTACCGTTACATTGGTGCTTTGCAGATGAGATTGATACATACGAAATTCGCAAAAAAGTTCGTAAAAAAATAATTCCACAAATGCGAAAAGAGATCATATGTAACGAAACACAGAACGTTTATCAATGTGCAAAAGAAGCAGGAAACGCTTTAAATATTTGTTGTAGCCACATTTATGATGTATGTAATGGGAAACGAAAATCTGTTGGTGGATACACTTTCAGATATACTGAAGATAAGACGCACATTGTACGTCTAAATTAAAAGCGGTGAGCCCCTACCGATTTAAATGGGGAATTAAAAAAGAAGTACGACCGCAAGGTCTGCTTGGGACATCATTTGTTGTCTCCTTTTCTATGGGCTGGGGCGATTGCTCCAGCTTATTGTGCCAGTGTAGTTCAGTTGGTAGAACGCGGGTTTTGTAATCCCGATGCCTTTATGGATTTCGCATGTTCGAGTCATGTCACTGGCTCCATGCCACTTTAATTCAGTAGATAGAATAATGTGTTCGTACCACATATGTCGTAGGTTTGATTCCTACAGGTGGCTCCAAGCTGTGCGGTCAATAGTTGCTACCGCCTAGACCAACTCAATCTACGGATGGTTGGATGCAAAGTAGTTCTGTAGAACGAAATGATAAGCTATTCGTATTTCGCTACGTTAATGCGAAGCTTTAAAAGTCTAAAACAAGCGTTTTATGGAGTGAACGTCTGCACCTCGCTCACTAACTGGTACTCTGCCGGGTACTGCGCCCGCACCTAGGAGATAAGGTGAACGCTTGTTTCCAGAATGATTTACGATATATGCAGTGTCGTAGGTTCATTCCATCAGGTCAGAGATGTAAAACTTGCCCGAGCGGTCGTGAAATCGACCTAAAATCAGCCCAAGTATTCAGTCAACACGAGAACAATTCAACTTAGCTCGGATGGATTGATGGATGCTTGTTTTGTGTATCTATAGCTCAGTTGGTAGAGCAAGAGACTGTTAACCTCTGGGTCTTCCGTTCAAGCCGGAATAGGTACGCCAAAGATTGTACGGCTATTCCCTACACCTTTATATAAAGGTAGCCGTACAGGAAAGTAGGGTTTATATGTGGCTATACTCAAGTCTGGTTGAAGAGAACGGTCCTGAAAACCGTCAGGTCGGATAGTATCCGGCGCGAGGTTTCAAATACCTCTAGCCACGCCAGTCCTTCTCTCGGAGGGCTTTTAATTAAAACCGGTTTCCTACCACCGGCTAAAAGGTAGGATCTATTGTGTATTCGTAGCCAAGTTGGTAAGGCACTCGACTTTTAATCGAGGTATCGCAGAGTTCAAATCTCGCCGGATACACCAGTTATGCGCCCATAATTCAAAGGTAGAAAGCGAGTCTCTAAAACTCGTATGTGCTGTCCCAAAAGCAGCTGGGCGTGCCAAAAACGGTCTCCAATTCGCGGTTGGAGGCAAGTCCGAAGTCAATCTATGATCAACCTGTAATGCGCATACGATTGCGAAGTAGATGACACTTAGGCATCATATAACGCGGGATATAGCAGTCTGGTAGCTAATCGTCCTCATAAGTCGAAAGTCGTTGGTTCAAATCCAACTCCCGCACCCAGCATCTCCCCTTTTGCAAGCCTGCCGTTAGTTAAACTCCCTCTGGCGGCAGGTATATTTTGAAACTTGGCCGATTCGTCGGCAGGGCGCAAGCTCAAATAGATGATAAAGACCTCGACTTAAAATTCCGAGGTCGAATTTTGAACAGAACCTATTAAGCCTCTCAACGATGCGTATCATGATAGGTCTTTTATAGAATTTTCTACCCGGCCTCCCAGATTATTGGTGCCCATGAGGGTGGATCTTTTGTTGCCGTAGGATGTGCGCACGTTCTACGGCTTTTATTTTGATTTTGAATGGAGGTGTTTGTTTGCCTAGGAAGAAAAAGGTTGTTGAAGAAGATATCGTTCTGACAAACAAGCCAACTTACCATTGTTGTCGTTGCGGTGATGAAAAAGAGGATCCGGTAGGAACTTTTTATAGACTACCACATAGCTTACTTTATAAAGCAAATGACTGCTATGCGCCCCTTTGTAAGAAGTGCGTGAATAGTCTTTTTGATGAATTTAAGACAAGATATGGAAGTGAACGTACTGCTTGTATCTTAATGTGTCATCTTCTTGATGCCCCGTTTTACAATTCTCTTTTTGATTCGGTTGTGTCTCACAATAATAATTTTTCCGTAGGTTTATACCTTCGCCAATTAAATAACAAACAGTTTCAGTTTCAAAACTTCTGTACTACGATTACCAGTGGAGAGCTGAACAAAACAGCTGTTGATATTCAGGAAGAGAAAGAGCAGAAGTGGTCTAAGATTGAGATTCAAGCAAAGGATGATTGTATTTCTGTTATCGGTTATGACCCGTTTGATGGTTATAACGAGGGAGACCGACGTTATTTGTTTAGTGAACTTATCAAGTATTTTGAGGATGGTATTGAGGATGACCCGTTTAAGCTATCCCAGATTGTTCAGGTTGTGAACAACAATAACCAGATTCGACAGATCGACTTGCAGATCGCCCGCTTAAATCCGATGAACTCGGCTGAGGCAATCAAGAGCCTTAATGATATTAAGGTCAAGTTGGTTTCTAACAACGATAAAATTGCCAAGGAAAACGAGATTTCTGTCAAGAACCGTTCCAATAAGGATGCCGGACGTAACACACTTACCTTCTTGATGAAGGATATGCGTGAAAAGGATATTGTTGGCGCAGAAGCAAACTTCTACGACCAGTTACGGTCTCCGGGCACTCAATGGGCGGCAGATATGAGTTTTAAGGCAATTAAAGAAAACGCTTTCTTTGACGAGAATGACCAGCAGGAAATTTTCGATACACAGAGAGAATTGATTGATAAGTTCCAGAAAGAAAGTGATGACGCTAAGGAAAAATACAGGTTATCTCTTATTGAGAACCAGCGGCTCAAAGAGCTGTTGGAAGATGCCGGTATTGATGCAAGCGTAAAAGATACGGATGGTGATGCCGTATGAGAATGAAACAAAGAGCGCCTATTATTACAGCCGTAAAACGTAAGATTTATGAGTGTGATGCGGCAACGATTGCATTCTATCGGCGCAATCCTGTTATTGCCGCCAGAGATTTGTTAGGAATCCAACTATTTGACGCTCAGGCATATATGCTAGAACAAAGCTGGAACGCAAGTCATGTTCTTTGGGCGTGTAGTCGAAATTTTGGTAAGTCTTTTGTAGGTTCAGTTTTTATTCTACTGAAGGCTATGTTGTATGAAAACCAAGCTATTTATATTGTAAGTAGTGTCGGTGATCAGAGCAAGGTAAGTTGCCTCACATATACAGAGATGTGTGTGTGCTTCTTGGTTAATTGCAGGTAATTGGTAAAGCTCTACACTAAAGCGGAACCGGAAACGGTAAACGTAAATGTGCGAAAGCAGAAAAAACGTAGAGATGAGTTATGCTGAAATAAAAGCGTCTTATGACGTGCTAAGGCTCGTAATAATCCATGTTCATGCAGCCACCACCCGTAACGTCTATATGACAGGATGAGGTTCAACGACTATCTCCTTGTGGGAGAGTAAAACCGCAAGCTTATGGCGGAAGAAAAATCAAGCTCCAAATTTATTTTGGATGATGAAATAGTCTATTCACGACAAGAAATTGTGTGGTCGTTTATGCGGCAATGTACAGTTGCGATGTACATTAAATACATTCAGAAACTTTTAATAAAATCGAAGAAATTGTTACTCGCGCTGGCAAGACGGCAGCGTCTATCCGTAGTCTGCAAGATATTGCAGAGAAGGAAACGAAAAAATCTGCGACGAATAAGAGTGGTTTTAGTCATAATCCCGCCGGGTATGTTGTTGAATTTTATAATGGTAGTTCCATTAGTACACTGAACTCCAACCCGGATAGTGCAAGAAGTCGCCGTGCCAGTCTTGTGTTTTTTGATGAGGCAGCGTTTTGTGCTGACGAATTGATTGTTGTCTGTGAAGCATTTGCAACTCAGAATACAGACTTCGTGACTGATACAGACGACAGCTATAATCCCGAGACACAACCGCGCAAGGTTCCTACTCAGCTTGTGTATGCTTCGAGTCAGGATACGATGGACAAACTATTCTATCGTTATTATAAGAATTTTGCAAAACGTATGATTGCCGGTGACCGTGATTATTTTGTTTGCGACATGATTTGCGATGTTGCGATTCAGGTCTATATGAATGGTAAACCATACAAGGCTTTGTTGACAAGAGATAAAGTGGAAGCTGCTCTTAAAAGCAATGCGTCTAAAGCACGCAGGGAATATTTTAATGTTCCAGAGCGAGATGGTGGAGTGAATCAAATTGTCAAGTGGGGCACGGTGCGACGTAATGAGCGTAAATACCTACCGCAGCTATATTGGGACAAGCAATACAAGTATGTGATTGCTTTTGATCCTGCTCGTACTATGGATAACTCTATTGTATCAGTTATGCGTATTTATAATGACCCTGAGAATGGTATGTGCGGGGATATTATCAACTGTGTAAATATGGTTGATTTGGCAAATGCGAAAAAATATAAGATGGATTCTAATCGACAGATTGATGAATTACGAGACATTATTCTTCACTATAACGGTCAAAATCCAGATTACGAATACATTGATACTTTGATGGTTGACCAGGGTGCCGGTGGCGGCGGTACTTCTACTTATGCGGATGGTCTGCTTAATAATTGGACTGATAAATCTGGCACAGAACATCGTGGATTTATTGATGCAAACCATGAGCTTTATGAGGGGTACGACGCTCGTTATCCAGACGCCGTAGATAAATTACGTTTGATTAGTCCGCGTAAATTCCGTTCCGTCATGTTTGAAGAGCTTATTGAGTTGATGAATCTTGGTGTCATCCACTTCCCTCTTGAGTACAATGGCGGTGATTACGTTCAAGTCACTGATGGCGTAGATAAAACAACCGGTCAGGAAATTTTAAAGACTCATGAACTCTCTTTGGAAGAACAAACCATATGGGTCAATATCGATCTTATGAAAAATGAGATTACGAGTATGCAAAAAACCACAAATTCAGAAAACACTACGGTCACTTATGCTCTTCCACCAGACCGAATCCATAAGATGCATGATGATCGTGCATACACACTTGTGCTTTTAGCTCATCGTCTATATGAATTACGTCGTAAGGATAAAGTGCGCCAGTCTGCGGTGGAGACAATGACTGCTCCGCCGATTTGTATTTCTAACATTGACTTCTAAGCAGAGGAGGTGAAAATGTGGCAAGAAAGAAAAAGGAAGATTTTGATGTCGTGACTGCTTCACAGACGGATGATGGTACTGTTATTATCACCTCTTTGAATGAACTTTCAGAAGAGAGAATGAATAACGTCATCCGAAATGCGGTTGCGTCTTATGACCCTGAAAACAAGCAGTACAGTACATATCTGAAAATCTCGGCCTCTTCTGAGACGCTGACGGTTGACCGAATTGATGAACTTGCACGAGGGCTACAGTCAAGCCTGACGAATGTGCAGACAGTCAATGGAATCATCCGTAATTACATCAACAAAGATGACCTGATTGGCATTACTTATGATGCGATTGAGGCGAATGTTAATACGGAGTTCAAATGCAGTTTCGCACAGTTCCCTGAGCAGCGTAATAAGACAAAACAGGTAAATTATGCTCGTGAAGTGATTGATGATTTCAACGCACAAATTAATGTGCGAAGTCTGCTGCGTGCTGCCATTCCGATGACTTACGCAGAAGGCACTTACATTACATATCTGCGTCAGAAGGATGAGAACTACATTGTAGACTACTACCCTCTTGGTATTGCTGAGATAAGTGATTACCTATCAAATGGACGGCCTGTTGTGCTTATTAACATGTCTAAGCTGAAGTCTGCTTTGAGCAAATCTATGCTGAAGGATAAAAAGAATAAAGCACTATTCTTTGAAAATCAGGAGACTGAGATTCAGAACAACTATCCAGATGAGGTATACCAGGCATTTAAGAATGGTGATACATACGCAAAATTGGATGTTGACCACTGTGGCGTGATTCGTATTGGCAATATGGGGCAGAAATATGGTGTCTCTCCCCTATTCCGCGCCTTGCGTCCGGCATTGATGCTTGAAACTTTTGATACTTCAGACCGTGTAAATGCTAAGGCAAAGGCAAAGAAAATCATCTGGCAGCAACTTGACCCCGCGTTGATGGGACCAAACAACGATAAAAAGGGCTTCTCTGAACAAGTGACGGCACATGATAACCTGTTGCGTGCATAGAAGCAGAACACTGTGCTTGTGACGACTGCTCCTTATGTTAAGGATATCAAATATGTTGAGCCAAAAGTTGAGATGACAAATATCGAGACTGTTAAACAGTATCGCAACCGAGAAATGGCTGCTTTAGGTATTAGTTTTTTGAACACTGATGGTCAGCAGACTGTTTCAACTGCAAAGGTGTCTCTTGACCAGCTGATGAAAAATATCGGTAAGATTGCAGAACAGATTGAGGATGTGTTAAAGCGATGGTATCGTATTCGCCTTGAAGATGCAGGTGTAGACCTGATGTACTGCCCTGATGTGAAGGTCTCTACTACTGAAATGATGGGTATGGAGATGAAGAAGGCGATTGCTCAGTTCTTGTTTACCACTTTAAACTGTTCTTACAAGACTGCTTACGAGTATATGGGACTTCATGCCGAGGACGAACTACGCAAGCGTCAGGCTGAAACCGAGGAAGGTTATGACGATGTATTTGTGGCTCGCCAGACCTCTTATACATCGACCGGTAATTCCGGCGGTGGTAGTGACAGTGATAAAAAGACAGGCCGTCCAAAGGGTGAGGAAACTGAAAAACAAATTTATGACCAGCAGAGAAATGAAGATGGTAAGTGAGGTGATGAACGATGAGTAAGGAGTATTTCTATAGTAGAAACATCTGTTGCTCTGAGATTACGGAGCATCCAGACCACTATCTTGCCAAGTTTGTCATCTGTGATTTCTCAGTAAATGGGAATCAGGTTGCTTTGAACCGTGACACCATCGAAAGTTGGATGAGCACACTGGTTGGTAACCCGCTCGTTGGTAAGTTGGTCGTAGCTCCAAAGGGTGAACTGGATTTTTCCGGTCACAATATGAAAGTCGTCACCAGAAAAGACGATGATGGCAATGAATACAAAACTGCTGAATTTGACACTGATGCGTTCGGTAGTTTTCAGTCGGTCGGTATCGAGAAAATTGACGATACCGACTTTATTGTTGCCTCTTGTAAGATCTGGAAGCGATATCCAAAGGCTTGTGCGACGATTCTGCGCCGTATTGAGAGTGGCACATTAAATACCAGTTGGGAAATTGATGTGCTGAAAGCTCATAAGGGAATCGTTGGTGGTCGCATGGCAAAAATTATTGACGATGGCGTGTTTACTGCACATTGCTTGCTTGGTGCAAATGTTGAACCGGCATATAAGTGTTCTAAACTGCTTGAGGTCGCTGAAACCGATTTTGGTCTTGAATTGGCGAATGCCTACATTGAGGACACAAAAGAGATTTCAAATATAGAATTTAATGAAAAGGAGGCAAAAAATTTGGAACTGAATAAGGACAAGGAGACTCAGACCGCACAGGTCGAGCCCACTGAGCCTGAGCAGGCAGAAAAGGCCGCTACTGAGTCTACCACCAAACCAACCACTCCGGCAGAGCCTGTCATTCAGACTTCCGAGGAAGGCGGTGAAACCCCTCCCCCGACTGAGCCTGAAACCGGCACTGAACCTGCTGGTGATCCTGAACCCGCTTCAGAGATTTCAAGTCTGACTGGTCGTGACCTGTATATGAAGCTTGAAGATGCAGTGTCAAAGATTAGCTCTGATTACTACATGACTGATATGTTCCCTGAAGATCACACTGTCTGGTGCAAGAAGTGGGGATATATGAACGAGCTGGATTACATTATGTTCCCCTACACTGTTGAGGGCGACGAAGTTTCTCTGGGTGAGCCGCAGAATATCACTCTGACTGTTTCTATTTCTCAGGTCAACACCAAGATTGCGGAGTTAAATGGCACTATTGCAAGTCTGAATACTGAGTTGCAGAGTGCAAAGGAGGAGGTTGCTTCTCTGACTCCGTACAAGGATCAGGCTGAGAAGGCAGAGGCAGAAAAGGCGGCTGCAGAGCTTGCACAGAAGAAGGAGAATCTGCGTCAGTACGCACTCTCCAGCAAGATGATTACTGAAGCTGAAGTTTCCGAGGGTGGTAACTACGCAAGTCTGATTGAGAATCTGGACGAGACCGGCATCAAGAGTGTGATTGCCGAGCGTTGCGTTGAAGCCGCCAAGAAGGCTCATACTGAAAAGAAGATTGAGACATCTGAGGTGCATAAGCCTGAGAGTATCAAGCTGAATTTGAATGAAACCAAGTATAACACCACTAACGCTAACAAGCGTGACGCATGGCGGGAATATTTGGGTAAGTAATAACATTTGAGAGAAAGGAAAAATATTATGATTCGTGAACTGATGGTGAACGGCGCGAAGAATATTCCCGCTAACTATGCCGCAAAGGTCGCTATGGTCACCGGTATGGGTGTTCAGGTTGACCACAAGGCTGGTCAGGTTAAGTTCCCTGACGCAGCTACCGCTGAGGGCATCGAGATGGTTGCTCATGAGTTTATCCCGGAGGGCATCTATGCAAGCCAGACTAACTTTGATGACTACGATAAGATGGTCACCGAGATTAAGGCAGGTGTGCTGGTGAAGCGCGTTCCTCTGTATGCTGGCGAGCTGTACGGCACCGACCAGTACAAGGATGGCGATGCACAGAACACCAATATCGGCAAGCTGCTGGAGGTCAATATTGACGGTAAGTGGCAGGTTGCTACTACTGGTACTTCTCGTTTTGAGTTTGCTGGTGTTATGGACGACAACGGCCACAAGCTGATTACGATCAGTGTGCTGCCCGAGGCAAAGACTGTTGCTTGATTTAGAGAAAAATCTTGAATATGATACGTGAAATTTAAGGCTATCGTCTTTTGGCGGTAGCTCTTTTATTTTGCGCGAAGAGAAAGGAAATGAATTATGGCACTGAATATTGAAGTGGCCGAGCTGATGAAGCAGCCTGGTCGTGTTTATGAAGTTGCTGAGAAGACTCAGTACAATCGCGCTATGGATGCCGAGGACAAGGAAATTGCAGAGGTTGTTGGCGCTCATGTTGAGGAGCTGATTGACAAGGGCGATCCCAATAGGGAGATTGCTCAGTTTGTTAACCGCACCGTGACTGATGAGCTGTATGGCGCACCTGACGAGCTGCTGGACTCCATGTTTGAGCGCGGTAATGTTGGTGAGTTTGATGACTACGAGGCAGGTCGTACTGTTAAGAATACTCTGAAGGCTTATGATGCAGCTAAAGGTGGCAACGTGCCGAAGTCTTACCTGCACTACGAGACCATTAAGCCCGTCTGGCGTAATAAGCAGATCGAGGCTGATCTTAGCTTTGTGGATGTAAGACGTAATTCTTGGAAGAGTGTGGCAACTCTGACCACCTTTATGACTGAGGCTCTGAAGAACCAGATGTTCTATGACATCTTCAGCATGGTTGATGACGCTATCACTGGTGGCGAGCAGAAGATTGACGCACAGGGTAAGGAGCCCACTATGCAGGATATGGACGCTCTGGCTCTGTATCTGAATGAGTACGCAGATGGTGGTAATCCCTTCACTGTCAGCCTGATGAAGTATTGTGCCAAGATGCGTCGGATGACCGGTTACGCTGAGTATCTGTCTGATGCAGCTAAGGACGAGTTCAACCGTTATGGTCTGGTTAAGACTTATGATGGTGTTGCTATCACTGGTATTAGCTCTGCTAAGAAGTTGGGCGATGGTTCCCTGCTGATCCCGGATAAGCGGATCTATGGTATCGCAGGCAAGATTGGTCGCCTTGACATGAAGGGCGAGACTCATACTTACGAAGATCACGATAACAACAACGAAAAGATCCATCTGATGGTCAAGGACTTTGCCTTCGGCTACAGCATTGATCATATCGAGCGTGTTGCTAAGATTGTTCTGCAGTAATTTTTACCAAAGGCAAATCTGGGCGGAGACTTTGCGGCCTCCGCTTTTATAGAAAAGGAGACAAATTATGAATTCCGTGATGGAAAAGAAGTTTATTGACGTTCTGAACTGCGACGATAACGTGGTTACAATTTCGTCACTGAGCGGTAAGGGCTATACTTTCGAGCCCGGTAGTGTGGATGACCCATGCGTCATTCCTATTCCGCCGGAGGAGATTATGTATATGAACAGCACTTGTTCTGCATTCAAGAATGGTGTTCTGCGTTTTCGCCCTGAAGAGCAGAATGAAATCTTTAAGGCTATTGGAATTAAGGGTGACGATGTTCTATTCATTGAAGATATCGATGATGCGATTCTGAATCCCACCGTTGAGAATCTTCAGCGTATGATTGATATTAAGGATGGTGCTCAGTTTGAGCGTATTCGTGGTCGCTTTTATCGTATGACCAATGCTGGTGAAGACCTGTCTACCAAGGTCAAGCGTCTGATTGATGAGCGTTACAAGGAGCTTCGCGCTGGCAAGCGTAATAGTGAACTGTCTGTTGTGCCTGCTGCCAAGTCTGTTCCTGCTGATGTTCAGGCAGAACTTGAAACTGCAAAGAACCAGATGGCTGAAATGCAGAAGCAGATGCAGGCTATGATGGCACAGATGCAATCTATTATGATGGCAGGTGCGCAGCCTGTTGCACAGGACAGCTCTGCAGAAAAGTCTGCTGTTAAGCGTGGCCGTAAGAAGACAGAGACAGAAAAGGCGGAGGTCGTTCCCGCCGAGTAAGATTGGAGGGATAATGTGACCGCATTTTCGGAAATATACGACAAATTCTACGAGCTGGTTGAAACTGATAGTAATTTCTTTCAGTATTTTGACCTGAGCGAGAATGAAGTGCGAGATCTTGTACATGACCGTGCGAAAAGTTATTTGATGGAGTCACTTTCTGTGATTACCAGAAACATTGAACCGGAAGAGGATTTTAGTTTCGATGATTACGATTCAGAACTAGAAGAGTTTAATTCAGATCTCACATTCGATGAGATTGATATGTTAGCGCATTTGATGTTAGAGCAACATTTTAAGCGTGAGTTTGGAAAGTTGAAAGCATTTAGCGCACAGGACCTTCCTACGAGTTTACAGGTATTCTCCCCTGCTAATGAGCGCACGAGTATTCGTGCTCTTGTGAAAGACATCCATGAGGAGAATATGACAATGCTAGACAACTATATGGCAAAAGATCGCTCGACCCGTAAGCGTAAGACCATCAACTATGATACATACGCTTCCTACTCTGAGTAAGGAGGTGTACCGATGGACTTTTATACAAGGGCACGAGCTGTTGGCGGTGCCGCAAAAATGTCTAACAAAAAGGATGTAAAAATTGCTTTCGCAAAGCGAGATTTCGCTGCACATTTTAAGGATAGTGTTGACTACGAGGATAATACTCTTGTAAATGGTTTATCTCAAAAGCTGGTTGTTAGCCGCAGTAATAGTATTGCTAAGGAAAAGAAAATCTAGGCTTATCCTGGTGATTCTTTGAATCTTGGCGACATTGTTGACTGCTACAATTGTAAATGGCTGGTAACTGAGATTGAACCAAACGATGAAATTTTTCTTCGTGGCAAGATGGAGTTATGTAACCGTCAGATTCAATGGCAGAACCCGATTACTGGTGAGATAGTCTCTCGCTGGGCAACATTAAGCAAGCCTTATTACGCAAATAATAAGGAACTTGTTATGACTTCACTGAGTCAGCGTGAGTATAAAGTGCAGATGCCTTTTGATGATGAGACTGCGTTGATTGATCTTGATAAGCGCTTTATGCTGGAAATTATCAATGGAGAACCGAAAACATATGTTACGACTTCTGTTGATCAGAGCACAGAGCGCTATGAGTTACATGGTAAGACGCAGGGATTCCTTGTATTGAATATCCGGCAGGATCAATACAACAGTAAGACGGATAATGCCGAGAAAATGATTTGTGATTACTTTGAGCCGAATAAGAGCAATGAGCCTGATACTGACTCTCAGGTAACTGCTGCTATTAAGTACGCGGGCAAGCCTGAAGTTCGTGTTGGTGGCTCTTGGAAGAAATTCACTCCGGTGTTCACAAGCATCACTGGAGAAGAGGTTGCGGAGACTCCTGTGTGGAGCACAAAATGTCTTGATGAATTCAAGGAATTTGTTGAGGTGCAGGCTGCCGACGATGGTACTTTTAAAATTCGTATTTTGAATAATAGTATTATGGATGGCGCGACTGTAAAAATTTCTCTGACAAATGCTGATGGTACGGTAAGTGCATCCATTAAGTGTAAGGTGGTGAATTTACTGTGACAACGAGTGAATTGATTACGGACTACAAAAACAAATTAGCTTTGAAGTTAGTCAATACGGAAGGGCTTGTTGAGGCGATGGGCAATGATGATATCGAAGAGCCCGATGAGGCAATTTATACTTATATCTTCCCCTATTTTCATATCCCTGACACGATTGAAGCAGCACATAGCTATATTTGTTTCAAGGTAAACATGACCGACCGCAGTAACATCAATGATTGGTACGAGAACTTCACCCTGACCGTATGGGTTATTGTAAACCAGGCATTGATGAAGATGCCTTCTGGTTATGGTGGCGCAACACGAGTTGATTATCTGAGTGGCATTGTTGAGAAGCAACTGCACGGTAGTACAATTTTTGGTATTAAACAGCTCAAAATCACGTCAAACGTCGAAGATAACATGGATTTACATCATCGAGTTCGCATTATGACATTCAAGACTCAGGACTTAGATGACCTAGTGGGGTGCAACTAATGGAACTTCGAGAGATGTACGAGCCGAGTTTGATGATGGGTGAAGACTTCCCTATCAATGACAAGATTATGGTTCGGATGCCGACTGTTGGCGAAATTATCCGCTTTGGCGAAAAAAAATATTTCTCGTTGGTGTATTTGTTTTGTTCTACTTCGAGTGATTATAAAGTACAGCTTGATTCTATTGGTGTGGACTGGCAGGACTTGTCGGACTTCGATATGTTCCGTCAGCTTTTTATTGGCAATAAAGACCAAGATATGTCGATTCTTCTCGGAAACTTAGATACTAAAAATTTTGTGATGGCAAAAGACAACAAGACTGAAGAAATTGTTCTTGTGAACAAAAAGACTGGTGTTGTGATTGACCGACTCGCTTATGATTTAATGTCTGAGTATCTATGCGCCGCAAATGGCGTTGAGAAGCATTCGGAAAGAGCTGCAAACAAAGCAACGAGACAGGCACTTATTGAAGAAGCGAAAGATAAAATGGAGCTTCAAAAAAACAAACCATACGAATCGCACTTGGCTGAACTTGTACTTTCGATGGCTTGTGTGCAGGGCTTCAAGGCTGATTATTTTCAAGCCATGAAATATCCAGTGAGTGTCTTTATGAACCATGTAAGAAAGGTTCAGCAAATTAAGAATTACGACAATACGATGCATGGCGTTTATGCTGGCACCGTGGAATTTGGAAAGATTCCAAAATCACAACTGGATTGGACGAGCAAGGCGAAATAAGTCGCCCTGCTCTTTTATTTTATCCAAATAAATTGAAAGGAAATATGATTATGAATTTTGATGAACTGATTATTGATCGGCCTCTCCGAGCTCATAAGTATAACTTTGATGGTAAGCGCATTTGGACAATGAGTAACCTGAAGGATCTGAAACTGACTCTGGGTGGCGAGACTGTTTATGCTCAGGACGAGCTGGGCACCAACATTATGGGCTTTGACCGTTCTAAGACTGCATCCGCTGAGTGGTCTAATGCTCTGGTGCATCTGGGTACTATGGCTGACCAGATGGGTACTGAGAAGCAGATTGCTTCTGGTACTGCAAAGCAGAAGTTTACCCGCGTGTTCTTCCTGACTACAGCTGATGGCAAGAAGCTGACTCTGCCTCATACTCCTGTGGACATCACTACTGGTGTTCCCTTCAAATACATTGATAAGGTTGATAACCGCAATGTTACCCTGGAAACTTATGAGCTGGGTGCAGAGGCCACTACTAATTTCTCTGTGACTGGCACTGAGGTCACTCTGCCTACTGACAAGTGCAAGGCTGGTGATAAGTTTGCCGTTAAGATGACTTACGAGTCTGAGTCTGGTATGGCTATTGACAACAGCGCAAATAAGTTCTCTGAGGAGGGTGTATTTGTCATTGAGGCTCTGTGCTACAATCCCTGTGATAAGGCAACTAAGATTCTGACCAACATCATCTTCCCCTCTGCTAAGGAGGACGCAGCTGTTGAGATTGACTTCAACCATGAGACTACTCATCCTGTGACTGTCAATGCAACTCAGGAGTATTGCTCTGAGGATAAGAAGCTGGTTCGTATCGAGGTCGTGGAGGAGTAATAGCTATGGCTGAATCATGGTGTCGTGTATGTGGCAAGATGTACAATGCTTGCCCGCATTGTGATCCATCCAAGTCATGGCGTGTTATCTGTGATACTGAGCCTCACTTTCAGGTGTGGGTGAATACATACGAGTTCCAGATTGGAGTTCGTCCCAAGGAGGAAGCTAAGGCTTGCCTGAACAACCTCCTAAAGTATAAGCGTATCACGCTGGATGAGGTGGAAACTTTCATTCCAGCAGTTCGTGATACATTCCATAAGATTATGGATATGCCTGTAGAGGCTGAAGTCAAATCATCTAGTGATGTAAAAGATGAAACGCCCGTGAAGCCGGTAGTTAAGAAAACATCAAATCGTAAGGGGCGGGCATAACCGCCCCTTCATTTTTTGTGGTGGTTTTATGGAGAAAAAGAACAGAACAAAGTTTAATGTGAGTAAAAATCCAGCAGATAGAACCTATGATGGTGTGGTTTATGATAGCCGTGCCGAGATGATGTTCTATCGGGATATTGTATTACCTGGGCTGGAAAATGGTGAAATCGTAGAGTGCCGTAAACAGGTTCCTTTCGTATTACAGAAAGCGTTCCGCCGGGTCGATAAGGACGGCAAGGATGTAGCTGTAAGAAAAATCGATTATGTGGCAGACTATGAGCTTACATACAGTGATGGCAGTAAACAGGTAATTGATACGAAGGGTTTTGCTGACAGTGTTGCGCTGATGAAGCGCAAGATGTTCTGGTTCCATTATCCTGACGTAGACTACCGCTGGATCACGTACTCCAAAATTGATGGAGGCTGGGTCGATTACGACGACCTAAAAAAAGCTCGAAAAGAGCGAAAGAAATTAAAGCAAGCACAGACGAAACAGACGAAAGGGAGATAAAATGAAGGTTTTAAATTTTCAGGAGCGAATCGACTTCGTGAAAGAGGTCATTGAGATGTGTACTGTTCAGGACGATTATCAGCCTGCGCTGTTTGATGTGGCATTTCGGCTGACCTGTTTGAAGTATTTTGTTGGTTATAATTATCGCAATGAGCCGCAGACTGAGTGGCCGCGCATTGCTTATGAGTCTTTTAATCTGAAGATTGAAGCTGCAGGTTGCGATACCGCTGTGTTCTGGGATCAGTATGATTCTCTGGAGAAGGCAGTGCAGGAGCGTGCGCAGCGTTCTCACGATGAGTATCTGGCTCTGGCAATTTGCAACAAGCGCGATGCGTTTGCCGAGTTTATTGATTACCTGAAGGATTATCTGGATGAGGTAAAGAAGAGCCTTAGAGACTTTGATGTAAATCAGGCTTCTCAGGTTATGTCTGCCCTGCTGGACAACAAGCAGGAAATCTCTGCTGTGCTGGCAAAAGATAAAAAGGAATAAACACTTTTAGAGGTGGGTTGGAGGGAATTTTAATATGGCTACAAGAAGTAAACCGCTGAAGTTATGGGATGCTGAGAAGTTCAAGAACGTAAACCCAGTGTCTTTGAAATACTGGGATAGATATGAGACTGATATGGGCATCCGTGACCTCAGCCCGTCTACTGTTTACAATTATGAATCGGATTTCAAGCAGTGGATGATTTATGTTCTGGACAATCAGGGTAATGCTCCTGTGACGGAACTTGAGGAAGAGGATATCGAAGAATTTCTTTTCTATTGTAAGAAGCATGGAAATAACTCTGCTCGTATGAAGCGGCGCATGAGTACGATTTCTGCGCTGTATCGGTATCTTCGCAAGAAAAAAATCATCAAAGAGAATCCGATGGAGTTCATTGACCGACCGACCAAGGACGTGGCTGTCGTGAAGCAGACATACCTTACGCCGGATGAGGTTAAACTGATGCGAGAAAAGCTGAACGCTCTGGTTGAATCTGCGACCACCGTTCACATGAAGGATAATGCGATGACGCTGCGTCTGTACGCACTATTCTCGCTATCCACGATGGCTCGTGTCAATGCTGTGCGGAATACGCTCTGGAAGTCTATCGATTATGAGAACCGTATGGTACATGATGTTCTGGAGAAGGAAGGAAAAATTGTTGATCTGATGTTCAGCAAGGAAGTTTCTGAACTTTTGAAAGAGCTGAAGGAATACCGCACTGAGCATGATATTGAAGATGGCGGCTATGTATTTGTTGGTACGAAAATCAATGGTGCATGGATGCCGATTACTTCAAGCACTGCCGGTGATTGGTGTAAGAAGATTGGTGAGATGATTGATGAGCCTACGTTGCACCCGCATGACTTCCGGCATAGTGGTGCTACCCTGCTGAAGAATGCGGGTATGAGTCTGGAAGATGTCTCTTCCCTGCTTAACCATGCTGGTACGGATGTGACCAACAAGTATTACATCAAAAAGGATACGACAAAGATTCAGTCTGCAAAGGATCGATTTGAGATTTGAGGTGGAGTGAATGGGAAGTCTTGCTTCTTCGTATACGAACTTTGATGATTTACTGGCCGGTGTGGTTAGCAGCGTTCAAGACATCCTTGAAGGTGTTGCGCCTGAAATTGAAACGAGACTGCAAGCGAACATCGCAGAAAACGTACACTCGAAAAGTGGACGATTTGACGGAATCAAAAGCAAAAAAAATATCGTAAGTAGCGTTACTACTGACGATAATGTTGTGATAATGACGGTAAAGGATATTGCAAGACCGCAGGAATCGTGGTGTAAAACACCATTCAGAGAAGGAGATAACGCAGCCTTAGAAGGAACAATGTTTGCTAATTGGATCGAGCATGGCTTGTGGATGGATATTGCAGAGTGGAATCGAATGGGGCGACCGAAGGAAAATAAACCAAAGCGTCCTGCACGTCCATTTATTTCAAAAGTCCAAGTTGAAGCGGCTATGCTCGTAAAAACCGCATTACATGAATTGTAATCCCACAATTTATTTGGAAAATTTGAATGAGAGGAGGCTGGCTTGAAGAAGCTGGCCGCTTCTCTTTTTTATTTTGAAAGGAATTGTTGAAAATGGAAAAGAGAGGTGACCAACAGTATGGATGAAAAAGAAAATACTGGCACAGAGTCTTCTGCCGTAACAGCCATTAAGGTCAAGGTTGTTATTGACACAAATAAAAAAGAATTAGACCAGCAATTTAATTCTGTTAAGGAGCATTATAAAGAAAAACCAGTAAAAATTGCTTTTGGAGTAAATCAAAACGACACTATCCGTAATATAAATGATGCACTTGATAAGGTAGTCAAGAGCGGAAAGTTAAAAACTCCAAAGGTTACACTTGATGTTAAGATTGACCAGAGTAAAGTAACTGCACAGCTTAAAAAAGCTATGCAATCTGCGGCAAAGCAGACAGTTAAGGTTGATACCGGAAAGTCTGGTTCTGCAAAAACGCAAGATACTTCAAAAAGTGATATTTCTCGCCTTTTCAGTCTTGCAAATCGTCAAGCAAAGTTAAAAGCGGATGAAGCATCGTTAATTGCTAATGGAAATAAATCATCTGAGTTGAAAGTGGTACAGACTAGATTGAGCGCAATCAACGATGAGATGGATAAACTCAAGACAAAAACAAAAGATGTAATTACGGAATCTCAGAAGTTAAAGCTTGAGGATATCGAAAAAGTCGGAAAATTCAATGCTGACAGAAATACTGCAAAAGGTGCTGATTCGGTTGCAAAAGAACTAAAAAAACAAAATCAAGAAATTGCAGATGATTTAAAAAAGACTCTCACATCTCAAGAATCCGAGTATGAAAAGTATCAAAAAAAGATTCAGTCTCTTGAAAACTATTCTAAGAATAACTCCAACTATAAAAATGATAATATCAAAAAATATTTATATGGAGAAGATGGAACTGGAAAAACTTCTGGAAAGTTAAAAGAGTTGCGGGATCAGCTTGCTTCTATTGAGAACACTACACCAGGGAAAGCAATTCAAGACTTTGATAAAAAATGCAAGACTCTTGATACAACTATTGATTCTACAAGTCAACATTTAAAAGAACTTGGATTTGATTTTAGAGATATAAATCAAGCCAATGTTGATATGACGAAGTTTAAGAGTGTTTATGAACGTGCAACGAAGTTAGAAGACTCTATTGCAAATAAAAGTAAATATTCTTAGCTAATTGATAGTTTAAACGGAATAAAAGCTTCTGCTGCTGGCTGTGAAGGCGATGTTACTGATCTTAGTGCAAGACTATCAAACCTTGAGGTTGAGGCCAGCAGATGTGGAGCCACTACAGAAACTCTTGGTCAAAAACTGTCTCGTTTGTTTAAGGAGCATTTCCAGACCGCCATCGCTATGGCTGGCGTTGCAATGGTCAAACAAGGTCTGCGAGAGGTTTATAATAATGTTCTTGAACTGGACACGTCTGTAACAGAGCTTAAAAAGGTCAGTGAAATGACTGGCGACGAGATGAATGAATATCTCGATAGAACTGCAATAAACGCTCGTAAGCTTGGTGCTAATATTTCTGATCTTGTAAATAGCACTGCTGATTGGAAACGACTTGGATATACGGATAAAGACTCTGAAGAGCTTGCTCGTGTGTCTGCTCTTATGGCTAATGTTGGAGACCAGATCGATAATGCAACGACTGCTTCCTCTTACCTAATTTCTGCAATGCAAGGTTTTGGGTTGGTTGCTGATGATGCAGAGCGTCTTCTGGACTGCATGAACAAAATCGCTAATACCGAACCAGTCAGTATGAACGACCTTGGAATTATCATGCAGAAAAGTTCCGCTGCGATGTTTGCCGCCGGAAATACATATCAGGAGACGCTTAGTTTGGCGGCTGCCGTGAATGGTGTACTTCAGGATGCCGATACGAGTGGCACTTACCTAAAAACTTTGAGTATGTACCTTCGTGCTTCAAAAACAGATGCTGAAAATGCCGGTATTGCAACAGATGGGATGGCAGATTCTGTATCCGAACTTCGATCTGAGTTGAAGCAACTTGCTGGTGTTGATATTATGAAGGATAATAATACCTTCAAATCAACCTATCAGATTATGAAGGAACTTTCTGAGGTTTGGAAAGATCTGTCTGACACAACACAGGCAAATATTACTGAGCTGATCTCTGGAAAGCGAGGAGGTCAGAGTACATCTGCCCTGCTGAATAATTTTAGCGTTGCTGAAGATGCTATGAAGCAAGCGCTTAATTCTAGCGGCAGCGCAATGCGTGAGAACCGGACGTACATGGATTCCTTGCAGGCGAAGCTTAATCAGCTTGATTCTACATTCCAGAAGTTTAGTACGGACTTGATGAAGTCAGATATTCCGAAGTTCTTTGTAAGCCTTGCCACAGTTTTTGTTGACGGCGCAGATAGTGCTGTAAAATTTGCAGGTGCATTACCCACTTTGACAGCTGCCATCTCTGGCGTGTTGTCTGTAATGCAGATGAGCGGAAAGCTCAAAAATGGTGCGGGTAAAGTTAATATGCCCTCTTATATTTGTTGCGTATAAAATATAGGATGCGGCACCATGTAAAAATAAAATAGCCCCTAGAGTGCTGGGAAACCCTAAGAGCCATATCGCCTATATTTATATAATGTAGGAATCGAAAGATAGAAACAAGGATATGGATGCTATATGCTGAGATAAAAGCTCGGTTTTATCATATTGCCAAAATACGGTAATAATCGAGTGCTAAGTAGCGTTTACAATGGGCGGTCAGCAGCCGATCCACTCTCCTATTATATAATGTAAGAGGGTGGAAGGTACATCGACTAAAAAGGGTCAGTGAGCAGCCACTGGAAGGATAGTCAGTTCTGAACGAAAGTTCAGAAGTCCACCTCAGACGTAACCAGACGACTTAAAGAAGTAGGTGGAAATGAGGAGACGTGCTATTCTCTGGCGCGATATAAGAAAGAGAAAATGATTAAATAATTGAATAAAAAGAAAAAGTACACTGTTGTTCGTTGACAGCGTACTCTAAAAAGTGTATAATAAAAGCAACCAAGAGTTCCAATAGACGGTTCCCTCGGTTAGCATCAAACAAATGGAATTAAAATCTGGACAATTTCAATCCCAATGAAGAGCTGCCTACTGGACATAGGCGGCTCTTTTACTTATCACGGCTCTCGCTGTGATGATGTAGCATCTTGAAAATCTCAAGAACAGTCTTAACAAAGCTAGCAAAACCGAAGAACAGCATTGCGACATAGTAGACAGTCTGAATGTCAAAATTCATGGCAACATCCTCCTTCCGACAATATTGCCGGAAGGCAGTTAAAGAAATACACGCTCCTTCTTGCCTTCCGGCTACTGGGAGGGTGACCGCCTATTTTTACATCTATGATTGGACAAGTTCGATGTGGAACTCCTGATTGCCCATTTATTATACACGCATTGACACGGCTGTGTCAATACTACTATAATGTAATTTATAATACATAGAAAAAGATGTTGCTTTTCTGAAATTTTCTGGCTATAATAATATTACAATCGCGTATCCAAAATATACGGAGGTGTTTTATTATGGCTAGACCCAAGGGAAGTAAGAATAAAATAAAGGTTCTTGATGGCGTCGATTACGCAGCACAGATCGCTGAAAAGAATACTGCCGCAGAATCTATTGCTAAGGAGATTGCAACTATTAGTGATGATATCGCTACACTGAACGCCCAGCGTAAAGCAAAAGAAGCAGAGCTGAAGAAACTCAATAAAGAGATCGTAAAGCTCGAAAAGAAAAAGGCTGACGCCGATGAAAAGATTGCGGCAGAGCTGAATCGCAAAAAGGCAGAAGATATTGTTGCCAATGCACTGGCTAACGGTATGACTGCTGAAGATATTGCAGAACTACTGAAATAAGGTATCATCATAATAAACAAGCCCGACTTCCCTACTGCAGGGAGGCCGGGTGTTTTAAATGTTCACGAAAAGTCCATTGCTATTGATTGTGTTTTAGCGTATACTATGAGTGAAAGAAGGAAGGTGTAAGCATGGTACTGCTAAATCAAGTGTCTGACTGGTTTCTTAGTAAAGAATCAATGACGCACAAGAAGCTTCAAAAGCTTTGCTATTATGCACAGGCATGGTACTGTGCTCTTTACAACGATGGTCCTTTGTTTGAAAATGAAATTCAGGCATGGGTTCACGGTCCTGTAATTCCTGATCTCTACCATCGATATTCTTGTTATGGGTGGGAGCCTATTCCTAAAGTTGATTTTAACGAGGGTATTCTAAACGAACGTGTTCTGAACATTCTTGATTCCGTATATAGCACTTATGGACCATACGACGGCGATCAGCTTGAAGCTTCAACTCATTCTGAAACTCCGTGGCAGAATGCTCGCAAAGGTCTTGAGCCTTGGGAACCCGGTACGGAAGTAATCACTTATAAAGCAATGAGGGATTTTTACAAAGCACTCTATGAGCAAGGACAGGCAGACTAAATTCAAACTTCCCGTACCAAAATGCACGGAAGTAAAAACGGAAGTATTTCCACATAATGGAGCCAAAGCTGAACAAAATAGTTTAACTTTTTCTTTTGCTTGCTTTGATAGAAATCATGATTTATTTAATCTTGGTGGAGATGCGGAAGATAAAACAGTTGGCGGTGCGTGGTTTCTTGATCTGCTTGATTGCCTAAAAAGTGTTAGCAATAAAAAGATTCCAGAAATTAGAACTTCGTTACATGATTTACATCCGATTGATTGGAGCAAAACAAATGCTTCTGCTCCAGATGGTGATGAACAACATGAATATTGGCAGTTCAGAATTAACAAGTCAAAGGGCAGAGTAATTGGATTTATTGTTAATGGAATAGAACATTCTGTATTCTATGTTGTTTGGCTTGATCCGCATCATAATCTTACTGACAGTGAAGGATATGGCGGAAAAGTTTGGTTTAAACGACCGGTTTCCGAAGCTGAAATAAGGCAATTAGAGCTTGATGGTATAAAGAAAAAGTATGCCGACTTACAAAAGGACTATAATCTTTTGTATGATACATTAAATCCAGAATAGGACGGGATTGTGGTTGCGAGGCGCTAGTGAACTCTAGTATGCCATTTCAGATGACTGACTGTGTAGACAGTTAATCGGACGAGTAAACAATCAGTCGAACCCGTTTTTAAGAAATTTCGCTCCTTACCGATCTGGTGAGGAGTTTTTTATTATATCCAAGTGCAAAAACGCCTAAAGGCTACATGTCTCTAGGTGTTTTATTTATGCCATTTTAGTCAGTTTCGGCTTACCATTCGTACCCACAATTCTTACACTTGAATTGTTTGCCGGGTTTCCTAATTATGTGTTTCTTTTGTTGGAGGTGAGTCACTTGCTTTCTTATCAATGTGGAAAAAGAAAACCTTATCAGGAGAACTTGTCTATGTTTGGAACAGTTAATCCTGAATGGGCAAGAACCAACCTTCCATTAAACGCAAATACGATTGCTTATGCCGAAGTATGGAATTACGAATCTCAAAAAGAAGAACTGATTCAATTCACTTCTGTCAGTGAATTTTTTTCATGGATCGACAATCCACCCGTAGCGTTCAGGTGTATATAAACGTTGTGCGCCTTCGGAAGTAACTGTAATAATATCGCATTTGGGGCTTACTAAACTGTCAATTTCGGCTATTTCGCAGTTTATGCCCTGAAGGAATTCAACCATTTCTTGTAGTTTAAGTGTATGGATATTATCTCCAAGCTTGATGAGTTTTGATTGATAAAGTTTATGCTCGCCACTAGCTGCATAACCAATGTCGTCCAATGTATTCGGTTGAATTTTGTTATGGCCTGTATCTGCTCTAAGTATCACATTTTCGCCATTCTCGATGCCACATTCGATTAAATAAACAGTGCTATTCCCTGTTTTCTGCACCAGCACATTTAGCAAGAATCCAAGCTCTTCTTGGATAGGCATCTTTTGAGCTGACGTAATTTTAAGTGTATGAAGGATAACGTCGTTTAGAAATTCGCCTGTGTCAAGTCTAGCATCGCCGGTGAACGCAACGACATGGTTTGTTTTTGTAATATACGCTTTCTGGCTATGGTCGGACGGCATAGCGATAAACGGATTGTCTGTTATATGACGTATGAGTCGCCAGTCCGCAGACACAACGATTCCTTCTTTGTTTGCGATAGCCATCACTAAGGACATCCAAAACACCTTCATTTTTTAATTCGCTGGGGAAAGGATTTCTTATATTATGAAAATTGAAATTGACGCAAAAGAACTCACTGCCCTTCTTGACTATATCAAGGGACAGCGAGAACCTATTGGTAGTGTAGACAACTTAGCGAAGTCCATCATGGAAAATCTTCCACATAAAATGGACGAAGTATTCGTTAGATATTAAAAGCCTTATCACTCTAAGCAGTCAGGTGACGAAATCCAGTAAGTTCTATCATCTTCAACTGCTAAAATGTTACACGCTTCACTTTTGTATCGGAGGTATTCAAATGAACGATTTTAACATTATTTCCGTTAGAGTACGGAAGATGCCTCCGTTTACTCAGGAAGAACGGAAACGAATTTTTTCACAATGGAAGGCTATACT